AATATAATCTATCTGAGTAGCTTATTAATGAGCCTGGGTGATTTTTATGAAAGTAACAAAGTAATTTAGATGCACCACCTACAACATTCACACCCATTTTAGTACATAATCTAATTAGCTCCCAATTATATTTGTTAGTAAACCTTGGTTTTCCAAATGACATTAAACAAACTAACTCATCTTGGTAATAGAGTCCATAGCATACAGTTGATCCAATGAATCCTTGGAGATGATTTTCATCCAGAAATTCTTTTTCTTCTAGCTTACTAACCTCTTTGATAACACATTTCCTAGCCATTATTTTATTTGATTTACCTAGTTTATTATTAATGATTGACTTCCATATATCTTTTTTCTCTACCCAAGATGACTCAAAAATGTGAATTAGATTTATACCTTTTTCCTTACATCTCTCTGTTTTACTTAAATGATAACTTTTATCTTTACCCATTTGCTCAGAATGCCAGTAGTCTCCATTACATTCTATGGCTAAGTTATGTTCTGGTAAGTAGAAGTCTAGTTCTTTATCACCTAATACTGAGTAATCATTTTCTATATAGTTATCTAGTAAATTAGATACTTCTTTTTCAAATGAGCTAGTAGAAGGGTTACATATAGGGCATAAAGTTATACCTTTTACAAAATTGCCAAATGTTCTCTTAAAAACATGACCTTTTGGGCACATTAGTTCAAGATTATCTACTAAATCTTCTGAAACAACTTTATAACCAAAATTATTTAAATACTCTATTTTGTTGTTTATGTTACACTCAGGACAAGTTGATATACCTTGTTTAAATACTCTAAATGCTCGTTTAAAAACATGCCCATTTTTACATTTTACTTCTAAATTATTTCCTAAATTGTTTGAGATGACTTCATATCCTAAATTGTTTAAGTACTCTAGTTTATCTTGCTTCTCACATATAGTACAAATAGTAATACCACTTTTGAATGCTTTATATGGTCTTTTAAAAATATGACCATTTTGGCATTCTACTGTTAAATTATTATTTAACTCTTTAGAAACAACTTTATAACCAAGACTTTTTATAAAAAGTAGTTTTCTTTGTCTTTCACATTCATTACAAGTTAATTGGCCTTTTTTAAAATTGTTTAAAGTTCGTTTAAAAACATGTCCATTTTTACATTTTACAGTCAAGTTATTTGATAAATTTTCTGAAATAACCTCATAACCTAATTTGTTTAAATGTTTAACATTTTCCTGTCGTTCACACTCAGGGCAAGCTGTTGAACCACTTTTAAACCTACTAAAGGATCTTTTAAAAACATGCCCATTTTTACATTTTACTTCTAAGTCATGACCTAAATTATCCGATATAGTTTCATACCCAAGATCCTTTAAAAATTCTATTTTATCATTAACTGTCATAATATTCTCTTAGCACTAATAATTTACTAATATTATATAATAATTATACTTAAAATCAACTTAAAACATTTTTCGATTTTTACGAATATTTTTAGATTTTGATTTTTTATAGTTTTGAATTGCTTTTGCGTATAATTTATCAGCAGAATATCCACCACTAAATGATTCAGCTCTTAATCTAGAAGCTACCAACCATAAGTCTTGTGGAATTATAATACCTCTTCTTGATATTCTTCTTTTAATATATAGTCTTATAACTGGTCCTAAATGCAGTGCAGATAAAAGTGGTTTAACCATTTTATATGTTATTTTTAATTGTTTATTTTTTTGAATTGCAGCTTTATTCATTTTAAACAATATTTTTATTAAAGCTATACGAAGTGGTACTGGAGTCCAATGTAAGTTTAAACCTAAAACATAACTTCTTGATGTACTTAATACTAAAATTAAAGGTGTTTTATCATATACTTCATCTTTAAACTTTGCATCATATTGCATAAAGATCATATTACTAAATCTAAAATCTTCTGCTTTAAAATTTCGAGTACCTTTTTTCATTAATTGTTTAACTATATCAAGGGCAGCTTTTTCCTGCTCTTTTGTAGTTTTTTCTTTTAAAGCGTCATCAACTGTATCTTTTATTACTTTTTTGCCAGTGTTTATATTTTTTGCTTCTTCACTTATAGCTTGTGTTTCTTTTGTCTTTTTTTGATAAGATGACACAAAACCAGGTTTTGTGCTATCTACTATATTAGATTGATCAGAACCTGGCTTACTGCTAGAAAAATAATTTGGCATAATTTATATTAATATTCGTCTTCTAAATCTAAAGACACCTCATAACCTTGTGACATATCAGAATAATCACCACTTATTGGACCCCATGAAATATCTCTCATATCATATAAAATATCTTTTACTTTTTTATTATCTTCATTATTATAGTTTTTTAACGCAAATTTAATACATTCTCCTTCTATATAAGGTTCAGTTATTTCAATATTTGCTTTTTCCAATTTTTGTTCTATTCTATATTTTAAAAACTCTAAATCCCTATCCATGTTTTTCATCTCAACATTTGCTGTTTCAATGTCTCTTGTTTCTTTATATTGATCATAATGTGATGATTCACATAAATATTTTGAATATACTGTATTCATGTTTTATCCTTTTATTGTTTATAATATTATTTATATTTTAAAGCAAAATTATCCTATTCTGTTATATAACTCTTCCATTGTTATATCTTCAATGACACCTGTTTTCTTATTTCTAACTGTAATTTTTGTGTCACCAGCTACACATTCATCAATAAAAATTAAATTGATACTAAGACCCCTAAAAGCATCTGGTGTAGTTGCACTAATGTATGCTTTACATCCTATTTCATTAACAAATGACTCTTTGTTATAAACTTTCACGGATGGTTTTAACCATATCGGTAAATCAGCATACATGTCCATTAGTCTTTGTAAGTTCTCAGCAGCCATAGTAAATTTATTAGCACAAATGCCAACAATGGTATCAGGGCAAAAACATAATTTCCATAATATGTATAATAAAGTTGTAACAGATTTACCACTTTGTCTTCCTGCTAATACAACATTGAATCTATTTTCATAATATTGTTGTATTAATTCTTTTTGATAATCTCTTAAGTCAGGATAAACTAAACCTTCATCAAGACTTCTTATTTTAACATAATTTTCCACAAAATAGATAATATCTGTACTACATTTTTGAATCTCTATTATATGTTCTTCTTTCAAAGGTAATTTAGTATTAATATATGAAAGTTGAGGATTATTACCATAGCTAACTTTCTGGTTACTAATATCTAAAAAATATCCGTTTTCATCCTGTGGCAACAGTTTATTTAAATAGCTTATTTTATCATCTTTTAACTGCTGAATATCTTCAACCATAAAATATAATCCTTATATTTTATGGTATTTATAAAGTTATACAAATATATATTTTAATAAAGCTAACAAAGTAAATATAGGAATACATAACCAAACAGCACTCATAAAGGTTTTTGCGTGGGTTTCAGCTAGTTTTTCTAGTTTTCTTTCTTCTTGGTAATGTTTTTGTATAAGGCTAACATTATTAAAATAACCATTTTCGTTATAATAATTAAGTTTGTTAAGTATAAATTTAATTTTTCTTTTAGACAAATTTAACTTAATTTCCTTGTCAGGTTTATTTATTGAATCTGCTCCATAATTTCTAAACTCCCAATAAACATCTTCTGATATTTTAAAAGAATATGATTTAAAATTAGTTAGTTCGTCTTCTAATAATTTTCTATAAAATTTATTTTCGTAATCTATTGAAATTAAATTTATTAGTAATTGTAATTCTAAATTACTTAGATCTTTCTTAGAGTTAAAAAGTAAGAAATTGGCAAAATCTTTTGGTTTTATTTTACTCATTATTACTCCTTTATAATATTTTTAAACAAAGTCTGCTTATGTAAGTCTGGCAAAGACTCATAAACTTTATTAGCTAATATTCTTATTTCATTTAAAGCATGACTAGATGATCTTAATTCTAAGAAATTTCTCAAACTTCTAGCATTTATAGTCCAGTGTAAATTTGTCCTAAATGCTTCAGGTAAAGCATATTTTACAATATCATTACTCTTATTTTGTTTTACTAATCTTAATAAATTATCCAAATTAGATAATATTTGTAAATTAGATTCTAAATCTTCAGTTAAAACTACATATTTAGAAGCTCTATCAAAGTCTTGCTCATATCTAAATTCTTCTTCATTTTTTAAATGTTTTTTTAAAGTATATCTAGTACTCTCTACGCTAAGACTTGCATGTCTATGCCTAGCTAACTCTTGGAGACACGCTCTACTAATACCTTTTATAAAAAAGTTATAATATACATGTTCTATTGTACTAAGGTGCTTGTGATGATTAACAATCCTATCTAATAATGCTTTATCTTGATTACCTAAAACTAATCTACCATCTTCATAAACACTGTCTTTTTTGCATCCACTATCCCAACAAGTTCTTATAGCGTCTATTGTTATTTCTAATGGTGTATGATGTAATAATTTTACTTCTATGTTTTTCATGATTATAATCCTTTCTTACCTTTAAAGTGAAACTTTATATAATATAAAACACTCCAATTTTTAGTGCCTTTTCATATATTATTTTTAAATTTATGTTATTGTATAACAAAACCACTTAAAATTATCTTAAACTAGCTAAGCAGAATTTAAGTAAAAATTGTATATAATATTACTGAAATTACTTGAAAGGACATTATGAATGTAACTGAAAAGTTAAAGTTTTTAAATGATTTAGGATATGAAGTAGTGTCAGATGATATATCAAAAAATCTTATAGTTAGATGTAAAAGCGGACACGAGTTTAAAAGAAGGTTTTATGATTTTCAGCGTGGCACAATAACATGTATACAATGTGATCATAACTATAAATTATCTTATTTAAACTCATTAGGATATTCAGTAAAATCTAAATTAATAAACAATGACCTAGAAGTTATATGTAAAAATGGCCATTCTTTTAAGCGTGCATGGAGTGAGTTTAAAAATGGAAATATAAGATGTGCAATGTGTTATGAACAGCACAAAATAGACTTTTTAAACAAACTTGGATACACAATACTCGATATTAATAAAATTAAAGTAAAATGTAAACATGGGCATGTTTTTGATAGAGTATGGAGTCATTTTAACAGTGGAGTGGTAGAGTGTAAGCAATGTAAGAGTAATACAAAAATAGAATATATGAAGCTTGCAGAGCTTGAACCGATTAGTGAAAATATAGCTGATGGTTTAAAACTAAAATGTAAAAATGGACATGTTTTTAAAAGAACATTTAGTAATCTAAAGAAATGTAATGTATGCCCTATATGCTACTCTAACATCAGCTCATTTGAAAAGGAAATAAAAGAAATACTCCCAAAATGTATAGAAAATGACTACTCGATTCTAGGTGATAAAGAATTAGACTTCTACTTACCAGACCATAACTTAGCTATAGAATGTAATGGAGACTACTGGCATTCTGAGCAAATGGGTAAAGATAAAAGTTATCATTTGAATAAAACACTAAAATGTGAGAGTAAAGGTATTCAGCTTTTACAAATATTCGAGTCATCTTGGATAGAGAAAAAAGATATATGGGAGTCAATTATAAACAATAAACTAGGAAAGTCTGAGAAAATAATGGCTAGGAAATGTGTTTTGAGAGAGGTATCTAAAAAAGAAGAGAAAGAGTTTCTGGACACAAATCATCTTCAAGGCTTCACTGGATCAGGTATTTGTTATGGACTTTATTACCAAGATGAGTTAGTTTGCCTTATGAGTTTTGGAAAACCTAGATTTACAGACAAATATGACTGGGAATTGATCAGGCTATGTACTAAGATGGGATTGAATGTTGTAGGTGGTGCCTCTAGATTATTAAAACATTTTCATAAAAACAACCCTGGGTCATTAATAAGTTACTCAGATAGACTTTACTCTGATGGATCAATTTACAAACAATTAGGGTTCGAATTTAGTCATTATTCAGCACCTGGATATTTTATTGTAAAAACAAAATAAAGTATCCAAGACAACAATTTATGAAGCATAAACTCAAAGATAAATTAGAGAAATTTGATCCAAACTTGACTGAGTATGAAAACATGTTATTAAATGGATATAATAGAGTGTGGGATTGTGGGCAGGGTGTTTGGGTTAAATAGAGTGAAGGAGAAAAAATGACATTAGATGAGAAAATGGAGTTTATTAAAAGTGTTGGGTTTGATATTATTGCACATAAGTCTAATAGCATAACATTACAATGTAATTATGGGCATGTTTTTAACAAGAAAGTAAGTAATATCATACCAAACACAAATATAATTTGTGATAAATGTGTTGTTATGTCTAAAGAAAAAACACTAAGGGAACTTGGATTTACACCTTTATTAATAAACGGTGATAAATGCACTGTAAAATGTGATAAATGTAATCACATTTTTAATAGAACTTGGTATGCTTTTAATACTCGTAAAAACACAAAGTGCCCTGAATGTGTTGAAGCAGAAAGATGGAATAATATAAATTCCCATTTAAATAACATGAAAGTGTCATACATTTCTGATATACAAGGTAATTATACATTACAATGTAAAAATGGTCATATTTTTAAACAAGGTATAGCAGAAATTATTAAAGAAGTTGGATGTTATCAGTGTAAAGTAGAATACAGAAAAGAGTATATAAGGGATCTTAATTTTACTATTATTGAATATAATAGTAAAATATTTAATGTGAAATGCAATAAATGTAATCATATTTTTACTAGAGACTGGAATGGCTTTTATAATAGAAAACATACAACATGTCCTAATTGTATAGAAATAGAAAAGAAAAACCTAGCTAAAAAACATGGATTTACTCTCACTGACACAAAATGTGGTAATGACACAAGAGAATTTATATGTGATAAATGTAATGCAACATTTAAAAGAGGGTGGTCAAGTTTCACATCAAGAGGAAATAATGAATGCTATAACTGTAAGCAACTTAGTAGAATAAGTTTAGCAAAGTCATATGGATTGGATATCATAAATGAAAATATTACTTCAAAATATACTTTCAAATGTAATAAGGGACATGTTTTTGAAAGACCTTTTACTGTTGTAGAAAACAAAAGCCAAACAAAATGCCCTATTTGTTACCCTAGAACCTCAAACTTTGAGATAGAGGTTAAAAACCTCTTAACAGAATTATGTATAAAATATATCCAAAATGACAGAAATATATTAGATGGATTAGAATTAGATTTTTATTTACCAGATTATAATCTAGCAATTGAATGTAATGGAGATTATTGGCATTCGGATAGTGTTATTAGTGATAAAAAATACCATCTAAATAAAACTCTGAAGTGTAATTCACAAGGAATACAATTATTACACATATTTGAAAGTAACTGGATAAAGAATAGAAACATTTGGGAATCTATTATTAAAAACAAATTAGGGTTGAGCTTTAAAATATATGCTAGAAAATGTGAAATTAAAGAAGTTAATAAAATAGAGGAAAAAGAATTTCTTAATAAAAACCATTTGCAAGGATTTACTGGTTCTACTGTTTGTTATGGACTATATTACCAAAACGAACTTGTTGAACTTATGTCATTTGGTAGATCAAGATTTAATAAAAACATATCATGGGAATTGATAAGGTTATGCACTAAAATAAATGTTAATGTAATAGGTGGTGCATCTAGGTTATTGAAGATATTTGAAAACAATTATCCAAACCAGACCTTATTATCTTATTCTAACAACTTATATTCTAATGGTAAAATATACAATACATTAGGGTTTGAGTTTAGTCACACATCTAGTCCAGGTTATTTTTATTATAAGAATGGTATGACTTATGACAGACAACAATTTATGAAGCATAAACTTAGTAGTAAATTAGAAAAGTTTGATCCAAACTTGACTGAATCAGAGAATATGAAAGTAAATGGGTATAATAGAGTGTGGGATTGTGGGCAAGGTGTTTGGGTTAAAGGTAGCATTTGAGCTACCTTTAATATTTAAATTGAGCCTATTGCTTCTTCAAAACTAATTGTAGCACCAACAGCGACGAAATTAAGTGTGATAAATTCTATTGCATAAGTCGGTTTAATTAAGAAAGACGCAACAAACTGATTATTGGATTTAACCAAAGGCGTGTTATTGCTATCATCACATACTATTTTGAACGCATCTATACCGCGACCCGCTTGAACTTGAGTTAATAACGGAGAACACATACTTACAAACATATTTTGAGTATGAGTGTCATTTTGCTCAAATACAACATATCTAGCTGAGTTAGCTATGTTTCTTTCAAGATAATTAAACAACATTCTAACATTTACTCTATCAAATGCACTAGGTTTTTGAGTACAAGTTTTTTGTCCCCATAAACAAATTCCTAAACTTGGAAAGCTAACAACAGGATTTATAGCACTCTTGTACAAAAGATCTCTTTGTCCATTATTAGGATTGAATGCAAGCTTGATAATATCTAAATATTGTCCTTGATTTAAACCAGCTGCAGCAAACCATGGCTGTCTTGCTTGATTTGTATAAGCTCTTAATCCTGCTGTTGCACCAGCTAAGTTGATCCATCTATATTTGTCATTATACTTATCATATATATAACCATAATTTCCTATAAATGAAAAATACTTATTATCAATATTCATTTCACCAGTGCTTCTATACTCTAAAAGATTTTTAACACAATCTTCAGCTTTTAAACCAACAACTTCACTAAATGGAACACCACCATAACCTATAACATCACCACGAGTTACACAAAAATCAGCACATTCTTTGTTAGCCATTTCATTTGCAATAACAATATCAATATCTATTTCTTCTTTTGAACTAAAATTATCTGTATAACCACTAATAATATCAGCTTTTGTTGGAGCTCCATCTTCACCAAATTTAAGTGTTATGATTTCAGAATCCAAAGCAGATTTTGGTAAATCAGTTATTGTAGTATTATTTTTACAATAAACATAAGATGATTTTCTATTAATAACATCTTCAATATAATTAGATTTGTTATTATAATCTTTAGCACCTTCTTTAATTGAAACCATATATGTTTCTTTTATTTCGTTGTTTTCTAATACAACTACAGCAACTTGATCTGTATCTGGAATATATTCAAAATTATCATCTAATGGAATACCACTAATAATATTTTTCTTTGCTCCAAAATCAGCTTTTGTTGCAACTGCTACTTTGATATTATTTCCCCAAGAACCAACTGATTTAGCAATAAATTTTAATTTTGTTTCAGTATCACTAAACTTAATAGAAGGTTCTAAAGTTTCATAAACATCATTATTAGGAATTATTTTAAGCGTTTCTTTTAATTTAGCATCTGTTATAGTATTACTTGAACCAGTTTTTAAAACTTCACCTGTTGCATTCATTGATGGATAACAAATATAAATCTTTGAAGAGTTACCAGTACCATCACCTGTTTGTATTTCTGGAGTGAAAGTTATTTTAGTATTAGCTTGAATACTAGCAATAGTATAAACATTAGCATCAGTTTTTTCACCAAACATAATTTGTTGGCCAACATATAAACCTGTTGTATCTGTTAAAGCTATTTCTGTTGCTTTTTCACTTAATACAGCATTTATTGTTAAACCTGAATCTTTTCTTGTAGATTTTCCAAGTTTATCAATAGCTCTTACAACATATAAACTACCTGCTCTTCTTAAAAAACAATATGCTTGAAAAAAATCATTATAATTTGAATTTGTAGGTTTTCCAAATACACTTTCAAGTGTTGGAATATCATTTATGAAAACTGCACCATCACATGGACCTTTTGGAAAAATACCACAAAACGCTCCAAAACTAGATGAAGCACTTGAAACCGTAAGAGATAAGTCAATTTCTTTAACTTCTACACCTGGACTTAGTAAAGCCATTTTCTTTCCTTTAAATAAATCTAAAAAAACAGTATATTTAAAATTTTTAAGTTTATTAAAGGAAATAAAATTAAACCTATATATTACTTAGTATAACTATCATCTTCTGAAACAGTTAGCAATATATAGTTATTTTAAATAGATACTGTTTTCTAGTATCTATTTATAAAAAATTATCATAGGCAGATTCATTAATTATTTTGGGGTATGATATTGTTATGTTTAGTTTGGGCTCTTCTAAATTGTATAGTATATTTACTTGATATAGTCTATCAAGTTTCATCTTAATGTTTACGGAGTTTTTACCCCAAGATGATATTTTTATATTTCTTGTAAAGTTAACAAGAAGTTCTGTTTTTATATCTTTTATAATTTTATCCCATGATTCTGGAGACTCTTTAGTCCATAATAATATTTCTACATTATGTTCATCTTCTATTGGATTTTGTTTAAAATAAATCCCGTATTTTTCACCTATATTTAAAAGTATATTTAATAGTTTAGTTTCCATTTACCATATCCATGTTATAAGTTCTTCTACTAATTTCACCATATGATTTATGAATTGTTATGGAACTAATTGTACCAATTCCTCTTCTAAAACCACTATTAGAAGCCCATTTATTTAATGGTGCTAAATTTCTAAAACTCTCACATCTACATAATGGTGTATCTATAACTTTATCAACATGGTAATGCCCAAAATATGCATACACATGTTTAGAGTGTACAAAGTTCTCTTTATTGTCAAATGCAATAATTTGTCCTACATCTTTCATCTTTATGTTATCACCATGAGTAAAAGCCATCAATACATTTCCAAATGAGTGATATTTGATATTCATTAAAGACTCATCACAAATAACCCTTTTATTACCAGCAAAATGTTCTTTTATAATATATTGAACAGCCATAGATGGTAGTATATCGTGATTACCTGGAATATTAATATAATATACATATTTATGTTTTCCAAGTGCTTTATAGATCATGTTTATAATTGAGTTATAAGCAACTGATAATATTTGTGGGAATTTTTTATCAACATCAAGTACATTCCCACTTCTTGGTGTTTTATGTGTAAAATCATTAATATCAATTAAATCACCTAAATTACATATAATACACTCTTCTGTATTATCAGCACCATTTATTAGTTCTGTTGATAATTGGTCTAATGTTTTTGATGCTATATCTAAATTCCAATCACTGTCATTAGTTTCTTCTTTTAAAGCTAACATACCAAAATGCATATCAGAAATATTGTAAAGCGTTAATGAATTAGTATCTAGAGATTTTAATTTAGATACATTCTTAAGTGAATATTTTTTAAACTTTTTAGAAGCAAGTTTTATACTTTCAATAACCTCTTCAGATGGTATTGATTTTGGTACATTTTTTACCCATTGCAAAACAACCTTACCTTTGTCATTATATAATGTTGATGTATTCATATAAATCCTTTCAAGTTTATTTTATTTATATTTTGCTGATTTTTCTTGCTCTAATATTTTTTCAATACCATCTGCTTCATCTTTATCTTGTCTTAGCTCAATGAAAACAGGTAATATTAAAGAATATTTACCATTTTTTTCCATTACTCTATGGGCTTCTACTGTAACAATTTTACCAATCATATTATTATTCCAGAAGAAATCTCTATCACTTTCTTTAAAACCAGTTCCAACACATACTTCTAACGAACCTTCATCACTTTCACATACTAAGGCCCCTAATGTATCTTCAAAAGATGTACCAGACTTACCACATTGATAACCCTTTATTCTTAAATCTACTTGAAACTTAATTTTTAATTTAAGCTGGTCATTTGATGTTTTGTCACCCCAAGTTGCAAATCTATTCTTAATAATAACACCTTCTTGGTCTTGTGAAACAAGATTTTTATAATGTTCCACTATTTCTTCCATATTGTTTACCATATTATATACAATTGGATATATAAACCCATTAGGTGTTTCAGTAATTTTACGAACATTGTTAAATCGTGTTTCATAAGGTATATTGCATTTTCTTTCCAAATAATCACTATAAGGAATACAATCCCATGCTTTTAAAATAACTTTATTTGACTCTTCTTCTGTTATAGTTTGGTTTGTTTCGCTACTTTTATTAACAATACCATTTCCAATTTCTCTTGGAAGTATATTACCATTTTCAGTACATAATAATTCACCCATTATTACACATTCACCAAGAGTATAATATATTAGTTGTTGTAGTTTTGAAAAATCTCTTTTAAATTTATATTCTGTTCCTGCTCTAGATACAAATTGAATACTGTTTTTAGTAACAATTACATTACAAAATTGACCATCTAGTTTTTCTTGAATGTATGCAGGATATTTTATTTTTGATGATGTTTTTTCATTTAATAATGCACATCTCATATAAGGTGGTTTTTTTACAAAATTAGGGATAGCACTATTAATTGTTTTAATACCTAAATCAGCCTGAAGGTTTTTTCTAATTACTTTTTGTAGAAGTAATTGATTTTCGTAGTCTAATTGTTTTGCAAGTTTAATTATAAAAGTTTCAGCATCATTACCCCTGTATATACCATTTTGTAAATAATCAAGTGATGATATTATATTATCTAATATATCATTACCTGTTTCAGATGGTAATTCAAAATCGGTTATTCCTAATCTAGTTTTTGGATTATATACTATATCTAAAAGTTTGATAAAACTTTGATTATCTTTATTATTTTTAATTATTGTAATTTTGCCTGCATCTGTATTCTCATTTTTTAAGCTGTTAATTATGTCTACTAACATGTAATACCTTTCAATTTTATTGAAGGTATTGTATCATAAAATCCCTTAATTTTTACTTAAGTTTTTTTAGGGTTAAAGTTTTGGTTTGTTTATATTTTATAATTTTCGGCTTAATTTTACCTCTCTTTAATGTAAGTCTAGAAGGTGTGGTAGCTATATCACCTGAAGTTGTCATAAATTACCTTTATTTTGGTTTAAAGTATCAACAAAAATAATAAATTTGTCTATGTTTTCTATAGAATTTGAATACACAATATATTTACCATTATCATTTAACTTCACTATTATACCTATATCATCATATTTTGATTGAAACTTAAGTGATAATTTGATATTATATTTTAATTTCAATGTTTCAGACAAACTAACTGGCAGTTCTTTATTAAAATTCAAAAAAGACTCATCAAAATCCTGATCTGTTACTTCAAATTGAAGATCTAAACTTGATTCATATAAATATTTAGTGTACATTATTAATTAGCTCCTTTTTATGTTTTTTTATAAATATCTCAAAATTATACGCATAATAATCTTTATATTTAAATATAAAACCTCCAAAATTATGTTTTATAAAAACAAATGGTTTTATATTGTCATATTTTACAACTAGCATAGGTAATTTATTTGATATCTCACAATCAGCTTCAACTTGTAATATCCATTTATCCCATTGTGCACATTCCTGGATAATTAAAGAGTTAAAAGATGGTGCAGTTGCATAATGTTTACATTCAATAGTATATTTAAACTCGGATGGGCATATTATATCACCTGCGTAGAAAGTATGCTCATTTAAAACATTCATACCACGATAGCTGTTACTACCACCAAATACAGAACCACTAGATATATTTCTTTGAAATGATTGAGCAACATTAAATACATCAGCATAATTATCTGATAACATTTTTGCAACTGTTCGTTCAAAGGTATTACCTTTAGACTTGCTTTTATTAGCCATAAATAACCTTTTTTAGGTTATTTATTTTTAAAATATTTTGCAAAACCAGTATATGTATAATTAAAAAATATAGTTTCGTCTTTTGATACTAATATAAGTTTTGCATATTTTCTTAAGAATTTTGAAATCCCATCATATATTTCAGAATTACTGCCATATACTTTCTTATTGACTACATAATGTTTGATTTTAAATGATGAACATTCACCACATTTAAAAACAGCGTCAATCTCTACTTTAATAGTTGGTAACTCTTTAGAAGGTGATGTTAAATATATAGTACCTGAAATATCAATAACACCAGGAACTAATATTTTGCGATTTAATTTGTGTAGGTTTTTCGTAGAAACAACATTTGCTGATAACTCTTTTGAATTTATAAATTGTACTTTCATTTTCTGTCCTTTCATCTGGGATTCTTTAATCCCTAATTTTTATACCGTAATGGTACCAAAATAGACTTAAGACAACCTTAAAAGTACATGGGAAAAGGTGCAAACGCACCTTTTTTACCAATTTACTTTATTTCCAAAAATATCATACCAGTCATTAGCATTTATTTCGTTATCATCAACAAATAATTTGCCTTTTCGTTGGACAACATTAAACCCAAGACCATTTAGTCTAGCTCTAGTTGTTTGTGAATTATAACCTGCTAATGAATATTTTTCATCACCATTTTTATTTTTAACAGCTATTAAATTATCGTGTAATCTTACTTCTGTATTACCTTTATCATCTACACTTACTACAGTATTCCCATCTTTAATTGGTTTACTATTATAAAAATATAATCCTATTTTCTTATCAATTTTTCTACTTTCATTTATTGAGTTATCATCTAAATCATCATCTAGATTATTATCTAAATCACCATCATCTGGATTGTCATCTATATCATCATCTAACTCAAGATTTAAAGTTTCAAAAACATCATCTATAAGAGTTTGTTCGTCTTCGGTAATATCTTCTCTTTCTATTAAGAAAGGTGTAGTACCATTTACTAATATGATGCATACTTTTTCAAAAATTGATATAACATAATCTTTTCCAACAACAGAACCCATTATATTTTCATCAGAGAATTCTTCCATGTTTTCTAAAGCATCTTTTAAACCATTTATTTCTGACTCATTTATAGAAACTTTTCTTTTGATATATTTAAAATATCCTTTTTCTGCAGCTTCATTTAAAGTAATACCTTTGCTTTTATCCATATTTTTAGCCCTTCTTTTAACTGCTTCATTTAATGTAATACCTTTTTTCATTTAACATCCTTTATATTTTGATTACTTTGTCGCCTGTACCAACAAACATTATATTTGTGATAATTTGATCAATTTTATTTTTATCTTTAGTTGTTTTTATTATATCTATAATTTTTTCTAGATATGGTGATTTATATTTTAATTCACTAATAAGTTTAAGTGTCTTTTCCCTTTTAGTTTCTAAATCATTCTCATTCCATATGTTTTTTAAATCATCTTTGGAAATTTGCTTTAGTTTGGCTTCATCTAACTTATTAAAAGCATTTTCTACTATAGGGTTCTTTTCACCGTCTTCTATATCTTTTGCAATTTGATCAGGTGTTCCACCGTTATATAATGCTTGTGAATTAACATCTTTCCATTCTTCAGGAGTAAGTTCTTTTTTATATTCTTTGATTACCCAAGTATCGCGATCAAATTGTTTCACATCGAAGTTGTCTTCAAGCTCTTCTAACTTGTTAAATTTAGCATCACCACCATACATCACACAATAACCATGTCTTAATAATTTTGAATACGCACTAGCTGGTGCCTTAATACCAACATCTAAACAGTTTCTGATAAGCTGTTGGATTTCTTCATATGTTACCATTATATTCCTTTTGATTAGATTTTCCAAATTATTTATAAAATTATACAACATTTTGGTTTAAATTTAACTTAACCAAAATATTTATAAATAGTTATATGGATAAACTAGAATATTTAAAATCATTAGGATATAACTTATTATCTGTTGAAGGTTCTTATGTGAAAGTTGAGTGTAAAAATAAACACATGTTTAGACGAGCTTTTGCATCATTTAAAATCAGAAATACACCATGTCCAGAATGTGAAATAGAAAATAGAAAACAATTTTTAGATAGCATAAATTATTCCCTTATTAGTATAAACGGTAGAAAAGTAGAAGTTAAATGCAAAACATGCAATACTATATTTTCAAAAGAATACTGTAATTTTAAGCAGGGTAAAATCACATGCAATTATTGTGAAACTAATAATAAAATAGAATATATACAATCACTAGGGTATAATGTTGTTGATTTTGAGTCAAGAGGATATATAAAAATACAATGTAGGCATAATCATATTTTTAGTAGAGCATATAACTCACTAAAAAATGGATTTATATCTTGTCCATATTGTGAACATGAGCAAAGAGAAACATTTTTTAAATTCATAAATTTAGAATTAATAACTTTTGATAAAGGTAAGATAACTGCTAAATGCAAGAAAAACCATATTTTTAATAGAACATATGGTTCATTCAAAAGAGGAAGTACATTATGCCCTATATGTTATCCAAAAAGTAGCTCATTTGAAAAGGAAGTAAAGAATATTCTACCTAAAAATGTAATTGTAAATAACAGAACTGTATTAGATGGTAAAGAGCTAGATTTTTATCTGCCAGAATATAATCTAGCTATTGAGTGTAATGGAGACTATTGGCATTCTAAGCAAATGGGTAAGGATAAAAGTTATCATTTAGAAAAAAGTTTAAAGTGTATTAATAAAGGAATATATCTAATTCATATATTTGAAAGTAAATGGCGTTCTAACAAACAATTTTATATAGATTTAATAAAAAATCACATTAATGGTACAATTAAAAGATATCCTAATAAAGTTATATCTGATATTTCTTGTGAAAATCAATTAATATTCCCAAAACTAGGTTACAAGCTTGTTGATAATGTTGAACCTAATTTTGAAATATTCCAGAATACACTAAAAGTATATAATTGTGGATATAATATTTGGTTAAAATAGTGCTCGTTTATAAGCACTATTATGAACATGACTCACATTCGTGTTCTACACCATTATCTTTTTCAGACTTAAAATAATATAAAGTCTTCAATCCTAACTGATGTGCATACATATGCAGCAGAGATAGTTTGTGAGAACTCTTTTGAATATAATTTAGTTCACCATTAAATGTATAAGAATACATATTTACACTTTGACTCTGATCCAAAAATAATTGACGAACAGCTGCAGCTTTTATTAACATCATAGGATCACATTCCTGAGCTAACTTATAATATTGATTATATTCTTTAAACATAGGTGCTAATGTTTTAATGTTTATATTTCCATCTTCTTTATACAAAAGCTTTTGAATAGGTTCTATACTTTCTGATGCATTAATAGATCTTCCTGATGTTGCTGTTGGAGCTATGGCCATTAGTGCGGAATTTCTCATCCCATACTTCTTAACATCTTCCATCAGTTTATTCCATTTATTTTCATCAGGTTTAAATTTTATTAATTTTTTTGCCTTTTTATTTCCTATTAAATAAGGATATAAACCTTTGGCCCATTTTGTTTCATTAAAACCTTCTGCTCTTCCTTTTTCAATGGCTAACTGCATACTAGCTTTTACACAATTATATAATAATTCATCAAAAAGTTTTGCTTGAAATTCTAAACTTTCTTGTGAGTCAATAATAATTTTATGTTTTGCTAATAAAACAGCTAAGTTAGATACACCTATTCCTAAATAGCGATATTTTTTGTTAGCTGTTTGTGCATCTTTGACCATATAATAAGCCAGATCAATTGTATTATCCATTGTACTTACTATATCATATATTAGATCATATTTTTCTGTATCACTTAATAAATCATACTCATGCAAGTTTATACTGGCAAGATTACATAATGCAATTTCACCATTTGTATAGGTTTTTACTACATTTATTTCATTCATCTCACTTCCTTTAATATTATTTATATTATATAATATTTTTACTTAAACTTTCCTTAACCCATACCCCTTGTCCACAGTCCCATATCTTACTATATCCATTAATATTCATATTCTCTGATTCAGTTAAGTTTGGATCAAACTTCTCTAGTTTGTCTTTAAGTTTGTGTTTCATAAATTGTTGTCTTGAATACACTTGATTATTTTTGAAGTAGGAATATCCTGGTTCTGAATAATGACTAAATGTGAATCCTAACTGCTTGTATATTCCACCATCAGAATATAATCTATCTGAGTAACTTATTAAAGAACCTTTATTATTTTTATGGAAATGATTAAGTAATTTACTAGAACCACCTACAACATTCATACCTATTTTGGTACATAACCTAATTAATTCCCAGTCATACTTATCTGTAAACCTAGGTTTTCCAAAACTCATTAAACAAACTAGTTCATCTTGGTAATAGAGTCCATAACATACAGAGCTACCAGTAAATCCTTGGAGATGATTTTTGTTTAGAAACTCTTTCTCTTCTACTTTAGGTACTTCTTTAATAACACATTTTCTAGCCATTATCTTGTCTGATTTACCTAGTTTATTGTTTATAATTGATTTCCAAATATCCTTTTTCTCTGCCCAAGAATGCTCAAAAATATGAAGTAACTGTATGTCTTTCTCTTTACACTTTTCTGTTTTATTTAAATGGTAGTTTTTGTCTTTAAACTTATCTGAGTGCCAATAAATACCATTACATTCTATAGCTAGTTTATAATTTGGAATATAAAAGTCAAGCTCTTTATCTCCCAAAATAGAGTAATCTTTTTCTATACAGTTATCTAGTAAGTCAGATATTTCTTTTTCAAATGAGCTAATAGAAGGGCTACATATTGGGCATATTTTAGCACCTTTTTTGAAATTATGATAAGACCGTTTTATAATATGACCTTTTTTGCATATAACTTCTAAATCATCAGCTGTATTATCTGAAATTATTGAAAATCCAATATTGTCCAAATATTTTGATTTATTTTGCTCACTACACATAACACATATTGAAATACCATTTTTAAAATGCTCATATCTTCTTTTAAAAGTATGTCCATTTTTACACATTACTTCCAAATTGTTACCCAAATTACTAGATATAGGTGTATAACCAAGATTATTTAAAAAAGATATTTTTTCTTGCCTTTCACATGCTGGACAGTGTATAGTACCTCGCTTAAAATTACCAAGACTTCGTTTGAATTTGTGCCCATTTTTGCATTGTACTTCTAAATTACCTGCTAAGTTAGATGATACAGGTGTATATCCAAGTGATTTAAGATATTCTAGTTTATCCATTAATAATCCATTATAATTTTTTGGGGAGTATATAATAATATAGCTTAGGAAAGACTTAATTAATGCGACTCGGACTTACAAAGTCCGAGTTACCTACTAAGAGATTATGTAGCTATTTAAATTAACAGCAAATGTTCTGATGAATGCTTCTGGGTGTAATGGAGTAGCAACAACATCATATCTATTATTTAAAATCATAGCAGGTTGCCCACTTACTGGATCTGTTAAATTTTGTTGTAATGTAATGTTATATGGTGCAAAGAAAATACCAGCATCAAAGTTTGATGCTCCTTTGTAAGCAACAGTACAATAATCAAATTCAGCAAAGTTATCAACAATTACATCGTAACGATTATCGAATTTGCCAACATTTGGTTTAATACCACTGTTAATAGCATCAATCTTACTTCCTGCTGGAGATAAAACAAATGATCCAATTTCGTCAAGAATTGTAGCAACTTTTGGAGAAACGATTAATTTATTACCACCACCTTTTCTAGTTTGGCGACCGATTTCTCTAGCTTCATTGCTAATTCTCATACTTAAACCTCTTGCTTTTTCAATAAACCATCTACCATCTGCACTATTAACATCGAAATCAGTACATACAGTAGCAACTTCATTTGCTTTTTCAATAATAGTTCTGTCAATTTCAAGAGCAACTTCTGCACTTAAAATATCAGCTAGTTCTTTTTCAGCATTTATTCCGTGTTGTGCTTTTAAGTCTTGTAACATTTCAATAGTATAAGTACCTTTTACTTTTCTAGTTTTAGCTTCAGCTAACACTCTTTGAACACTAATACCCATTTCTTTCATGTCTTTACCAAGAGCTTCACCAGCTGCTGTTGCATAAGGTCCAGTATAGTTTTTAAGAACTTTTAACCATAAAGCTTCATTTGTATATACAGCCTCAACAGTTGCTTTTTTAGTAGCAAATGAAGCTGCTTTATCAATTTCATCACCAATAGCAACAGAACCAGTTGAGTTAGACTCTAAGCGAAGTAATACATTTACCACATCATCTGTACCTGCTTGTTTCTCACTATATACTATTTTACCTTTAACAGTTGTAGCTGTCTTAAATGAAACTTCAATAGGAGTTCCAGTATAATTAAAGTCATTTTTATTTCCAGATTCTGTTTTAAGTTTTAAAACAATTGCATTTTTTGTTGGACTAACACTATTATTACCATCACCTACATAGTGTGGAACCATTGCATACAAATAAGCAGTTGGAGTTTTAAGTGCTTGAACACCAGCTATTTCAGTACCAATCAGACTAGGTAATGCTCTACGAATTACTGGAACTAAGATTGGTGTAAATTTTGCAATATCACCAGTTACAGTGCTTTCCATAAGCATTTTTACTTCGTTTCCTTGGTTTTCAAGCACAGTTCTCATTATATTTTTCTCAGATTCATTGAGATTAGGATATAAGTTGCTTGTAATAAATTTTTCTTTTGTTGATTCATCTAACAAATATTTGTCAGCCATAGTATTTCTCCTTTGGTTAATATGTATTATTTATAAAAAATTACCATAAGTGGTAGTATTTTGTGACTCAGAAAGTTGTTGCTTTCCACCTGTACTTTTCCTGCTAATAGTTTTTGACTTTAATGCTATTTTATTTGCAATAGATTTAAGGTTTGATTCATAAGAAATATTACCAGTATATGCTACACTTTCAGCAAGTGTATCAAACATATCTCTATCTCCAATGCTTACTGTATTTCTTATATTGTTGTATATATTATTTTTTTGAGCCTCTTCTAGTTTCATCTGAAGTTTTTTATTTTTTTCTTCTAACTTTTTAACGTTTTTTTCTTTTTTAACACTTTCATTAATTCTTTTCAATGCATTTATAGGACCACCTACTTTATCAGCGGTTCTAGCACATGCATCAACTACTTCTTTGTTACTACTTTCAACTAGTATTTCAAGGTTCATTGATCCTTTTTTAACAAATTCATCAACTTTATCCTTAATAATATTTTCAACTAGCTTATTGTAATGTTTTTTTACTCTATTAATGGCATTATGTATAACTTTTTGGTTATTTTTATTAACCTGTTGTTTATACATTTCAGCACTTTCTTTTAATATTTTAACTTGTTTTTCATAATGTTTATCAACTTCAATTGCGTGAATATCAGCAATTTTTAAAGCAGTTTCAACTTTATTATCAACAGCTGCTTCAAATAATCCTTTTATTTCATCAACAACTTCAGGTGTAAAAACATTTTTATCAAGTTTACTTAAAAGTTCTTCCATGATAATTCCTTTATAATTGTGAAAATAAATCGACAAACTGAGAAGTTATACTCTTGTTATTTATATTACTTTCATCTGCCTCTACAAGTATACCATTTTTATCTTTAATATAATTTTTATCTTTTAATATACCATTATCAAAAGATTCATTTAGACCTTTAGTATGTGCATTTCTATCAGACGGATTTGGCACTATATCAAATGTAATTAATTCATATTCTGTAACTGTTCCATTCATTAGCTCACCACAACCCCTGCTAGAAACACCTATTGATATACCTTCATCAATTAGGTTCTTTAGTTGATTTGCTTTTGGGTTATCAAGCAATTTTGCTTTCCCCATAACATAATCACCTTCAATTCTAAGATCTACTATTTTTGCTACAGCTTCAAGTGGATCAACATATTGTCTATTTGGATGTTGATATTCCATTAAAGAACTTGTAGTAGGGGTGGTTATATGATGCTGGTATGAATTAACAGCACTTTCCCAAATAGGTCTTGGATATACTCTACCATTTATATTTTGCTGATTTATAGTTGCAAATATACCTTGTATATAATAATTTTTTTCACCTCTAGACTCGTTTAGTTCTACTGAACCTTTTATTTTTACCGGTTCTTCTATAATTAGTTTCATTTATACTCCTTTAATACTTTAATTAAAGCTTCATTTTTCTTAATAGTTTCAATGTGATTTACAACTTTTGGATGATTATTATATTCTTGTTGAAGCTTTTTTTGAATTACATTAGAAAGTCCATCCATGTCTTTTCTTTCAACATATTTTACATAATTATACATTTATTCTCCTTTTGATAATTTTGTAGCTTTTTTAATTTTTTGATTTATAATATTTTTAGGTATACCTAATTTTGTAGCTTTTTTAATTATATTTTTTTTATTATCAGATATATCATCTTTAATTTTTAAATTTTTACTTTCTATATTATCTAGAGAATCATCTTCAGGTTCATCTTCAATATCATTCTTAAAATTATCTTCATCGTCTATAATATCTTCATCATCTGTAATTTCATTACCAAATTCATCTTCACCTGGAGTTGCTTGACTACCTTCTTGAAGAATTTCCTCTCTCATTTGGTCTATTTCTTCATCAGTCATTTTTAAAACATTTTTTAGTAAATATGATTTGCTAAATATATCACCTTCATATTCTTTAAATTCAGTATAAAGATCTAGCCTCTGTTTTAATATATCTAAGTTTTGTCTTTCTAGGAAATTGGATTCCTTTTCCCAACCTATAAAAATATATTTTGAATAGTTATCAAATTCATCTTCTGTAAGAATATTATTTGTTATGGCATATCGTTTCATAATTTCAATTAATAAAACATTAAATCTTTGTCTTAATCTATTAATAAAAGCAAAAAACTTAATCTCGGTTGATTCTATTGATGTTGAGCTAAAGTCAAATACAGTTTTATTTTCACCCATTAATCGTGATGTTGGAACTTTTAAAGCATTATATAGTTTATTTTTAAAGTAATCTAAATCTCCAGTTTCACCTAAATTTCCAGTTTCATCTAAAACATCTACTTGGGTTCCTTTTGTACCACCTCTATTTGGAAAATAATAATCCTCTACCATAGACTGGATTGATGCACCATTTGATATACTACCGGTTTCTGTATTATAATATTTTTTATATTTAAATTTATTTTTAATATCTTCAACGGCTGCAATTGCTTTTTCGTACCCAAGATTACCGACATCAATATTAAATACTCTACGAGACACAGATCTTGAATATCTTAACGGTATCATAAGGTCTTCTAATGTTTGTAGTTGATTTACGATTTTTATAACACTATGCAAATGAGATAATATTAAATTATCAGAGTATAATCCTGAATCAATTCTTATAATTTCTTCTGGGTCATATACTTCAGAAGTGTCATCTGTTACTCCATAATTATTGCTATTATTAAAATACTGCCATTTGTTTGTTGATTTGTTAAAATATAACCCTGATGGGTTCATTATAACTGCATCAAGTATATTATTGTTATCATCGTAAGATAAACCTATTATTAATTGCCCATCTATATAGAATCTTCTACACAAAACATCTATGTTTTCATTTAACTGCAATATTTCACATGACATATCAAATAACGATTGAAATGCTTCTTTCAAATTATCAGATAATATATTATCTTTGAACCCTAAATAGCAACAATCAATATTGTTGGGTACAAATGACATTTCATTCGTTATTTCATCAATAGCATCTGCAACTTCAGGATATGCTGCTATTCTTCTGTATTCTTTTATTAAGCTTGCTTGTTTTGATACATCACTAATTATATCCGTCTCAAAATTATTATATCTATAATTCCCTTCATCAAAATAACCTAATACAATATCATCTCTTGTAAGGTTGGCTTCTTTATGTGGGTCATCTGATTTAATAGAACCTTCCTGATTTTCTATTTTTAGAAAGGTTTTTTTGACAGATTCAACTAGACCATTAAACATATTTGCCATCAATTTCCTTTATAAATAATATCAAATATTTATAAAGGATACTCATGACTAATATACCAAAACAGAATAAATTCGCTTATACAGAAGATAAACCTAAATATATAGATATTAATGGTACAACTAACTATATTTTACCTGGATTTGAATATCCATCAGATGTAGCAGTTAAATTTCCACAGTTTTTTGGTGGTAAAGACAATGTTTTTTACCCAGACTTACAAGTAACTTTAGCACCTGATAGTTTAACTTTTGAAAATAGTAAAAAATCACAAGCAATAACTTATACAGCTACTGATGGGTCATCAATTACATCAGCTGTTGTAACAGTAGAACCAAGTGATTTAGCTACATGGAATGAAGGTGACAAAACATTTACAGGAAATGAAGAAGGTTCAGGTAAAGCTATATTTGAACTTACAGATGATAAAGGTAGAACAGCTATGAAAGAATTACCTTTAACTGTTACAAAAGCAACAGTAGTAACAACTTTAACTCTTTCACCTGATAATCTAACTTTCGCTAATGCAAGTGCTGCAATGCAAGAAGTAACAGTTACAACTAATGCTTCAGATTTTATGTTAGAATTTAATAATCAAAATATACAAGCTGTTAAATCAGGTAATAAAATTCAAGTAACTCCAAAAACAGGTAAAACTGGATCATTTACAATCACAGTTAAAGCACAAGCTAGTGGTGGAAATCAAGTATCAAAAACTCTTAATATAACTGTTAATGCAGGTGGTTGATAATGGCTACTAGACAAAGCCTCAAAGATTATATTTTTGGAATGTTAGGTTCCCCAGTTATTACTGTGGAACTTACCGATTTCCAAATAGATGAGAATATTAACTTTACTATACAAAAGTTTTCTGAGTTTGCTATGTATGGTAAATTAAAAGGCACACTATTAATTGACCTACCTAAAGGTGTGAGAAAAATTAAATTAGACTCTAGAATTTCTGAGGTTATAACATTACGAATATATCCAAGTGGTGGAGGTTTTTTAGGGTTAAGTATTCCAGGTGGTTTAGTAATAACACCAACTGAAATGCAAGCAATGCTATTTGGTGGAACAGTACAAGGTAACTTCAGCATGCAAAATGTATATTCTGTATTAGCAAATATGTCTATACTTGATACATATTTTACAATAATACCAAATTATGCTTTTAATCCATTTACAAATATGTTAGAATTTTTTGAAGATATAACTTCTGAAAAGGTTTTATTAGAAGTTAGATACAAGTATATACCAGAAGAAGAAGATGGGATATATGAGCAACCATGGGTTAAAGAATATGCTTTAAATTTATGCAAAAGAACTTGGGGATCAAATATAGGAAAATATGATGCACCGTTAATAGGTGGTATTAAAGCTAATTATGAAAGAATTATACAAGAAGCAAATACTGAATTAGAAAGATTAGAAACAGTATTACTAGAAAACTATTGTGAACCACTTCCATTATTAAGAGGTTAATCCTCTTAATATGATAAAGGAGAAATATGTATGAAGTACTAACACCAAATGGATTTAGTGATTTTGATGATATATCAAGAGAAAAAAAAGATGTATATAAAGTAATAACAGAAGATGATTTTATAAAAGTAACAAAAGGTCATAAATTTGAAACACCTAATGGTTTTAAACAATTAAAACATCTTAAAATTAATGATTTAATAAAATATAAAAATAAATTTTCAAAAATTGTTTTAATAGATTATGTTGGAGTAGAATATGTATATGATTTAATTAATGTACATAAAAATAACGAGTATTATACAAATAATTTTGTTTCACACAATTGTGCGTTTATAGATAAATGGTCAGAATTTAGTAACTCTGTAATACCTACAATATCCGCATCTAAAAAATCACAAATAATAGCAGCTTCTACACCAGTAGGGTTAAATCATTGGTATAAAATGTGGTCAGATGCTGTTGAAGGTAAGAGCTCATATAAACCTTTTAAAGTTGAATGGTGGAAAGTACCAGGCAGAGATGAAAATTATAAAGAGCTTATGATAAAAACTCTCGAGGGAGGTATTAGAACCTGGAACCAAGAGTATGCATGTGAATTTATAGGAAGTTCTGATACTCTTGTTGATATGACTGTTTTGTCTAATATTAAATTTGGAAATACTTTAAGAGAACCAAATTTTGGTGAAACAATAAGAGTATATGAAGCCCCACAAGAGAATCACAAATATATGGTTCTAGCTGATGCTGCAAAAGGTGCAATAGATGGTTTTGTATTTCATGTGATAGATGTAACAAATATTCCTTTTAAACAAGTAGCGTCAGGAAAAATACCAGAATCTTATTTGATGGCACCACCTATTTTTTATAATATTTTAAGAACATATAATGAGGCTATGTTTGTATGTGAAAATAATGAGGGTGCTGGTACAAGCGTGGTTGATTTATTATTCCAAATGTATGAATATGAAAATATATATCAAGAGCCAGATAAAAAATGGTTAGGAGTAAGGACAACTAAAAGCAATAGAAGTAAAAATCTTAGTAACATGAAACTTTTTATTGAAAATAACAAACTGATATTACAAGATGAACCAACTGTTAAAGAACTGCTGACATTTTGTAATGTTAATGGAAAATACCAAGCACAAAATTCAAAAGCCCATGATGATTATGTTATGGCATTAAGTCTTTTGTTTGTACCTTTATTAGATTTAAATAATATAGTTGATTACGATGTATTTTTAAATAAAATAAACGGTGATTCTGAAACAACTGATGGTGATGTAAAATATTTACAAATGGGATTTTTTGATGATGGTACTTCATCATTTTATGGTATTTTTGATGATTAATATAAATATTTGAAAAAGGATTATTAAAATGCCACCTATTAAACATATGAGTGTAGCTGATAGAATAGCACAAAAAAGATATAGAAAACAACCAAAAGTTAAAAGAAAATTAAAAATAAGAGCTAAAAAAAATGCAAAAGCTCCTTCCGAAAATATGTCATGGTCTTCTAAAAAAAGAGGATATGTTAGAAAAGATCCAAAATTAAGAAGAACTATGAAATTAGTAGCTAAATTAAGAAGAAAGTCATAATAATGGGTTTAAACAAGTTTGATTCTGTTGATTATATTTTAAGTTCTGGACAAAGACCTTTTAGATATAAAGTATCATTAACTTTACCTACTAAAATAGCAAAAATATCAGGTGCTTTATATGACAATGCAGTTAATATATTGTGCAAAGGTGCTACCTTACCAGCACCTTCTATATTAACTACACCTATTGGTTTAGATGGTAGAAATATAAACATACCAACATTAATGAAACTTGATAATACTACAAATATGATATTTTTTATAGATGAAAAATCAAGTGTAAGGCGTATATTAGAATATTGGCATTTTTGTATTGATTCAGGTATAACCGCAAATGAAGAAACACCATCAGTTCCTGGTGCTGGTGTTGCTAATATTGTAGGATCTGTTGCTAATATTGGAGCAGGTTTCATATCTGATATTACAAGTGATATTCCTATCATAGGAAATGCTGTTAATAGTTTCCTAGGCATAAATAAAGGTGTAAGTGGTAATACCGATATTAATATGACTGGTGAATTGAAATTAACATTATTAAATTATAGTGGTAATGCTGTTGGAAGTTATACATATAAAAACATATTCCCTATTGATTTGACTGGAAGTGATATGCAAGATGATCAAACAGAAATAATTAATGAGTTTAGTGTAACATTTGGATATACACATTATGTATATAAAAAAGAAACAGAATCTATTATAGATGCTGTTACAGGACTAGTGGGATTATGATTTAACCCATACTCCTTGCCCACAATCCCACACTTTGTGATACCCATTTAGTCTCATATTCTCTGATTCAGTCAAGTTTGGATCAAATTTTTCTAGTTTATCTTTAAGTTTATGTTTCATAAATTGTTGTCTATTGAGAGTTCTACCATTTTTTATATACATGTAGCCAGGTTTAGAAAAATGACTAAATTCGAACCCTAATTGTTTATATATTTTACCATCAGAATATAATCTGTCAGAGTAGCTTATTAATGATCCAGGATTGTTTTTATGAAAATAACTAAGTAGTTTAGAAGCACCACCTACAACATTCACACTCATTTTAGTACATAATCTGATCAATTCCCAGTTATATTTATCTGTGAACCTTGGTTTACCAAAACTCATAAGACAAACTAACTCATCATTAAAATACAATCCATAACAAATTGAACTCCCAGCAAATCCTTGCAAATGATTATTTTCTAGTAATTCTTTCTCTTCTGTCTTAGGTACTTGTTTTATGATGCATTTCCTAGCCATTATTTTCTCAGATTTTCCTAATTTGTTATTAATGATCGACTTCCATATATCTTTCTTTTCAATCCAAGATGACTCTAATATTTGTAAAAGTTGAATTCCTTTCTCCCTACACTTTTCTGTTTTATTTAAGTGATAATTTTTATCTTTAAATTTATCTGAGTGCCAATAAACACCATTACATTCTATGGCTAAGTTATACTCTGGTAAGTAGAAGTCTAGTTCTTTATCACCTAGTACTGAGTAGTCATTTTCTATACATTTTGGTAGTATTTCTTTTAATTCTTTTTCAAACATTGTATTATTTGGATAACATTCAGGACATAAATTATTTGATTTTATTAAATTATCATAAGTTCTATAAAATGTATGTCCTTTGTTACATTTAAAAATATTTTTATCAACCATCTCTAAGTTTATGTTATTCAATAGCGATTTCTTATTATTTTCATCACAAAATTTACAAAATGTTATCCCACTTTTTAGAGTTGGATAACTTTTTTTAACTATATTATTACATTTGTTACATCTCATATGATTTACATCAATTTTTGTAAAACCACATGATTCAATAAATTCCAGTTTTTCCAATTCGTCACATTCTAGGCATGATATTATGCCCCTTTTAAAATCCGCTTTATTTCTATTAAATATATGACCATTTTTACATTGTATCTCTAATTTAGATAATCGTATATCCGTTACAACATAACCTAAATTATTTAACTCTAATAATAATTTATTATCATCACATGATAAACATTTATTGTACTTAAGCATTTGGTTCCAACTTCTTTTTATATTAGAACCACATTTATCACATTTTACTTCTAACCCATAATTTAAATTAGAAGAAATGGGGGTAAATCCCCATTCTTTTAACATATTGATTTTATTTTGGTTCAACTCTAATAAGTTCATCAATACCAGCCTCTACATGGAAACTAGGTTCTAAAATAGGGATATAATTCCATTTATTACTAAATGGAATTACTATTGTGCATTGGCTACCTTTTCTAATATTCCCAAAAATATCCCCTTGTTGATATAAATGGGTATTTGGTTCCCCTCTTGCTGGAACCCATGCTGTTTGAATACAATTAATTTGCTCGTCAGCTATTTGAACTACAGCATATTTTTCTTGCAATACAGGTGAATATATAATATTTAATAACCTTTCGTTACAAAACATATAACCTAACTCTGTTACTGCTTTTTTAAAGTTATTTGCAAATAAACCTTCTTCAACAGCTAACATACTCTCATTATTATAACTTTCTGTTGGTAATAATTTTTCGTATGTTAAAAAACCATCTGTTGGAATACGGTTATAATGAACATCATAATAAGTCATAAACACATCAATAACTAACGCACCACCACGCTCTTTTATTAAATTAAGCATTTCTTCGTTATTTCCTAACGCATTTCGTAAGGTATATTTTTTCCCTTTTATTTCAAGGACTTCATCATCAATATCATTTACCTGGGTTTGATTAATTATAACACCATCAGCTGGACTTTTAAAGGCACTTGAATTTTTTACAATTGCTCTGTGTGGATTTCTATAGAACTGGGTTCTAAAAATTTCAAAATCTTCAAAACTATCAGCCATATTTTTTACATGTGTTCTGCACCATTCTTTTAACGATTTAGCCATTATCACTCCTTTATTTTAATATTCCCATTAAAGACTCATCACGAATAAGCATATATTTTACTTTATCGCTTTTGCATAAATCAATACCATGTTGTTTTCCAAAAACAACTGTATCACCTATTTCAATGTCTTTAACTTCTGATCCTATTTGTAATACTTTTCCTTGTGTTTGTCTATCATCAATAAGTGATGGATGCACAGTTACAACAATGCCACTTTCTGATTTTATCTCAGATGGATATGCAACTTCTAACAAAACATCATGTGGATGAACAATTTTAAATGAATTTACATCAAAGTTATCCATAATCTTCCTTTCATTAATTTTGCGTAAGTGTATAACACTTACGCTTAAAAACACCTTAATTTATTTCTTTTATTTCAAAAACTATATTTTCAATACCTAACTCTTTTATTTTTGTAAATAACTCATTTGTTATATCCACACTACTACCAACTGTGCCATTATTTAAATTAGAACCTGGTAATATGCAACCTTCAGTATGTTGTGGTGCATTTCCTGTATGGATACGAATAAGTCTATCATTAAATCCTTCTACCTCATCAGAAACAACCCATATTGCAATATTTGATCCATTATCTGCTTTCCATTCTGGATATTTTTTAGCTAATAATCCATTTTTACTTGAATTGCACCATTTTAATTTATACTCTCTAGCTACTATTCTCTTATCAGTTCCAGACTCATCAGTACTAGGACCTATATTTTCACAACTAGCACACTTAAAAATAACATTATCGTTATCATCTAATAATGATAATTCACCAATGGTAGAACCTTCTATTTTATCATTATTTTGCCACTTTATACCTGTATATTCTTTATTTCTTTGTAATATTAATTTTGCCATATTTAATCCTTATTGTTTGTTATTTCACTATAAAAATCATCTTTTATGCCTTCTAACTCATCCATAAATCCATTTAATTGGATTATATTCATGGTATCATCAGAAGTATTTTCTAATATATCAACATCATTATCTTCGTTTATAAATTTAATAGGAACTACTCCCAAATTAACACTAATATCACCTAGTGAACAGTTTAATTTTATAAAATTACCACTATATTCTGCGTTGATTCCGCTTATTTTTGGACACCAAAATTGAATATAAAATTTATCCTGCTGTGGAAAATTATTTGAAAATTTTGGGTCTGTTTTTACTTCATGATAATCTTTAATAGTCGAAATTGTTATGATGCTATTATTATAAACTATTTCAAGATCATCTATTGAATAACCATAAGCAACAAATCTAATATAGATATTTGATTTAGATTTTTTTACATTATATGTAAAACCAGGAATAACTTCATTTAGTGGAAATACAACATTACTATAATACATTAATGTCCTTATAAGCTAGGATATTATACTCCTAGCTATTTTTTAATTATTTCATCTTTTACTGATTCTATTTTGTCACCAATTTCAGAAGCTTTTTTCTTATTGTTATGATAAACAAAATATCCAGCAATAAAACCTATTAGTCCGCCTATGAAAAATGAAGCTATAATTTCTACCATATTTTTCTCCTTAATGTTTTATGCGAAATATTTATATCTTACTTAAATGTTTAATATATTGTAATGGCAGATAATAATTACCATTCATTTTTTTATATCCTAGTTCTTTTAGAAAGTTTGTAAATGAAAAATAATCTGTTGTATATTTTATATTTTGTATGTCATTATATGTAAAAATATCTTTTAATCTAATATCTGGATATGTTACACAATATTTTAGAAACTTAGCTCTATAAGATAATTCAAGCAAATTAGATGGATTATTCAGCAAATAATTTTCCAGAAATTCATTTTTATTTTTATTTAGCGTATAAAACTTAAAATTGCGAATATAATTTAAATAATTTTTATCCTTTTTGATAGCACAAATTAACTCATCTTTAATTTTACTATTTTCAAATTCATTTAATTCTATTTCCTTAGGTATATCAGCTTGAACTATGTTATAATTTACAATACTATCAACTGTGTTTATATTACTAAACTGATCTTGTAATAATAAACAAAATGACATTTTATGATTTAGTTCAATAGTTTCATAATAATAACATAATTTGTTATAAAACTCACTTAAATATTCTAAATCATCAATTTCAAAAGAATCAATAATATTTTTTTCAACTTCAATTGGAGTAATCATATTTGTAGAACCTTCAACAAAAATATGAATATTCGATGCTAATCTTGATCTTTTTATCATTTGAATAGATGTGATAGCATCTATACTAGCACTATTATCAAAGTGAAAATGATGACTTATGTTATTCATAATAGAAACACCTACTGTAATACTAGGCGAAAATAAAATACAATCATAATTAACATATTTCTTTTTAAAATACTCTGTAAATATATTATCCCTAATAAATCTGTTTGTATTACTGTTTATAGATATTACTTTTAAATTACTTTTAATTAAAAGACTCTCAACTGTTTTAAACTCAGATAGTGTAGAAAATGACATTGTAACAACTTCATTTTTATTTTTGTTTTTACAAACATATTCCAATACCGAAAAAAATGTATTCTTTTTTGTATAAAGACTAACATTTGTTTGATCTTTATAGTGGTTTTTTATCCTGCATACATCACTTAAAATGTCAGAATGATCACTTAAAAATGCATCTAATATTAAAAGATATTTTGAGTTTAATATATTATAGAATTTTCTGAGTATATTTAATGCATATGGTGAATCTTCTATGCTAGTTACAATATACATCAATAAGGTTTCAAACTCATCTAATACTACATAATCAAAGTAATCTAAATTTATTTTATGTAATGAGTTTATTTGGCATACATAATTTTCACCATATAATATTTTTTTATCTTCTAGATAATATTTACATCCATATTTTAATGATATATCTTTTGCAAGAGTTTGTCTAACACTAATAAATAATACTTTTGACTTATTTTTGATATATTGATTTATTATATTTGATTTACCACTACCCATAGGTGATTTAACACAAACTACTCTAGTATCAGGAATATCAACATTTTTCAGAAATTTTTGGTTTATGTGTATATCAGGTGTGTATTTAAGTGATGATAATATTATTTTGCTTTGTCTTTCTTGTAAAAATGCTTTACCATCTTTTGTTTTCAAATATTCTTGTAATATGTTTATATTTTTTGATGGGTTTGGATGAAATATAACAAAAGGGTTTGTTTCATATAAACAATATGAATATTTTGACTTTTTTTCTGAAGGCAAATTTATTGAATAATAACCAACATACTCTTTTATATTTCCTTTTAATTTAGTTTTTACATAGTTTAAACACCACTCTACTTGTTTATTAGAGCAGTTTATTAATGTTGTTTTAGATTGTGATTTTGGTAAAATTGAAAATGGGATACCTATGTTATTTTCAATTTTATAAAATACTGATATTTTTAAAGATGGTGCTTGATAACTAGAATGTCTTGTGGCTGATTCATCTATTGAACATAATCCTTTTAACTGTTCTTTAAAAAATAATAAAGTGTTTCTGATGTTTTCATCAGTAGATTTGTAGTCTATCTTGCATATAACTTTTAAATTGAAATTATCAACAAAATTATATGACCTTGAATTACAAATTAAACACTCCCATTTTGTATTCTTAAAATAATCAATTATTTTTTGAAAATTACCTTTAGTGACTCTATCAAGATCGAGTATAATATACCCACAGTCGTGCAAGTAATCCATGTTTTCTCGTTTTCTTTCAAACAATCCATTTGAATGAATAGGGCGACTTAGAATAAAATTTGACTCAATAAGTTGTGCAAATGAGTTTATAGAAGGGCATATAACATTTCTAAAATTAACTTTATTATCAATATCAGTTTTTAACACTTTAGTTTTTGATGTATTGTCAATTACTGTAAATATATACTTCATAAATGTCCCTTTTATAAATTGTTATTATACAATATTGTAGCTTAGATGTAACTTAATTATATATTAACAACTACCTCGTCTATAACATATTGATTTTCATTGTAATATTTTAATCTCTCTTCATAATGTTTAAACATATAGTTTTTCTTTGCATATCTTCCTCTAGCGTCATCAACTATATCATACAAATATACAATATTATTTTTTGTTTCATGTTTTCGTAGCATTCTCCCTATACTTTGATTAATTTTAATATAACTTTTACCAGGCATTGTGGATACAAGATTTTTTAATTTTCTAATATTAACCCCAGTACTCATAATAGAAGTAGTGCCAAAAATGATAGCATCATCACAACTTTCCATAATCTGTCTTATAGCCTCTCTATCACTAGCTTTTGTTTCACCACTTACAAAAAATATATTATATTTGTTTAACTTTCGTAATTCACTAATTTCAACATCAACACCATGTTTTAATTTACACACTTTTCTAGCTAAGTTTTCACCATTAGAAACTCTTGTAAATAACACTATACTATTTCCTTTTTGTGAAACTTTGCATATTAGTTTGGCTATAATGTCATCTCTTTCAGGTATTCCAAGGAAAAATGATACTTCTTGCTGGTAATTTTTAACGGTTCTAACTATAGAGCTTGTAGCATCATTATATTTTAGTATTATAGGTTTAATCTCCATTTCAGTAGCTAATCCCATATCAATTAACTCTCTTGGTGTAACATATGTTTTAGCAGTACCTAAAACAGCCATTAAAGATAATTTATCACAATAATTTTGAGGTAATGTCCCCGTAAATCCAAATCTGTATTTTGCGTTTGTAGCGGATGGAAATATTATACTTTCATGAACATCACTGGCAGCTGTATGACACTCATCTTCAACTATAACAGTTATATCTTTAAACAATGAAACATTTCTATATAAACTTTGCCATGTTGATATGTTTAATTTTTTTACAAAAGATACTACCTTAAAATCACCACCTAATCTATCAACATATTTGTCTATATCTGTAAAATCATACTCTTTGAAATCAGAATACATTTGGTTTAATAACACTACTGATGGAACTATTATCAAAATTTTGTCATCTGTATTTTTATATTTTTCAATGAACCATCTACATAAAATATAAATAGTTAATGATTTACCACTACCAGTTGCCATTACACATATATTGTTTCCAGTATTAATACTATCAAAAGCAGCTTTTAATTGAAAGTCATAAGGTTCAAAAGGTAGTTTAAGTGATTTTACAAATTTATTAAATTCTTCTTCAGTAATTTTTTCAATTCCATCATCAAAAGACAACTCAAGTTTATATTTTTCATTTAATCGTTTTATAATACCCTTTATGAAACCTTTAGGGACAATTAGATAATCTCCACAATCTTTATAAAAATATTTAACACCATCAGAATATCCCATCCTTACAGCTGGTAAGAATTGGGCATTTGGTATTTTAGCTGAGCATAGTTGTTTTATTTCATCTAAATATAATTGTGTTTCAGAAATTATTTTGTAAGCTGATTCGTTTAGTTTTTCTATTTTTATCAATTCAAATCCTTTCAATTTTAAATAATTATATTCTTTAATTTACCCTTTACCATTTAAAAATTTTTCTATTTCAATATAATTTGATAAATCATATCTTGTTTTGTTTAAATTATCTACACATTTTTCAATATACTCCATTATTAATATAGCTGTTGATTTTTTTACACGAATATTACATAATTCATTGTCTTTAGAAATTAAATCTTTAATTTCTGTAACTGTGTAATTAATATTAGAGTTTTCTCTATAATGTGAATAAAGCATCATATATTTTTCATTATATTCTTCATCTATTTGTATTATAATATGTTTTAATCTACTCCAATAATTTAAATATTTAGCAATTGTACCTGATAATGTTGTTAAATGATGCTTTATAGTTAATGGATTCCAATTTGAATCCATGTCATATTCTTCTATTATTTTTTTATGAAAACTTTTCAAATCATCTATTGTCATATTATTTACCTACTAATTCAACTTTACAGTTTGTGTTAAAATACGGTGTTAAATCATCCCATATTTTTCCTTTAACTATTAAAGGTCTTTTATAATCTTTTATTTCAAAATTATATATAAATTCATTATCAGAATTTGTTACTTCACATATAATATTAATATAATAGTTTTCTTTTGTTTGTGCATACAAATATTTTGGTACTTCTACAAATGTTTCGTGACTATTTTTAATTTGTTCAGGTTTTATAATAATATTTTCTTTTATTTCGTTTTCAAGATTTTGTCTAATTTCATTTTCAACTTCATTTTTTGTAGATGTGTTTTTAATTATAAAGCCATTAAAATATGATTCATGTTTATTATTTACAGATGTTTTAATATCATCATGTTTTATTTTATATAAAGCTGTTGCTATATAGCATCCATTAGTAGAAGTTGGTACAAATGTAACAATTGGTTTGTTATATTTTACATTTTTACCTTTATTGAAAACATATTGTTTTCCTCTGTATTGATAAACTTCAGATTTAACTTGTTGTTGTTCTAAACCATCAATTTGATTATTAAAATGATCGATAATATATTCTTTTTCTGAATCAAGATCCTTAGTACAGAATGATAGCTCTATAACAATATTACCTTTATCTTCAATTACAGTTGAATCCATATAATTATATGCAAATAAACTTGAAGCTAGAGTTACTATAAAACATAATTTTTTTAACATTTTAATCCTTTAATTTATTAGAGGAATTATATCATAATGTATCTTAAGATAAACTTAACTATAACCCATCTTTGAGGTTTGAGCTACGAGGAAGCTCTTAGGTCTATAATCATTCTCGATTACATTTACCGTTGTCTTAACTATCAATCCCCTCAAAAATAGGCAATATTATTAAAAGTCATATCGTTCTTTGTTTATAGTTTCAAACATTATTTTTTCAGGGTTTAAATCATTAGTTAATAAACCTTTTACTATTGAAGGACTAAACCCTGATATTAAACAAGTTCCATTTTCATCTTTTCTTACAGGTATATTTCCACTTCTCCCATAAATATTCCAAAAAATTAATTCAGGCATTTTATAACCACTATTTTTAAAAGAATCTCTTATATATTCAAAATTTGTTTTACCTTGTTGAGCTTCGTCAAATTCCATATCACTTAAAACAACTAGAGCATCAGGTAAATCTTCTTGTGATAAATTATCAGCTTTTGCTCTATTTAGAATTAAATCAAAAGTTTTATAAAAATTAGTATTCATACCCCAATTAGATTTTTTTATGGATTTATATTTTTCTTTTAAATCATTTCCTTCTATCTTTACCATTTCAGGATTTGCGGAAAAAGTTATAAAATAATCTTTAAAATCTTTACCATTTCTTTCACTTAAATACATACCTAAAGAAATTGCTATATTTAAAGCAGTTGTACTTCCTTGAACTTCTGTATCCATGCTTCCAGAAACATCAATTATAGGAAATAGAGTTTTCTTAGAATCTTCCATCCAATCCTTTTGATTTTTCCACATTTCATTTGCTAAAATATCATTTTTAAACATTAATTTAATTATTTCATAAGGATATATTGCGGAAGTATTTACTTTTGATTCACCTTTTATCAATGATTCTTGATAATTTTCAAATCTTTCTTTATCATTTCTTTCAAAGGCATCATTATACTTAGCCATTGCTTTTGAAGGAATTTTTCCATATTCTATTAAGTTCCATTCTTTAGAACACATTTTATTTTCAACAACACAAGTATTAGAAGACAATAACTTTCTATAATCTTTAGCATTTAATTTTAATAATTTCATCAATTTTTTGGCTAATTTAGATTTACTTGATTTTTCTCTAGGCATCCACTTAGCACATAATTGATTATTAAAATCTAGTATTTTAATTAATTCATTTCCTACTAAATCTAATTGTTTATAAGTTATTAAATCATCAAATCTACCTAATTCAGGAACTTTTCTAATTATTCTTTTATAAATTTCCTTATCATTTTCTGCAATAAAATCTAAAAATCTTTTAAATATTTCTCTTCTCCCTGCACCTTCTCTTGCATCTCTTGTCCATAACAATATTCTAGAAGTTAATTCCTTATCAATATTAAATGATTCTTTTACTTTTTCAAAAACATTGTCAATATTATTTTCATTAGTTGTTCCTATAATAAAAAATAAATCTAGAGCTACATTTAATGAAGAGCTTAATGTTAAAGCACCATTTTCTGTATAAGATAAATTTGATAGAGAATTAACAAATTTCATTTTCTTTCCTTTATAAAAATCAGGGTATTTAAAAATTCAGATATACTGAAAATCACCAAGTACATAAAATTGTAAAATATTAATTTGCTGTAAATACCCTTTTTAATCATGGTACTTTTTAGAGAATTCATCATTAGCAGTAATGTCCTTAAAACTTTGCTGTTAGTACCATTTACTTGTGTTTAAAGATATTTTTAAACACATTTAAATCTTCATTGAAAACTTAAATGTGTTTAAAATGGTGTAAGCAGCAGGACTCGAACCTGCAGTGCCAAGAGACGCCAGATTTACAGTCTGGTGGGTTACCAATTACCCATATGCTTACAATATTTAAATGGCCTCCATGGAGTGATTTGAACACCCGACCTAGAACTTAGAAGATTCTTGCTCTATCCAGCTGAGCTACATGGAGTTTTTAAAATGGCTACGGATATAGGATTCGAACCTATGACCCCATCGATTAACAGTCGATTGCACTACCACTGTGCTAATCCGCAATAGTTGTGTTTATTCCATTAAACTTTAATAGATTAGAATTATTAAAGTTTAATGTCTAATCATATGTTATGTGTTTTTAACTTAAAAACTTTTCGAATTGGCATTCGAAGAGGGAATTTAACCCTCAATCTCATAATATATTGAATAAACACAACTAAAAATTATAATTTAACTCTTAATTGTACTTATTGTAGTGGAATTTAATCTATTTATATATTCCACTAAGCATCATCCAGTTCCTATTTTTCAAAACGAATGGTATATTATAATGGTTACAGAGGTAGGATTTGCACCTACGACATCTGGGTTATGAGCCCAGCACGCTACTACTGCGTCACTCTGCTATAATGTTGGACATGGATGGGATCGAACCATCAATCTGCAGATTTTAAGTCGGCTGCTCTACCACTTGAGCGCTACATGTCCAAAAATGGTGGGCGAAATAGGAATCGAACCTATAACCAACCGGTTATGAGCCGGTTGCTCTACCATTGAGCTACTCGCCCTTACTTAATTTTTATATTCGTAATTGTATCATAATAACCTTAAATTAACCTTAAAACTATTATTGATACATAAGAGATAAGACAAGCTCTCTCTGTTAGGTTTGACTACCTAAGCCGTCTTATCTCTTATATACCCAATTTTTATACCGTAATCGTATCACAATAACCTTAAGACTTCCTTAATTATTGTTTTATTTGAAATTTAAGAGGATAATATGTACCATCTTCACTAAATGGCAATTCCCTTGTTTTAAATTTCATTTTATCTGTAACAAATACTTTATTATTTAAGTATAATTCTATTTCACCAACTTTGTTAAATTGTGTTTTTTTAGTCTTTTCAAGTAAAATATAATGTCCAAATACAAAGTTCCTTATCATTTTGTTAAAAGTGAAAGCTATATTCCATTCTCTTACTTTTTTTGGTAAAATATAAACTTTTATACCTAATGTTTCCGTGATTTTATTTATCTCAGAGATACTTTTATACCTAAATACACAAAAATATTCAGCATCTTTTGCTTTTTTAAATATATTTGGACTTACATATCTTTCAAAATCACTAGGTGTTTTTGGTATTCTTCTTAAATAATTTTCATCGCTCGGAGTTAACTCTTTAAGTTTTGGAAGCATAAATCTTAAATCTGTTGAGTTAGCCTCATTAAACTTTAAGAAAACAGGTTTATATTTGTCTGCAACTTCATAAAACCAATAATAAGGTGATTTCGATAAAATATATGTATTAAAGTTTATTTTATTTTCTTTTAAATTTTTTATAAACTCATTACTTTCTTTTATATCATAGTAAGGATCAAATGTTAGTATCATCATGTTCCTTATTTAGGTATTCAAAATCTCCACCACCTTGCCATTGTACTTCTTTACTAATACCACCTTGCTCACCTTCTATAACTTTTTTAAGTCTTTCTTTTGTGATAGTTTCTATATAATCCATTTGTTCTATACCTATCCATTTGCGTTTCATTTTATGTGCTACTGCTAAAGTAGTGCCACTTCCTGCAAAAAAGTCCATTACAAGATCATTTTCATTTGTAGAAAGATCCAATATTATTTTTAATAAGTATTCAGGTTTTTGCCCATTTTTAAAAGTTGTTTTCAGTCCTTCTTTACATATGCCAATTGTAGATATGTTTGTCCATAAATCACCTAAAGAATAATCAAGATTTTCATTTAAAAACAAAACTTTCATAATTACACCATTATTCATATAATAATAGTTTGTTTTACCTTTTGAATTTATTATTTTTTCAAAAGTCCCTTCTTCCATATTAATATTAATGTTATTATCAGGTTTTACTAAATATATCAAGTTTTTAAAATAATCTTGTTTATTTAATTTTGGATCAAAATATTTTATTTCCCATTCTTTATAATCGTTTTCAATATTTGCAATGTATTTGTTATAATATTTAATATATGATGATAATTCATTTTGTGTTTTTTTTAATCTAATTTGTTTTAATATAGATTTATTATCTTGTTTTTTATAAAGTAGTATGTATTCTTTATTTTTCGGTAATTTTTTATGACAATTAGCATTTTTTAATCCTTTAGATTCGTTCATCTTGACTACAATACAATTAACAAAATTCTCTCTACCAAATATCTCATCCATAAGTACTTTTAAATACGCTTGCTCGTTATCATCACATTGAACGAATATAACACCATCATCTTTTAAAAATTCTCTAGCTACTTCTAATCTTTCTTTCATAAATTTTAACCAAACTTTAGAACCTATGAATTTATCTTGTGATTTTATTTTTTTAGCTTCTTCTTCATCTACATTAAAATATTTTATAATCAAATCTATAGATTCAAAACTATCATTATACTGGAAATTTTTATTTCCAGTATTATAAGGAGGATCAATATAAACTAATTTCACTTTACCTTTATAAAAAGGTAAAATACTATTCATTACTTCTAAGTTGTCACCTTTAATTAAATAGTTTTTATCAATATTCATATAATTTACTCCCTATTATAACTACTATTTTTAAAACTATCACACATTGATTTAAATTCACACCAATTACATAATATACTTGGCTTAGCTATAAATGCTTTTTCATTTTCAATACTCATTATATCTTGAGCAAATTGCTTTTTTAAAGGCACTAAATCATCACTTGTATAAGTGTAAGTATGAAAATCATTAGTTTCAACATATACAAACTGACATATTATTTTATCTACATTTAAGACTTTTTCAGCCCATATTGCATATAATGCTAGTTGATTTGCATCTGGTATATATTTTTTGTCTTTTGTTTTACCTGTTTTCCAATCTATTATTATTGCACATCTATTTTTTATAGCAATATAATCAATAGTTCCTCTTATAACATAATCATTACCATAATAATTAGTTGGATTTAGCTTACTATCTAAAGCCCAATTTACTTCATTTCCTAAAGCTGGTAAATCTTTTATATTTTTATATTTTTCTGTTTCTTTAAACTTTTCAAATATTTCATTATATTCTTTATATTGATTTGCATTTATTAAAGGATTATGATATGATTTACTTACTTCGATAGGTTCTTCTTTAAAACTTTGCTCTATTAACCAATGTATATAACTTCCTTTAATAAGTGCAGTTTGATCTTTAGGTATAGATATTTTATTAATATAAGAATATTTAAACTTTAATTTACATTGTCTAAAACACTCTAATCTTGAATAAGAATATCTATACTTCACAATTTACCCTTAATCGTTAATTTGATCTTTTAAGTTTTGTAATAGTTCTTTATCGGATACTATCGAGTTATACATGCTTATATTAGCACTTAAACTATCGATACTCATTTTAAGTTCATTTTTTAATGTAGATAGAACCCTGTTAAATTCTGTTATATTTATACCATCTTTGGATAATTTTGTTTTAATATCCCTTATTTCAACATCAATTTCTCTTTTTTGTTTCTCTAAATCAAAAATTTGTTTCATAGCATTTTTGACTAGCTCATCTTCATTAATACTATTTTTTTCAATAAAATCAGTAACATTTAGTTTCTGACTTTTTAATTCTATAAACTCATCAATATTTTCCATTTTCAGTCCTTTCAATTTTGATACCGTAACGGTATCAAAATCTACTTAATTTAAACTTAATCTACAACTTTATAATCAAATTCTTTGAAATTAAGATTTTCATCTCTTAAAAGCTTCCATCGATTTTTTGTATTTAACTGTCTGAACATAATCTTTTTACCTAATTTATATGCTTTAGTAATATACCTTTCATTACTTATATCATTCCTTATGGATTTTGAATAATCAGCTTTATACCATTTCTTTACTCTTATTTGTTTACCATTAACCAAAAAATACCAGAATTCCCTATGATCTCCATGAAGAGTAATATCTTCTTTTCTACAATTGTAATTTTTTACTATTTCATCTAGTGCTTCTTCATAAGTATAAGCACCCATATGTTTTTTAAACTTTCTTTCACTTTCTGAATACTCACCTGTTCTTTCTTCAATTTCTTTTAAACACTCATCCATACATATTTTTGGGTTGTATCCATCTTGATATAAACTGTTAATTAAGAATACAATACAATCACATCTCCAATCTATACTTTCATGTTCACTATCCCTTTTTTTGATACCTTCATCTATCTCTTCATGTAGATAACCTAACAAAGTTAAATGATCATATTCTTTTATATCTAAATGTCTTTCTTTCAACCATTTTTCTAATTTCTTAAATAATTCCATAATTTTAACCTTTCACTTATAATTTTAACATCGTTTTCATAATCTTTACTATTTAATGTTTCATAATTTCATGCCTCCCAATTATTTTTTAATAAAAATTATAAGTTATTTTCTTTAATGAATTTTTCTATTTCCTCATCACTAACTTTTATTTCATCTGAAGATTTTAAATTTGGATTGCAAATATCACCTTCTCCATAAATGTCACTAGTATTTGAAAAACAAGCTTCATTATTTTTCAAATTTTCAAAAAAATCTAATAATTCTTTATCCTTAATTTTAGGAAACAAAAAGAAATCTGCCATTTTTTAGTCCTTTGGTTTATTTAGATAACAAAACGCGCTAAAATTATACTTTTTATAGTTAAATCATCATTTTTTCCTTTTACTATATAAAAATGATGTAACATTAACTGATACTATAACTAATACTGCCACAATTGCTATAAATGTTCCCACAACAGATGTATTTGTCTCCATTTTATTTCCTTTCTATAATTAAATTATAACCATTCATCTAATGTATTTACAAAAATATTTTTATAATCAAATCCTATATGTTTACTCATAATATCTAATTTTTGTATAAAATATTTTTCAAACATAGTTTCATAATCAACAAATTCACTAATATTTGGTATTTCTCTTACAATTTCATCATCAGGAATACATATGACATTATCACCAGTGATGGTATTTGGTGTTTTCAGATAGACAATATATACTTTTTCACCTTCCATTATTTTTTTAAGTTTATACTTGTTTGTAAGATTATTATAATGGATTGAACCTCTAGATTGAATAGGACAAGGATTACCATTTATAGATGAAACCCATTTACCATTTGATACAATATATGATAAGCTACTTACACTTTTATTCATACAAATATCACTTAGAAGCTGTTGTTTAAACTCATTCTTTATGTTATTAATAAATTGCCTTAACCCATGTAGATCACTGTCAAGTATTAAATCTAAGCACTCATTTAATTTTAGTTTTGTCCATTTTGGAGTTGTTTTATCAATCATAGGAAGACCAGTTATTTTAAATCCTTTATCTGATTTCTTTTTATTAAAATATCTCCCAACATATCTTTTACGAGCACAACTAATTAATCTATCACATATTGTTTCCTGTTCCATTCCAAGATTGCTATTTTTGTCTAAACCATTGATAGCTGTTACAGCTTCACTTATAGCATCATCTATAACAGGTGATATTGTAGTTTCACAATAACTTTTCAAAAATTTGGCATTTTCTTGTAAATCTTTAGGTGTTTCTAGAAACTTAAACTCAAAATAGTTAGAGTCTGTATCACATTGAATACTTAAAGGTCTATTATTAACATTAATATTTAAATTATATGTTTCATTACAAAATTTATTAACTTTATATGAAACCCACATATTTAAAAATCTACCAGTTGTTGTAATTGACTCACTCATTTTTTTACCAAAACTAAAAGGATTTATTGCTAGTGATGTTGAGCCATAAGCAGAATTCATAAGAATTTTAAACATATATTGCATAAGATCATGGTAATCTATTTCAGAAGCAGTTAAATTATCATTTTTTAAAAAATCCTTATGCTTTAATCTATCTTTGAAAAAATTTTCTATTAATTCAGAAAATAATGAAGTACCATTTGAAAAATATAAACATCCATTTGGAGTAACATTAACACCATATTTTTTACATATTTGTTTTATTTCATCCTTATTGTCAATAATATTTTTAAAATAATAAAACTCCTCCATACTATCATTGTTAGTTTTATCATAGGTTTCTGAATAGAAATAAAAATATTTGTTTAACATATCTTTAAGGTCTTCTGGTAATGATGTAGAAATAACTTCATTTGGTGCCTCATTCATAAACCTTGCTCTATTTTCTTCAAGTATTTTAGCTTTCTCATATGGGATGTTACTAACTGGAATATAATTATCTAAACCTATTTTAAATTCGATAATAATATTTGGATATAGAGATGTAAAGTCATATGAACATACATTTTTGTGCAACCCTTCAATAACTCTAACCCATCCTCCAGGGTATGGTGGATCATAGTTTATTATTTTTAATTGTCTTAAAGGTAATATAACATTTTTTGATAAAGCATAATTATACATTAATGATGCCCATTGCATAAGGGTGCCTGAAACTTCATCAGCATTTACACCACATTTATATGCTACTAATTGACATACTTTTAATAATTTTAATTTTCGTTCTAATTTTATAAGTAACTCAACATCCTTCAAACCATAAGAAACAAACTTATTAAAATCTTTATACAAGTCTTCTATTGAACCATCGTAATTTACTTTAGTATCACCTAATTCAAGTTTGGATATTTCATCCAATGAAAACCTACTTGGTTTTTGAGTTGTATATTTGATATATAAATCTCTCAAATCTAATTGAATTGTACCTTCTATTTTAACACCATCATACTCTATATCATCATTAGTTTTCATTTTTTTATGTGTTATAGCTTTTATAGGTGATAACTCAACATAATCATCTATGCCAAGATGGATCATTCTATTTACAATATAAGGGATATCAAATAAATTAGAGTTGAAACCAGCTATAATAGTAGGATTTGTTTTAACTACAAATGTTAAGTATTTTTTTAACATTTGTATTTCATTATCGCATTTTTTGTAAATCACTTCCCCTATATCTGATTCCAAATTAATATTTAAATCTTTAGTACCAAAAATTATAAATTTGTTTAAATAATTATCATAAACTTGTATTAAAGATATTTCTTCTGTTGGGTTTGATGGTTTTGCATAACCATTTATTGCCCTAGTTTCTATATCTAGATATTGTGTTCTGAATTCATGATTACAATCTATATCTTTGAAGTTTTCACGAATATATTTTTGAGGTCTGTTTATGTTACCATACAATGGTGTAGAAGGTGATACATTTTTTAAATACTGATATATCTCATATGTTGCTTTAAATGTTTTCTTTTTTAAATACCCATGTGTATAGAAATCCTTATATTCTGTTTTCTCATTAGTTCTAATAAACAATTCTGGGACATATTCATTTGATTTGTATTCTTTTATAATTGAGTTTTTTGTAACTTCATCATAAAGTCTAGCATATAACTTAAAATTATGTTCAAAAACATATTCATATTTAAACATCAATACAATACCCCTTATATCTTTTTGGGGTATTATACCAAAAGTTATCTTAAAGGTGGCTTAAAATATAGTACCTCTTTAGCATATTCTTCACCATTAAAATGAGGTACTCTTTTAGTATATACTTCTTGAAGTCCTCTTATATTTGAAGAATATTCACTTAGAAATATTGGAAATTGCTTAAATTTATCAAACAAAAGAGGTAATGTATTACTATCAAAATCAGCATAATTACCAGATTTAGCTGTATTGTTATATGGTGGATCCAAATATAATACAGTAGTTTCAGGATTATATTTTGATAAATCAAGGTCAAACGCATCTTTATTGCTTATTTCCATTTTTGAAAAATCAATATGTTTATGATTTCTTAAAAATGTTATTTTTTCAATAGGGTATATTCTACACATTTTAAGTATGTATGCTGCTTCAGCATCACCAACAATATTCTGCAACATTTTAAAAGATATTTTCTTTAACTCGTCTATAGAAGCATTAAAATATTGATACAAATTATGTTTTGAAATTAAAGATAATTTTTTAATTATTGGCATAATATCACTATATCTTTCTATTATTGGTTTTTCTATAGAATATAGTTCATTTATAATACTATGAAAATTATCATTAAGAAATGGGTATAATAGTTGTGGATCACTATCCTTACACACAAATTTCTGTAAAAGTATTCTAAAATTTTTAAATTCATCATCTGGTATAACATAGCAATTACCTCTACCAGGAAAATTATACATAAATGAGACTTTAAAACAATCAGAGTCATTTAAAATATTATTAGATATAATATTATCCCGATACTCATCATAGCTCATAAAGGTTGTTATGTCATCAAAATTTCCATTAGCTAAATATTTTATTGCTCTAGCAACTCTTTCTGTCTTTTCATTATATAATGCATTCAATCCCATCTGAATAGCAGGTAATAAATATTGCCCCTGATCCTCCAAATGCATCTACTATGGTTTTAGTATTTGGATACATTTCTTTTATTTTACTTATAATATCAACAGCTAGGGATCTTTTACACCCAAGATAAGTTGGATAACAATTATATACTTTCATATAACTCTTTTATATTTTTTAATGGTTCTGGTTGGAACCATTTATTTTTACAATAGTTAGTATAATATTTATCAGACTCTAAAATGCTTATTTCATTAGTTAGCATATTCCTGAAAGTTGTATATTGAATGTTATCATAAAAAGAGTTGTTTTCAACCTTTGTTACAATGTCATCATCAGTTATCCACATTGATCCCGGTATCAACTCAAATAACTTATTATTTAATTCCCAATTTTCATCATTAATATGTTCTGAACTAAGTAAAACATTATTATCTTTTGAATCAACAATTTTTAATTTGTCATTATCTTTATATATTTTAATATAATCATTTTCTAAAGATAAAGAACCTATTGAATTGTTTTCTAATAATATTTGAATACATTCAATAAATTTCATAGTTTATTCCATATGTCTTTAAAGAACTTTGCAAGTGGTTTATAAACTATACCATAAACTCTAACCCAAGCCCATATAACATATCTTTTTACAACATTTACACCAAGTAATTTCATAGCATCCAAAAATAGTTCATCAGCAAGAGCTCTAGGAATATCACCTTTATTTGATTTTTCACATAAAAAATCATGTAATACATAAGCTTTAGTAGGTTTGCCAACTGGTGATATTATTGATTGAAATAATTGTGGAATACTACCAAAATCAGTTCTAAATCCTTTTGGTATTCTTATAATATTATTTCCAACTAAATATTTTTCTAATTTAAATCCTTTAGAAGTTACATCAAAGTCAAAAATAAAATGAAAATCATTGTATAATTCAAAGTTATTACCATATCTGTAAATTGTTATAAGATCTTTACTTATATTTTCCATACTAACCCTTTAATTGTAATTTACAAGTAGAACATAGTATTGTATAATCATCTCCAACACATATTTCACCTGTATTTGAAATGTTATGATTGCCATATTCAGATCCGCATTTTTCACAAATTGAGCTTAATTTATAAATTCTATCTGCATATGGTAAAATATTTATAATGTTTTCAAATAGTTTTGATTCATAATTTATATTTAATCCACATAATATCCAGTTTTTACTAATATTATCAATTATAATATTAATAATTGAATTATCAAAAAATTGGAATTCATTCAGTAATATATAATCATACTCATTTACAATTGCATTTATGTTATTTGTTTTTATTATATTTAAATTATGCAATGTTTTATAACTTCTTGATATAAATTCTCTATCATCAATTTCTGGTCTAATTAAAATGTATTGTTTTCTACCAAAATGAAGTTTTTCAGCTTCTCTCAATAACTCCAAACTTTTCCCTGATCTCATAGGACCAATTATAAGTTTTATCATGATATAAACTTTTCAAATTTATTTGCTAAATATATGCTTATAAACATTAATGTAGCTGTTACTGGTATACCTATTGTTAAATCATAATATAAAACACCTAATGATATTATTAAAAATAATATAACATAAACTTTTAACATTATTGCTGATATCAACAATATTAATATGCTTTTAAATGTATCCATTTACCACATCCTCAATTTGCATTCAGCTATTAATCCATCAAAAGTATGCTCTTTTATAAAGTTTTCAATATTAACACCACTTTGATAAATTTCGTTTATATCTTTATATTTTTTGAATTTTTCATCATCACACCATACAATAAATTTATGATTTGGATTATTTGTATGTTTTAACATTTCCTTTCTACCAGTTTCATCATTATCACAACACCATATTATGTATGGCATAGTTTTCATTTCTTTTGGTAAAGTCGCACCCAACATAGCTATTTTATTTTTAAATGGGGTACATAACATATCAAATAAACCTTCAAATACATATACCTCTTTTAGTGGGTCAATATTGAAATAGTTCATAACTTTAAAACCATCATCTGAGTTAAATATATAGAATATTTTATCACTTATACTACGACTATAAAAACTAAAAGCATTATCATTTACAGTATTTAGATATATTATAAAATTTGGTAGTTTAAATGTTTTATTATTTATTACAAATGATTCTTTACAATAATAAAAGTCATCAGGGTTTCCACCTCTTTTTAAAATGTATTCTTTTGCCTCTTTTATTTCACTAGCTTTTGGTAGATTTAAGCTAAAAAACTCTTTAGGTTTTTGTGATTCTTTTTTAGTAAGTGTTATATTTTGAATATTTAAATCATCTATGTATTTTTCACCTATTTCATTTAAATAATTATTAAGGTACATTGGATGAAAAGTTTTAATGTAAGAATACATAGTAGCTGTATAACCACAATTAAAACATTTTATAGAATCATCTGTATAGGAATCTTTTCTATACAGATGTAATCTTTTCTTATTTTTATATTTTGAATCACCGCAAACATCACATTTGCAGTTATAATCATCAGATTTATATATCCCTAAATCTTCTTTATTATGAATAATTTCCCAATATTTTACATTAATTGGATTTAACATTACCAACTCTTCTATCTAGTTCATCAAATAATGACTCACTATCATCATTTTTTATAATTTCTAATAAATTAGTACTATATGCTTCAATTTTCACAAATAGCTCACCATCATCTGCAACATAAGTATCAACTACTTTTACATTTTTTACTAATGACGAACTAACTTGTACTGAAACTTGGCTATTATTAGTTTTAACAATCCCTTTATTTTGGTAATATTGTTTGATCATACTATCAACTTTTGAAGATAGTTTTTGGGTTAAGTTCATTTTAGCTACTGCAATAGCTTCTGTTTGTTGTTGAATATAATTTTGACCTATATACATTGCTGAACCAACAGCTGTATTGATATCTCCATATTCTTTAACCCAACTAGGTAAATCATCATATTTTTCTAACATAGGTTTAGCAAATTGTTGTTGTGGAGTAGTTGTTGAACAACCTACAAACATTAAACCTGCAACCATAACCGCACTACATAAAACTTTTTTCATTTTCTTTCCTTTCATTTTGTGGTTTTATATAAACCTTAATTTTCTGATACCGTAATGGTACCAGAAAAACCTTAAATTAAACTTAATTATAATCTATATCTTTTTATTGCATTGCCTAATTCATCAAAATTACTAATGTTTAGTTTTGCAAGATTAACCTTCATAATACAAGTTGAAAATTTATCAGGTATTCCGTCTTCATTATCTGTATCTGTTACATTACCTTGTAAATCTATATCTGATTTACCAGTAGGATTGCTTAACACAATATATATGTCGTCATCACTATTATTTGAAAAATATGAGCAAAACACAGTTGTATCAGCTTCTGAAATATCATCATATTCCCAAACACCATTTTTTGAATTAGTTGATAGAAACTCTAATGTTTCTTTGAGACTAAAATACATAATTTTCCTTTAAAAGTTTAATTTGAAATATTATACCATATTTATCTTAATTAATGCTTAAATAAATAATGTAAAAAGGTATAATATGAACTTTAGAAATATTGCTTTAAACTCAAATATAGTTTTTAGGACATTATTATTTTCTGATGATACTCAATATTATTGTCAAAAAGTTAAATTGCCTAGAATATCTTTAGAAGGACAAAAAGTAGGGCATTCAACTGGTACTTTAACATTAGGTGGTGAAGTAGCAAAATTTGATTCAATAACATTGACGCTGTTAGTAGATGAGAATTTAGAAGTGTGGAAAAATTTTGTCAATTTAATTAATAAATATAACAAAATTTCTACAAATACTGGATGTGGCATTGAAGCTACATCGTGGTTAGAAATATATGATTCTAAAAATAAGTATTTGTTTAAAGTTGAATTTTACAAAAGCAAGTTAGATGAGGTAAGTGAATTGGAATATTCTACAACTGATAATAATATTATAACCTTAGATATAACACTTAATTTTGATTATATGAAAATCATATAATCATTTTTTTAAATGTATAAATTCTTTAATAAGTGACATTGCTTTATCTATACCTAAGTATGTAATGGCACCTGCTACACCTATTTTTGTAAGATATGGTAATTCTAGTGAAGTTAAAATACAATAAATTATAGTACATAAAACAGCACTGTTAAAAATATATTTCAAGATGCATTTTATATGTTTTCCAGTACAAGTATCTTCTTCATCAGACAAATAATTTGATAAGCCACAAATTAATCCGACAATAAAAATAGGACTTAACTCTAGGAGGTAATTCATTTAAGTCCTATCAGCTCACACCATGTATAAATCACACAGAATAGAATGTTTAACCATAATATTCTGTGTGATATTTTATAATACTTTTTGTATCTCTGTGGAATATCACAATGATATTTGCCAATTAAAAACCATCTAAATATAAAAAAATAATATTTCATTTTATCTGAAAAACTTTTCATGTATTATCTTTTCTTTTGTGATGTTGTTTTGACTGGATCATCCCATTGTATTTTTTCCAGTTCCTCAATTGTTTTAGCTGCTTCTATTTTTGCTTTTAAAATATTGGCTTTAAAAGTAATCTCTTGTGTGTTATATGCAACCATTGAGGTAAACTTTAAAAATTCCTGTGGGTTAAAAGTTACTTTTTCATCATTTATGTCAATCCAAATGATTTCAGAAACTGAATTAGTTCCACTTTGTATATCAAGCATTAAATTAGTTACAGCTCCATTAATATTTAGTTTATCTTTTTCCCTTGTTTGGAAAGTATGACCATTATATACAATTCCATTTTCTAGAGCTTTATCTCTATTTGATTGGATCTCATACCTTTTCTTTTCTTTTAAGATATCTAATTTATTACTTTCCTGAGTAGTTGCTATTAAAAAATCATAATATATATCCATAATATTATTTGATATACAATATTCTTTAATTGCTTGTTTTCCAGCCTCAATTTCTTCAGGTGTAATGTCATCAATATATTCAACCATCATGTTTTCTGAATTTTGCCTAACTGTCATAGGCCTATTTAGTAATGCTAACTCTGATCCTATATCAATTGCCCATAATATAACATTTTTGTTCAATTGACCTTGATCAGCTAGAGTTTTTTTAGATATTATCATGTTTTATAGTTCTCCTTATTTTTATATTATTTATAATTATTTATAAATAATTCCATTTGTAGTTGGTGTATTATAACTTATATTACAATCTATAGTATTGCCAGCAAAAGTAACACCTTGTGCTACAACTTCTGAACCATTATAAACAGTTATGCCAGTTCCACAATTTTTAATATTTACAAAGGCATCTAAACAAGTATCTGATTTCCTAAATGCATATAATCCATATTCACAATTATCTAAAGTTAATCCTGGGACAAATAAATATGAATATGCATGTCTAATACCATTATAAAAATTCTTTATAGTTAAGTTATTTTCTATAACTGCATGTGATGCAAATATGGATCCATGATAATTAGTAAATGCTATACCAAGACTCCTGTTATTTGTATTTTCAACAGTTAGATTTTTAATTACAGGGTAAATAGTCATATCACCATAAAATACAGTATCATATTGTGAATTGCAATTTTTTGATATTGTAAATCCATTCCCATCAAGTATTAAATTTCTAAAATCTGTCTTTGCAATGTTAATAGTATAATTAATAGTAAGATTATTTAATAATTTTAAAGTTATTGCATAATTAGGATAATTAATATATCTTTTACAGTAATTAAGTGCGTCAAGTATATTTGTAAAATTTCCACCATTACCTATAGTGAACTCCAAGTTATAAGCAAATTCAGGAGTATTATCTATAATATCTTTAAATTTTGTTTGTCCATATGTTTTCATTAATAATTCCTTTAAATACAAATATAAATGTATTTATATTTGTATTTAAAGGAATTATAGTTTCAATTTCCTATATTTCAGTATATTTTATTATTTGTTGTAATTGTTTAAATTTCAGTTTTAATATTATATATTAAAACTGAAAAATAGATTTTTGTAATTTGTATTGAAGTAGTTTAGCTGTATTTGAGCTGAAATATATCCATTTTTAGTCCAAGTACCCACAACTTGAGACTTACCAGTTATGCTTCCTGAAAATGTTGTATTATAATTATCTATTATTCCAGACCATTCAACACTTTGGCTTAACACTCCTGAATTTTGAGTAAATTTACAATTATGAAATAATAATTTGCTTCCTATAGATAATATTCCTTTTGAAAAGTATCCACTGCTACCTGCACTTAATTCACAAGTTGAATTAAATACACAAGCTTCTGAATTAGTAGATAAAGCAAATGCGTTACCCAAACAATTCAATATCCCTTTCATATCGTCAAAATAACAGAATGAATTAACTTGTAATAAAACTGCTGTATTGATACTTTTATTATTACAATTTATTTTTAATTTACTAATATTTCCTAAGATTGAATTATACATAGAAAATCCAATATCATAGGAAGCATTATTTAATGTAATAGAATAACCATTAAAATCTATATTTAAAAATGGGGAATGTATATTCGCAATATTAATAAATTCATTTATAACTAAGTCACTAATTAATTTTATAGTTATACTTTTATTACTATAATTCATATACTTATTGGCTTCATTGAATAGCAGTTTGCAAGTCTTCGAACTTGCCCCCCCTGTTCCCAACTGTCCATTCTAAATTAGAAGTTAAAAGTTTTGTAGAGTTATCAATAATATCTTTTATATTGGAACTACCATATTCTAGCATTATAAATCCTTTATTAATTTTGATAGTATTTATAATAATACTATCAAAATTTAAGCATAAATTATTCCATTGGCTGTAACAGTATTGGTAGCAAATGGTAATTCATATTCACTCCATGTGCAATTGGTTACATTTCTATTTTTTATATTTGTATGAGCACCATTATAACATAATAATAATTTTGCTGCTTTTGAACCTGTAAAATTAGGATATTGTAGATTCATATAAGAATTATTATTATTTAATATATTAGCAGCAGATTTATTATTTGTAATTGATGAATTAGTTAATGTCATTTTAGAACCATATCCACAATAATATAACCATCCATTACAGTTTTCACTACCATTATTATCTAATTTTAAATCAAATCCCGTTAATTCACCTTGATCATTACAATATAATAATGATTGCTCTTGTGTTCCATCTAAATTGTTACCATTGTTGATAAAACTATATTTAGATATAATGATTTTAGAAGATAATGATAAAAGTGCATTTTTATAACAATTTTTAATACCATATTTGTATGCATTAGATGTTGAAGGAACCATAGTAACAGAACTTTCACTAAAATACCATCCTTTTGCTTTAGTTCCTATAGCATTGACCATAATTTTAATATTAGGTGCTTTGCAACCATAAAACATAAAGATATATTTTTCGGTATCAAAATTATTAAGCAATACTTCATCATCTTCTGATAATATATTTATATGATTTGCTAATGCATTTCTTAAGATAATTTGTTCGTTTAATTTATATCCTGATTTTAATATAATATTTATGTTGCAATTATTTTTTACTGAAATGTATTCGAGTGCTTTTGCTAAAGCATCTGATAATTTGGAGAACCCCCCCCCCCCCTCCTACTGTATAAGTTTTGCTCTCTGTTAATATTTTAACACTACCATTAATTATTTCTTTTATATTTGAATTTCCATAATTTATCATTTTTAATTCCTTTCTAATATAAGTATATATAACCACTAGATGAAAAAACATTTGCAGTAATATTAGTTTTATTAAAACCAGATACAACTATATTACTACTACATGTAATATTCCCACCATGAGAAGCAAATAAAGCATATGAATTACTGTTTGAAATATTTTTAAATATAGGGGTATTAAATCCTAATTCAGATGCAATATGCGAAACACCACAATTAGCAGCTACATTATTATATGTTCCATCAAATGTAACATTTGCAGCATATATTTTACTTGAATCGGCACTCCATAATATATTACCACTGCAAGTTTTAAATGTAACGTTCTGCCATGCATTTAATATACTACCATTGTCTGCTACTACACCCGATTCAGTACAATTTTCAAATGTACTGTTTTGTACTAATCCTATACATCCAACACTACCAACACCCCATTTTGCATTATATACACCAGAATTATTAAGCTTAAAATTAGTTTGTAAGAATCCAAATGCCATCGAAAACATAGTAGGTACTGAACTAAATCTAAGTTTAAACGATATTGTTGGAGATATTCCAAATGTAAATGAAACTGCAATAGGAGTTGTTGCGTATTGATTTATAAATGATGGATTAGGTGTCATAGTTCCATCAAAATCAACATAATCATCTTCTGATGTTAAAACAACATGTCCTAAATTTGCATTATTGATATGAAGACTTTCAGTTAATTTATACGATGACTTCATTGTTATAGTAATTTTATAATTTGTCACAGATATATATTTTGAAGCTTCTTGTAATGCATCTGCTAAATTTGAAAATGTTCCATTTGTACCAACAGTCCATTCAAGATTCTCTGTTAATAGTTTAGGTAAACTACTTAAACTTAATTGACTGCTTTTTGTTTTTGAATAAATTATCTTTTTGATAGGAATTGTATCATTATCAGTATATATTACTACATTATTATTTTTAATAATATAGTCAAAAGGCACTGCATCTATTGATGAGTTTGCAGTATTTTCTATATATAATCCCAGAACTTGAATTATTGTATCAGGTTCAATTGCTATTTTGAACATTTTTTTACCTTTACTGATATTATCAGTTGTGGTAAATTCTGGATCATTTATTACTTTGATACTACTATCAACTACACCTAAATTACCATCACTTGATAATGATACAATACTATTATTAAGAATTGCTTCATTTACAGTTGATGTAGCTGTCAATCCACCTTCTTGTTTTTTTAAATATAATTTATTTTCACTTTTTAGTAATATTATTTTATTGACTGGAACCTTATCTATGCCAGTTTGTGAATCATTTACAAATGACCATACATTATCTATACCATATGCCATTTAACTGATCTCCCTTTTTAACATTATTTATATTCTATTTCAGAAAACTTACCATCATTAATAATATTAACAGTAGATGTAAAATAATCTAATTGATTTTTAATTTCACTATTATGACTTATAACATACATGCTCATTAAATCAGTATTCTTTGTTAATATTTTTAATAACTCATTTTTACCTACACTATCTAAAGAACTATCTAAAACTTCATCAAGTATAAGTAAATTACATTTTACATCAAACTTATTTCTACAAATATCTAAAAAAGCTAACATTATAGAAAATGTTAGTCTTAAAGCTTCACCATTACTCATAGATTTATATTCAAATGGTTTATTATCTTTAGTAATTGTTTCTTTTAAGTTTGAATCTAACAAAAATGTAAAATTAAACTCATCAAACATATTTATATATTTGTTTATAGTTTTGTTTATAAATGGTAAGTGCATATTTAAAAATGCACCTTTTAAATTGTTATTATTCAATAGAATTTCAAGTTGATTTAAATTAGAAATATATGTATTGATCTCATTATACTCATTTACAATTTCTTGTAATTCTTTTTCATTTGAAATAATATCATCATTAGCTGGTTTTTCTATGTGTTCTACTTTGCTTTTTTCTAATAAGTCTTCATATACTTTTTTATTTTCTATTGATGGTTTTAATTCTAACATTTTTGTATATATATCATCTTTGTTTTTAATATATACTTCATTTTCATTTTGTAATACTTCTAATTGTTTTAATAAATCATCATGATTAGAAACATCAATATTGCTTGGAATAATTTGTTTTAACTTCTCACAACCTTTACACATTTTATATTTTTCCATTAATTGTAAAGCTGATTTTTGCTCATTTATAATTTTTAACAAATCATTTATTCTATTAGAAGGGTCCTGTGTTAATATACTGTCATATTGTGTTTTTAACTCTTTTAGTTTTTCAACCTTTCCAGATTCTTCTTTAATTTTATTTTCAATCTCATTAATATTATTATTTTTATTTTCTATATAGTCATTATAAGCTTTTAAATCATATTCGTATTTTATTTTTGCTTTTGATATAACATCTTGCAAAGTGTTTATTTTAAATAATGTATTTGTTTGTATAGTAGTTTTTTCTTTTTTTAAAAGTTTTATTTTTTCAGTAAGTTCTAAAAATGTAGCAGTATCAGAAAGTATAGCAAATACATCTTCTTTTTCTTTTTTAGATAACCTTACAAATGATTGACTTAACAAATCTCCACCTAAATATATAAGGTTTCTAAAAGCTTGTTCTGTAAATTTTAATATATTATTTTCTAAAAATTCTTGATACGCTGAATTTGTACTTAATAATGGTATTAATTCATTATTTTTGTATATTTCAAAAATGCTAGGATTAGTCCCTCTTTTAATTGTGAATTCATCTCCATTAATATTCATTTCAACTTCAACATACATTCCTTTTTTATTGATATTATTAACAAGTGATCCTATTGTCTTACCATTATATGTTTTACCAAAAAGACAATAATGTAATGCTAAAAATAAGCTTGATTTTCCAGCACCATTTTTACCTGTTACCAAATGAATACCATTAGTAAATTCAAATTTTGTTTTTTTGTTTCCATATTTCATAAAATTTTGTAGTATTATAGATTTAAAATTAATGTTATTCAATTCTTTCCTTTCAAAAATAAAATGAGTGATTAATCACTCATTTAGCTTTTAAATACATAATAATCATCATCTTCATAGACTAAGACACCATCATTTATAGCTCTTTGTTTTGCACCATCTAGATCTGAATCATCATCTTCCATATCAAAATATCCAAGGTTTTCCAATTCATCTTTTAACTCATTTTCACCTTCTGCAACTAAAAAATCAGACATAATAGCAATTGGATCAAATTCAATCTGTTCACCAATATCATCTTCTAGTTGTGTTATATAGTCGAAAAGAACATCTGAAGCACCATAACTTAGCCCTTGTTTTTGCATTTTTTCTTGGAACATGTTTTTACTAACATTAATAATCATTGTTTCTCCTTTAGTTTTGATTTATAAAAATTATATCACAGTTTTTCTTAATTTAAGCTTAATTATTTATAACATCATTCAATACTGACTCTAAATGCTTATGTTCTTTCAAAATATATTCTTTTATAAAATCTAATGACTCGGCAACAGAGTTATTTAAACTAACAGATTCATATAACTTTTCTTCTTCATATTTGTAGAATACCTTGCTTATTCTTGCCCTAGCACCAAAATATTCTAATATTTTATCTTCTTTTTCATTTTTTTCTTCAAGTATTATTTTTCCTACTTTACAAAAATCAGGAAAGTTGCCAGTAAATAACTCAGGTTCATCTTTATACTGCAATATTATTTTATCTTTTAAAACAGTAACAGTAAAATGTCGCCTATCCCAAGTATTTTCTACAAACTCTTCTTCTAAGTTTTCATTTAATAAAATTATACCAGGTACAGAATTAATTTCATTAAAAGTCATTTGATAAGGTGTTCCTATATAAACATTATTTTGGTTAAAATGATAATGTCCCATATAAACTTTTTTATATTTTGAATTATCAATGTTTAACCCTTCTTCAGCAATACTTGTATTATTATATTTAAATCCTTTTAGTTCAGCATGACCTAGTAATATATCACATTCTTTTAGTAACTCTTCATCACCACATAACCATGGAGATATTCCTATTTTGTGTTTACCAAAAATATGATATGATGGTTCTTTAATATATTTTATTCCAAGTAAATCAGCAAATAACTCACTTGAAACGATATCTCTATTATCTCTGTTATACATATCATGATTTCCAGCAAATGTATAAAAATCAAACCCTTCAAATATAGTTTTAAATCTAGTTGATAAAGTATGTAATAATTTTAAATCAATTAATTTTCTATTATCAAACATATCACCTAATTGATATATTGTACTACAACCTTTTTCTTTTAAAATGTCTCTATATTTTTCTAGAGAATTTAGTTGTACTTCAAGAATATCATGATCAAAATTTTTACACCCAAAATGTAAATCCCCTATTAAAGCTATCAATTTTCCCATATATCTAACTCACTTTCTACTGTTTTTTTCTCTTTTTTAGGAAAACTAGGAATATATGTGTTCCTAAACTTCATGATATCTAATGTTTTAAAGTTTTTCCCAGTAATTTTGTTATATTCATCAGTTTTTAATAAATAATCATGATGGTATATCATTCTTACTGTTTTATTGTTATCAATATTTTTCAAAATATCCCATAGTGTATTAGATTGAATAACATCTTCATTTACAATAAAATACCTTTTTGAAGTATCAAGATTTAAATCAGTTTCAACTTTTTTATTAATATCTTCTACAATATACAATTTATTATCTATAGCAACAATAGGATATATTTCTATATCATATTTTATATTTTCATCATCAGTTTTATAACAGCATGTATATTCTTTCTGTTCTAATCGTAATTCTAATTCTGTGTAATCAGTATAATAGTTTTTTAATAGTTCCTGCTCAGCTTTTCTTTCATTTATTACTTGTAATATACTATTAACTATTATTTGAGTACAATATGCAAAAGCTTTAACTGGTTCTTTGGATATTTTTGAAACTTTATTAGCATCAAAATTAGGAATTACATACAACATTAACTTTTCAGTAGCATTTGAATAAAAATCATCTTTGTATGTATATCCGCTAAATTTTGGCATTGTTAATATTCGTTTTATTAGAAGCAAACACATTTCACCAAATTTTGTTTTTTTATAATGTTCAGATATCCCTTCTTCTCTTAATTTCTCTATTTGTTGAATATCATCATCTGTTTTATCTTCTATTTTTAGTAATTCTTTTAGTTTTTCAACCTTTTGTAATTTTACAATTTCATCTCTTAAATCTTCTTCCTTTAAGTAATCCATATAATTCCTTTTTATTTTATTATAACATATAATAACTTAAAATCATCTTAATAAATATAAATAATATAATATACTTAAATAAAGGAAAGATATGAGTAAGGTTATAAATGAATCAACCACAACAGTTGATATTGCTGGTGTTGAATTAAAACTTGCAAAATTAATATATCGTATATACACCGAATCTTTATTAAATAGAATAGGAGCAAGAATAAATGTAGCAGTTCCTAATGGCAGTATTTTTGCTTTTAAGGGAAAATATTTAACAGATTATACTGGAACTGATAAAAGCAGCACCCCTTATGCTACTATTTTACCTGATTTTGCTGGAAATAGAGATAATAATCAGGAAACTGATGTAAAAGCTGAAATGAATTATAAAATTGTAAAAAGAGCAATAAACTGTCAAACTAAAAAAATAAGATCAAAATGGTCAATAGAAGCTATTACCGATTTAGTTGCTCTTACTGGTAAAACAACTGTTGAAGATATATTAGAAAAAGAACTTTTAACAGAAATTATCCAAGAAATTGACTTTTCAGCTTTAAAAATGATGACAACTAAGGCAACAAAAACACAATTAACATTAAAAGCACCTAATGATCCATTAGTTGGTATAGAATTATTTAATGCAGCTCAGAAAAAAATATTGGAAATGGCTGCTTCAACCAAAAGAGCTATAACTATGTGTATTACAGCACCATATGAAACTTGCGCTAAATTGATGTCACATCCTAATTTTAAAGCAAATGAAGACTTCACAAACTCATATTTCATGGGATCCATAGGTGCAACAGAAATATATTGTGATTATTATAATTCTTTAAATAAAGAATATATGTTAATCTCTTATAAGCATAGAAATAAAGAAATTGAAATAGCTGATGGTTCTACTTGCTTTGCATTTTATAGTTATAACATAACAAAAGCTTTTGACGCTACAAGTGGTGCTGAATCATATTTTCATTTTTTAAGGTATGATGTAGTTCAACATCCACTAGATAATACTAATGATGGGCGATCTATTTTCTTACATTGTATTGAAATACAATAGGTAAAATGTATGGCTTGGAACTTAAATAATAGACAAAATGAGTATCAATTATTTGGTACTCTATCAGCAGAAATAATAGATATGTATGGATTTCAACTAACATATATAAAAACAACAAGATTAGGACACGATAAAGTTCTAGATGATATAATAAATTATGGGACCGAAGCAACATATCAGATATTTGCACTACCAGAAAATGCAGAAATGTTTGATGAAAGAGGGGATATATTAAATAAATTTGGTATATTTACAATGGATTCTATGAATCTTTTTATTAGTGCTAATACAATGAAAAGGATATTTCAAGATGAGTCTAAAATACCATCTGCTGTTGGTGATATATTATTGCTTCCAAGTGGGAAATATATTGAAATAACAAGTATTGAGCATCAAGTGCCTGGTGCTAATAACCAATTTACTTATTCAAATTCAAAAAATGTTTATATGCTAAGATGTAAATCATTTAATTATAATCATGATAATATACCAACTTTAGAAGAAGTTAATAATGAAGAAGTTAATGAATCTTTAGATGAAATTTTTAATTTAGTTGGTAGTGCAGAAAACTCAAAAGATAAAATAAAAGAAGAGCAAGATAAAGAAAGTCCTTTAGTTAAAGGAACTGATAGTGTGTTTGGTTATTTAGATAGTTAATCTTTTACCCAAACACCCTGACCACAATCCCACACTTTATTATATCCATTTAATAACATGTTTTCATACTCAGTCAAGTTTGGATCAAATTTAACTAGTTTGTCTTTTAGTTTATGCTTCATAAATTGTTGTCTAGAATATTTGTTATTACCTTTAATGTAATAATATCCAGGACTAGAATAGTGACTAAATGTAAACCCTAATTGTTTGTATATTGATCCATCAGAGTAAAGTCTATCTGAGTAACTTATTAATGAGCCTGGGTGATTTTTATGAAAATGTTTTAATAATCTAGAGGCACCACCTACAACATTCAATCCCATCTTAGTGCATAATCTTATCAATTCCCAATCATAACTATTAGTGAATCTTGGCTTACCAAAGCTCATTAGGCACATCAACTCATCTTTGTAATACAACCCATAGCAGATAGAACTACCAGTAAATCCTTGGAGATGATTACTGTCTAAAAACTCTTTCTCTTCTGCCTTAGGTACTTGTTTTAGGATACATTTTCTAGCCATTATCTTTTTTGATCTACCTAATTTGTTGTTTATAATTGACTTCCAAATATCTTTTTTCTCTATCCAAGATGACTCAAATATATGTAAAAGTTGAATTCCTTTTTCTAAACATTTATTTGTTTTATTTAAATGGTAGTTCTCATCTTTACCCATTTGCTCAGAATGCCAGTAGTCTCCATTACATTCTATAGCTAAATTATGATCTGGTAAATAGAAATCTAATTCTTTATCACCTAGAATCGAGTAGTCATTTTCTATATAGTTATCTAGTAAATCAGATACTTCTTTTTCAAATGAACTAGTGGAAGGATTGCATATTGGACATAATATATTTCCTCTTTTGAAATGTCCGAAACTTCTTTGAAAAATGTGGCCTTTTTGGCATTCAACGGTTAAATATTTTGCTAAGTTTTCTGATGTAATTTTGTAACCTAATTCATTTATAACTAGCATTTTTTCATCATTTTTGCATTTTGGACAATATGTTACATTTTTGCCAAAAAAGTTACTAAATGATCTTTGAAAAATATGTCCTTTTGGACATTTAACTTCTAAATTATGCCCTAAAGACTCAGACTGAATTGTAAATCCTAAATTATTTAAATATATTTCTTTTTTGTTTTTATCACATTCAGGACATGTAACTATACCTTTCTCAAAGGTATAATATGTCCTTTTAAAAATATGTCCTTTTGGGCATTTAACCATTAAATTATAGGTTAAATCATCAGAAACAGCTTCATAACCGCATTTCCTTAGAAAATCTAGTTTATTCTGTTTATTACAATCTGGGCATATAACATGACCATTAGCAAATTTACTAAATTGTCGCTTAAAAGTGTGCCCATTTGGACATTCTACTAAATTATCAGATTTATATTTAAATCCTAAATTATGAAGATGGTTTATCTTACTTTCAAGTTCACATTTTGGACATGAATATGTTCCTTTTTTAAAAACACTAAGTGCTCTTTTAAAAACATGTCCATGTTTACATTCTACTTCAAAATAATCACTTTTATCTTTTGATATTATTTTATATCCCAAACTATGTAAAAACTGCATTTTTACTTCGTCTTTACATTTTGGACATGTAGTACAACCTTTTTCAAAAACACTAAATGCTCTTTTAAAAGTATGTCCTTTAAAACATTTAACCTCTAAATCGACTGATAAGTTCTTAGATATGACTTCATATCCTAAATTATTTAAATAATCTATTTTATTGTCATTATCCATATAATTATATCCTAAATATTATTAAAATATTATAACATAAACTATATTAAATCAACCTTAACTTATAAATAAATGGATAACACAATAACTTATGAAGGGTGAAATTAAATGGAGTTTTTCTTTTTCGAAACAACTAAGAAGTATTGTAAAGGGTTACTCGATATATTCAATAGTATACAAGTTAAAAAGAAAGTAGATGAAAAAACAGATAAGTATGTCACAGTACCTATTAGTTTTGGAAGTAAAGATGCTGCTTCTGTTTTTAGTGATACAGAATTAGATCAATTATTAAATGGTAATTTTAATATATTACCTAGAATGTCTTTAGCTTTAATGAGTATGGAAAGAGATGATCAAAGAGCTACAAGTAGATTTCAAATACCTATAAAAGATATTGACGGGAAAAATATAACTTTCCAACATAACTGTGTTCCTTATTCTTTTGATTTTGTATTAAGTATAGCTACAAGATCTTTAACTGACTTAACTTCTATATTAGAGCAAATTTTACCTTTCTTTAACCCAAACATTAATTTAAGGGTTAGAGAGTTAGAATGGTTAACAGAACCTACAACTATACAAGTTGAATTAATTAGTGTAGATTATGAATTACCTGATGAAAATGATGGAGCTGATATAAGAGTTTGTAGTGCTAATGTTACAATGAGACTTCACGGGAATATATATCCCCCTATTAAAAATGGTGCTGTTATCCAACAAGTTAAATTATACTTATCACCAGTTGTAGATTTCTCTGAAGATAGTAAAGAAATAGTGCATAAGTTTAATATCGATGAAAATACACATATGATGGATATAGATTCATTTGTTAGAATAGATTATGGTGAAGAATGGAATAAAATAAAGCCAGTTATAGATGGTGTAAAAGGTGAAGTTAAAAACTTACCTATTCAAGAAAACATAAAATATAGGATATTATACACAGATGATACTGATGATAATATTAAGTTTATTATAAATGTATTAGAAGATAATGGTGTTAATCCTATTATATCAAAACAATTAAATTATTTTACTGTGTTTGCTAAAAATAAAGGTACCTTAAAATTAAGTATTCAAGCAGTAAATTCATTTGATTTACAAAGTAATATTTATGAAATGGAGTTAGAGTTCTCATGAAAGAAAAAGCAGAAGCATTAGGAAAAAAATTAGATAAAATAAATGATATTTTTAATGTTACAGAAAAAACAATAGTTGAAGTTGAAAAATCAGATTTAATAAAATCTAATCCAGAAGAAAATCTAAAATTCACATATTTAAAAGAAGATTTTAACTTAATGAGAGAATCTTTAGTTAATACTATTAAAAGAGGACAAGATATATTAGAAGTTATTTCGAATAATATATTAGCTGATCCTTTATCTTCTAATCAAGCTGTTATGGCTTATTCAACATTAGTTGATACTATAAACAATAGTACAAAACTACTTACTGATATCTACAAAAATATAGTTGATATTCAAATTAAGATAGCTCCAAAAGAAGCTGAAAAAGGTAGTGGTAAACAAGAAATAATGACTATTGCTCAAATAACAAAAATGATTAGCAAAAATCAACAAAGCCAAAGTTAGGCTTTGTTTAATTCTATTGCATTAAAAATCATTTGTGTTAATTCTTTGTTTTCGTTATAATATGATCCTACACCTACATCATTTCTAGCAAGATAATTCATAGCTTTTTCATCAGAATTATTATTAACAATAAACTTCATTAATTCAATTAACATACTATTAAATGATTCTTTAAACTTTTCATAATCATTTGGATCAACAAGACACATAATTTCATCATCTTTTATAGTTACTGTTGAAGTTCCTGATAAAGCATCATAAAAATTAATATTATTCAAAGATGGAAACTCTTTTATAAATTTATTAAACCCATATAACTTTATAGGATAATATTTCTTATAATTTACCATGATTAATGCGTTTTTATCAAAATTGTTAGATAATAGGCTTTCTAAATCTATGTCTGCTTTTTTTAATTGTTGTTCAGCATTTTTTTCATCAAAACCTTTTATAAAAACATCAATATCAGTTTCATCTATATTTGATTTACCATATTCGTATTTATAAGCTAATGATATCAACTTTTCAATCTTTTTTAGATCAGCCATTTTTATTAACCTTAATAATTATATTTTCAATTCTTTCTACAATATAACAACCAGTAATTACAATAACAGTTATAACATTACTTAAACTAATTTCACCATCTATTATTACTAGCAGAAGTATTAGATATAACAACAAAATACAAGCACAAAAATTATTTATAAACCAATTTAATACTTTTTTAAACATTTTATCTCCTTTTTAATTATTTATCAAGATTCCAATTGATATTCTCTAAAATCACAAAGCTCTCCTACTTTATCTTCTATTTCTTTTTTGTGGTTTGGACATAATTCTATAATATCACATAATAATTTTATTGAAAAGAAAAATAATTCAGTTTCTTTATCAATTTTTTCAATAGGTATATTATAGTTTAAACTTATAAACTTTTTTACAGTATCATATTTTGATTTTATTTTGCAATTTTCGAATACAACTTTATCTGAAAATGCAAATCTAATATTGTGATAGTTATTACCAATCTTACACATTTTAAAATTACTTAGTTTCATTGTTTTTCCTTTTTGACATATTTTAACTTTCTTCCATTTCCTTCTAACAAATTTATATTTTTATCTTCTTTTATGCTGTTTTCATCCTCTTTGATGTTTAACCCATGTCCATTTAATTCTTGTTTAAATTTTTCATAACTGTAAAGTTCTTTTTTACTTGTGTAGCAATTAAAATATTCTAGCATTTTATTTCCTCTAGTAAATTATCTTCATTATTCATATTCTAACATAATAGTCTTAAATTAAACTTATTTTGTATTACATATTAAAAATATGTAAAAATTTCTAATATATAAAGTCTTCAAGTGCATTTTCAAGTAGATTTTTATAATTATTCCTATCAGCAAAATAATATTTACCATCTTTAAACAAATAAATGTATTTTATATCACAATAATGGTCATCAAATACTACATTCTTAAATGTTTCCAAATTCATTCTTACATCATGATTATAGTTATGTTCATATTCAAAGAAATTACATAAATCAATGCAGTTTGATAAAAAGCGAATATCTTTACCTATATTTAATAATTCACACAATTTATTATAATTATAATTTTGTAAAAGCATTCTACCAGCTAATTCTATATTACCATCATACATACAAAACGAGTATTTCACATTATTATTGTTTTCTAATATACCTATAAAACATCTATTTGTCATCTTAATCCTCTGTGTAGTTATTGTATAAAACTAAGTTTTTATTAACTCCAAAATATCATCATAAATTGAGTAACCTATATTTACATCATTTTGTTATTCCCAAAATATTTCCCACAAATAATTCATTTTAGTTTCTCTTTATTAAATACAGCTAATGAAACATTATCTGGGCAACCTTTTTGTAGTTTTTCCTTTAAAAAAGTTATAATTGAGTATAAATTAATAACATTTTCAAAATAATCATCATTATATGAATATCTTCCATTTGCACCATAATACACAACCTTATATCCAATGCTATAGACATCTCCGATATAATGAAGAAGATAACACCAAGAAACTGTTCCATAAGCTTTGTCTTCATCAAGAGTTTCTATTTCTTTAGAAATTTTTAATACTTCCTCAACTTCTTTAATATTCTTTTTAGTTGTTATTTCAGGAAATTTTAGTTCAATACATTTTAACATTAAATCATATATTTGTAGTTTTTTGTTATCATCGCTTTTTTGTAGTTCCATAAAAAGTGACAAACAATTATTATAGACATATTTGTAATTTTCCATTTTTATCCTTTTTAATAATTTTCTTTCATTTTTATGATTATAACATAATAAACCTTAACATAATCTTAAATTTATAAAACTAATGCTATTTTAATTTCTCTTGAAAAATTATCCGTCAGAAACATTTTCTTGTATATAGCTTTAAATCACCACTATCACGATATTGAACTCTACATCAATATCACCAAATTTTTATTTTTCAAGTTATTTTATTAATTTACTTATTTTAATTTTTCAACCTACAACCTGCAACTTTTCATAATCGGCTTTATACCATTTTTTAAATTTGTTAGTTAAAATTGTATTTGGAGTTTTTATTTTAACTAAAAATAAATCTTTTTCTTCAATCACATTTATAATTTCATAAGTTTTTGGTAATTTTATTTCATTTTTTAAATGAGTAATATCATAATATTCTTCATCTTTAATAAACTTATTTAACTCATCATCATAACTATAACGACTTTCAATCTCTTTAATTTTTTCTAGCATACATTTATAGAAGTCAAAACCTAAGTCTGAAACTTGTTTCTCTATATTAGAAAGTATATAACTTACAATTTCATTATAACTAATTCTACTTATTCCATAAATTACTTCATTATCTAATGCTAAAGAATTTTTATTATCAATTAAACAACTATTTAGATATATTAATGCTCTCATTCCTGAATTATGATAAAAGTCGTATTCAATATCGAAACTATTAAAACAAAAAATTACTATATCGCAAAGTGCATCTATTTTTTCTAAATCATCTTTTGCTCTAAAATATTCACTAACTTTTTCAAAAACATTACCTAAAAACTTTTCCTGTTGATTTTCATAGGTTAAATTCTTTTCTCTATATTTTTCTAATCTTTCTTTAATTTCATTAAATTGCTTTTTGTTCATTTTCCACCCATTTCACTTTTAACTAATTTAATATCACTCTCTAACTCTTCTTCAATATATTCAGATATTGAAGACACATATCTTCTTGTACTCCATCTCCACTCCTCCCTACCTTCAGGTGTTTTATACTTATACCTTACAAAAATAAGACAATTAGGATTATCTTCTAAGTGATGTTTTAGGTTTTCTATACTACAACACTTATTACAATTTTCATTATTTTCCCAATTACAATCACAAGTTTTTACAAAGTTTTTTACAATATAATCTGCTTGTTTTCTATTTAATACTTCAACATATTCATTTTCAAATACTGGATACCATTACTTTTCCTTTCAATTTACATAAATTATATTATTATAAACTTAGTTATCATCCATCCATTCTATTATTCTTAAAGCATCCTTATAATTTTCAGCAAATAATGCTCCGCCTTTATCACCGAAAACATAATACTTGTTGAATTTAAATTTATATGATATATAATAATTATCTTTTGCGGTGCTTTTTATTTTTATAGGATAGAACATACACATTAATCCTATAGTCCATTGTTTAATTTTATTCATTATTACCTTCCTTTATTGCAATTTTTATAAAATAATAATTTTTCACTAGGACCTATATATTTTACATATAATTTGTAAAATTCATCATTTAATATTATTTCCGGTGACTTTTTAACAACATTTAAAATATCTCTTGTTATTTCGATTTTCATTTTATGGTTATCATATTTTAAATAACAGTAAATTATTCCTGACAAAATAATTAATCCTATAAATATAATTACATTCCCATTCATTTACAATTCCCTTCAAGCATTTTATCATTTATTTGGTGAATCATTAGCATCTTCATTATAACTCCCCCAATTATTTCTTTTGGGGGTAAGCCTTATGCTAATATATATTTCCACTAATTTTTAGTATTTTTCTACTTCATCACTGTGATAGGGCGATTTTTTCAACTATTTCATATAATCTTTCATATTCGTCTATAATAGCTTTTATAATAGATTCTAGATTTCTATTACTAATGTGAGAAACAACAGCATAATCGGATTTTAAATCTTTCATAGCTTGATTAACCTCATATATATAATCTTTGATGATTTCTCTGTATCTTTTCAATTCTGGTGATTGGAGTTCATCCCTAAACCAAGGCATTTTGTTTTTATAGCTAAGTAGGCGGTCATGTATATTCCATAATTCGTCCCGCAAGTCACTATAAATGTTATAATATTGTTTGGAATTATATCCACCCTTTGCAAGCTTGTCTAGAATTTCTAAAACTTTCTTCCCATGCGATTCTATCTCTTCATAATCTTTTCTAAAATCCAGACCTGTTTTCCAGTTGGCCACATTAATCGCCTTGAGCATATCATCAGAAACGGCTTCATTAATAAATTTACTATACATTTTTATGTTTCCTTTTAATAATATTTTTAAGTATTTATAATTGTAACACATTAGCCTTAAAACAAACTTATCCTTACTCTAAATTCTACATTAAAAACAGGATATAATGTAAGTTCTTTATTACAATTTGAACATTCATAACAAAAATCTTCTTCATTTAATAATTGTAAGTCATTTAAAATATCTTGATCTATTTCAATATTTTGCTTACAACAAGGACATTTTACAATGTTATCTACCATAACTTACTCCTTCAACAAATCTTCGTTTTCATAAATGTTACCAACTACTTCAAAAGTATTTAAATACTCACATTTATCAATGTCAAATTCACCATATAAAGTTTCATGAAAATTATATTCATATTTCCATTTACCTTTAAGTGCAACAAATTTATTTTCACTATCACGCCAATCTATTATTACTAATTCTTCATAATTTGGTGCTTTAACTTTTACAATATCACCTTCATAAACTTTTTTTCCATTAATATCTTTATAATTTGTGCATAAATTAATAATAGCATTTTCATCAAGTTCTGATAATCTTGTTTTTGCTTCATCACCATAAATGAATTTTGTTTGATGACATTTACATAATTTATCACTACATCCAACAAATTTTTCATCATATATTCTAAAATTAAAGTCTTTTAATTTCATATTGTTTCCTTATTACCAACTATCCAATCTATCCACTCTTTCATAATAGAATCAACATATACATCACTTATGCTACAACCCCAAGTGTGGTTAGTATCTATTCTAAAATATATTTCATTATCTTTTTGACCTTCAAACTCTTTGTCACCTAATTTTCTATTCTGTATCCAAATTATAACACCATCATTAGATGATGTATGGTTATCATACCAATAAAGTCCCATATCTTTAAATAAATTTTCATCTATTAGCAAATATCCACCACATCTCCATGATTTATTAGGTAAAACAACATATCGAAACCCTTTGTATTCTCTGAAATCAACTTTTACTTTCATTTGTTTCCTCTAATAAATCTTTATTCACATTAATATTTCCAACAATTTCCATATATTTGCTTGATGGTATGAATTTGAAAAAACTTATATCTGCATTTTTCTTATATTTGTAAAGTTGCTCTTTAATATTTTTTCGATATATTTCTATTTCAAGAATATTATAAACAATATCATTTCTTGTAATAAGATAAAATTCTTCAAATTCTTTATTTTCTAAAATATCACCTTCAAAAATCTTTTTACCATTTTTATCATAAAATCCTGTAAAAAGTTCTATTTTAAAATCATCACTATTTCTATCCTTAGCAACTATTACATCCTTATAGAAACTATCGTGTCCATGGTCATGAAATATAGATTTAGTTGTTACTAATGATACTCTAATACCTTCTTCAGTACATCTAATGATATACTTATTAGATAATTTAGTATTACTACTTCTATCAATATACTTCTTTTCAACATTATCCCAAATCCTAAAATCAAATTCACTTAATTTCATTCTTCATCCTTTAACAAATTCATATTTTCGTGGATATTACCAGAAAGCCACATTTCTTTTATTTTATTATTTTTATCATCCATAAAATGTTCAAAATACCACCCACAACATCCATCAGATAACTTTGAATAAAGTCCGTCTTTTATATCAAAACAAACAATTTCATAAATCAATTCTTCATGTGCTTCATCCTCCATATATTCTTCAACCCATGTTAAGTGTTCTAAAATATCTCCAGCATATATTTTATTTCCATTTTCATCAATATATCCAGTAAAAAGTTCTACATCACCATCAATAGGGTTTTCATTGTAGTAAAACTTTTTGTTTTTATCGTCCCATACTCTATAATCAAGTTTCATTTTTTCCTTTCAAATTTTAATTTTTACAATTATAACAAAATATACTTAAACTAAACTTAAATTATAGAACTAAATAAAAATTGAAACAAACTTTCACTGAATTCATCATTATTAATATCACTTACAAATCTATCTGATACATCTTCACCTAAAATAGATAAGAATCTATAATTTCCTTGATCATTCAAATGAAAGTCAGTAGTATTTTTTAACACATCTTCATTTTTATTTGTTTTAAAGTCTATTGTAATATCAATAGTTCCGTAATTTTTTAAAAATGATATTTTAATATTAAAATAAAACTTTCCATTGATACTAAATTCAGACTTAAAATCATTTTTAGTTTTCATTCTAGTTCTTAGCGTTTCAAAGTTTTCAATACAAAAATCTTTTACTTGTCTATTTTCTCTTATTTGTTGTAAGGTGCAATCTAACATATTTTGTGTAATCATTTTTCTTTCATCTTCATTTATTATGTAATACGGTACTTTATCTTCTCTAAAAAAGAATTGAATAAACTTAGTTATTTCATTGTTTTCTCCCATGAAATAATATTTTTTATCTGTGTTATCTTTATAACATAACTCAAAAACATTTTCTAATAAATCATGTTCATAAAATAAAAATAAAACATCATCAATATGTACTGATTCGTGATTTTTCTTTGGAAGTACTATTGATTTTCTTTCAAATAAATCACCAACATCTAAACAATCCATGTCTTTTAATGCAAATTCTTTTTTAATTGATTCGGTAAAGTTTATAATTAAAATATTTTTCATTTATAAACCTTTAAGAGTTTATGCTCTTTACTAATTCTTCCCACTCTTCTTGACTTTTAAAATCTTCTTTTAATTTACAAACAATTTTGTAAGATTCATCTAATGGTAAATTATATAAAATATTTTGTATCTTTTCAAGTGGATCAAACATAGACATATCATCAATGTTTATCATATTAACTTCTCTTAAAAAATTTACTTTTTCATCACATGATAATTCAGAATATAACTCTACTAAATCATATTCATCAAAATTCTCTATATCACTTGGATCTATTTTAACATTTACATTCATTTGTTACTCCTTTATTATAATATATTTTAAATCTTAATATTCAGTAATAAATTTATCATCAGGTTCCTGATAAGGACTTCCATATTCAATAAACATACGACGATGAATAGGTTTATTAAATATTTCTAAAGCATCTTCATAATCACTTATTGAAATTAAATCTTTTTTATCATAAAAATAAACATTGTCTGGTGAAATTAAGCAAGTTCTAAAGTCTTTTAATAAATGCCAATGTTTTCCATCTATTAAACAAAACTTTTGGATGTTTTCATATTTATCATCATATAACTTAACTGAAAATTTGTAAAGTGCCATATATGATAATTTCATTAATAAATCATCCAAAAACATTATACAATTAGTTTTATTATCAAAATGCTTTAAAATATGCGTTAGAAAATCAAGTTTATCTTTGTACTCATAAGAATTAAACTCTATTGTATTTTTTTCAAATTGCTTAACTTTTTCAAGTGCTTTTTTCTCAGAAGGTTTTAATTTTGTATTTTCATTTATAGTTTTAGCACAATCAGAGTTTTCATCCTTTAGATACAAATCTAAGTAAACTAAATCAGTTGTTTGGATAATTTCAGACTCCGTAATTTTCAAAATGTAATCAATTAAAAAATCATCTTGTCTATAAGTGAGTGTAATAACACCATAATCTTTAGTTATTTCATTACAAAGACTTTTATCTCTTTTAATTGCTTTTAAAATATATTTTGGTAAATCACAATCAACAAAAAATAATGATTTTAAAGGGTTACATTTACACTTTACTTTTCTAAAAGTTTTCTTAAAACAATCAGGACTATAAAGTTTATCAAAATTGATTTCAACTCTATCTTGCCTACAAAATTTAAAGTTTTCAAATACAACTTCAAGTAACATTTCTTACTCCTTTCAAAATTTTCACAATTATAATAAACTTAAATGTCTTTATTATAATGTTTATTTGAATTATTGTGCGGTAGATCAACAAACAAATTACTTTCTATACAATTACAAATATAACCACTACTAAAGCTACTCGTATTTCCATCAAAGCTAACTTTTTTATTTGGTATTATGAAATTTATAGGTTTTTGTAAGTTTGCTAATCTTAATATTTCACTAAAATCTTGATAATTTATGCTCATTAAGTTCATTAATAATATAAAATCAATATTCTCTTGAGTTAAAAGTCTTATGATTTCATTTTTCTTACTAAAAGGTGGGTTGCTTATTAAAATATCAAAATCATAATCAATCCACCATTTACTAAAAAAGTTTTTACCTTGATTAATATGTCCATAAATTACATCAAAACCATAGTGTTTAAAAACTTTAACATAATTAGAACTTTCATCATCAAAAGGACAAAGTATTTTAGTAATATTCTTTTCATATAAACAAGGTACTAAAAATTCAATTAACATTTTTGGTGTATAATATTCATCTTTTAAATCAAAAGCATTATTGTAACTCTTCATATTTTAAGCTCCTATCATTTTTATCATTATTATTGATTTCTTCTTTTAGTTCTTCTTTAGGTATTTCTTCTACTATTAATTTCTTCCCTTTTAATTATGATACAATTATTATATTATAATAGCCTTAAAGTTGGCTTAAAACAATAATTAGTTAGTCTTATTCCTCAACTTTTATACCACATTTTTCTAAAAATTTATTACGCTCTTCATCACTAATTTCTATTTGGTTAATATTTTCATATCTTCTAGGATATTTTGATTCACCTTCAAGAATATATTTACCCTCAAGAAAATCTTTATACGCATGTTCAAAAAATTCATTTGTTTCTGCATCAAATTCAATTCCATCAGGAATTAATGCTATACCTTTAGATTTTATTTGTTTCATTATCACACTCTTTGTAATTTGTTCTATACCTTTTCTTAATAAACTCATAAAAATTTGATTTTTCATAAGTCTTGTCAATGGAGTCACTTAAGTTTTTCATAGCTTCATCTAATTCAGGATCTTCAAATCCTGTTTTAATAACATTTCCATAAGCATCTAAATAATCAATTTGACCATAACTATCTCTACATTTTTTATCCATTTTAATACCTATTTAATTCTTCAATAACTTCTTTTTCAAATAATAACGCATTTTCCATATTGCTCTCTATAACTAAATCCATATTAATGCAATAGTTTTCATAATCAATTTTACCGTCTAATAGTAATTTTACATAATTATGAGCATTTTGAAACCATTTAAATCTTGAATTATTTGGTAAATCAAAATTATCATTTATAGACTTAATTATATTACCCATACACTCTAATATAGATGGTAAATGTTTTAATAAATTTTCTTTATCTATAATATCATTTATTATTTTCAGTAACCAATCTGAATGAAGATCATAAAAAATAAATTCATCTAAATCTTTTCCATTTTTAATAGTTTCATTTATTTTATCTTTAGCATAAAATAAAATAAATGTAAAATCATATAATAGATCATATCTAACTCTATCAATATATCTAATTTTATTCAAAATAGCTATATCTTTCATCGTTGGATCTAATTTTTTAAATTCTTCTAATATATGATCATAAATTGGTTTTTCAACAAATTCAGAGTATCCTGAAATATCCAATAATTGATATCCAAATTTCATATTTTTAAAATTTAATTTGCGTTTAATAATGAATTTTGACTCTATCATATTCCTAACCTTTCAGACATCTCTTTAACTTTCTCTTTTGAAGCCTTTTTAAAGTTTTTATCTTTATCTTTTAATTCTTTATAAAATTTCTTTAACTCTTCATCTTCAATTGTAGGTACTAGAATATTTAATAACTCATCTTTCTCCATTTTCCTCTCCTGTATTCATATCAAGTTCAGAACTGAGTAATGTTAATTTAAATGACCCAAGTTCTTTTAAAAATTCCTTTTCAGCTTTTTTATCAGGAATATTATCTCCAAACGATTGACAATGAATTATCTTGTATTCTAAACAGTCTATTAAATCATTTATAATACTCATATAGTCTTTAATTGTAAAATCATCAGTATGAGCTAATAAGTTTAAACCTTGTATTGCCTTCATTTTAATGCTTAATTTACTATGTTCTTTTCTCAACTCTGATATTTTTTATCTACAATTAATCTAATTCCAAGATTTGTGGGACGACTACCACATTTTAATAAAGCATCAATTTCTTCTTGACTTAAAATCATTGCTATAATTATACTCCTTTATAAAATATTTAATTATTATCCTCTAAATTTTTTGCTCCGATATCACATTCATCTAAAAATTGATCAAATCCCTTCATCTGTTATTTTGTATAATTGAAACAAATTTAAATAAATAAAATAATCTTTAAATAATTTTCCAAATTCTCCAAAATTGCAACTTTCACATTTACAAAAATGCTTTTTATAGAAATTAAACACAATCCCTCTTAATTCTCTCATCTCTTCTTTTATCTCTTAACTCTCGTCCTATATTATAACTAAAACTTATAAGCAGTATTGCTATAATTAATGGTAGCATAATATAAGGAAAGTATATAAATAATATACATAGTAACATTATACCACCGACTATAGGTGCTCCAGTACAAAAGTTTTTAATATGTTCTAACATCTTAATCTCCTTATTTTATATTTTTTCTCATTTATAATATAATTTACTGTTAAGTTCTTCTGATTTTTTGAGAATTTGTTTTACTAATTCATTATCACCATAGTCTTTAATGTGTAGTAATAAATAATCTTTTAGTAACATATACTCTGTGTCTTTATATTCTTTCGGAGTATCAGTATGTGCATAACGGAATATATGGGTACCTAGTCTGTTAATTAATGTTTCAATATCCACATTTTTATCATTTATTTCTAAGTATTTTATATTATTTTTCATACAGCTTATGAAGTTGGTAATTCTTTTAAATTCATCATCTGAAAGATTACACATATATTTAACATTGTAGAACTCATCATCATAATAACATATGCAATTATTTAAAAATGCTAATTGCTCAGTTTCAAATTTAAAAGATATCACAGTTGCGTTATTCATATTATTCCTTTCAAATGTTTATGGTATTATACCACAAATAATCTTAAAGATTACTTAAATTAATTCATTCTATATTATAAAATTCTCACACTTTATCTTTCAACAGCTCTAAACTTTTGGTGGATACACAATACTCATTTATTTAGTTTTATTTTTGATTCTTTTAACTTCTCTTGTTGCTTAAATTTCCTGTCTAATTTATGATTAAGATATAAATAAGGCGGGTCAGTTATTATACAGTCTATCGTCTCATCTTTATTAATCATATCCTTGTATAAACTCTATACAGTCACAATTGTATACTTTATAATTACTTATTCACATCCCTTGAGTTAAATAATTCAAAATTATGATTATTTATATATTTAGTTAATGATATATCATTCTTTATACAATAATTTTTACATTCTTCCGAGTTTAAAATATCTAGTAGTTCTTTTTCAACTTCTGATATTTTTTTAATTTTACCTATAACTCCATGTTTGCTGCTTATGTATTCTTCAAGTTTTGAAGGAGATATAATGCTTAGGTCTAAAGAAAACATTTTTATGGTTTTACATTTAGGACATTCAGAGATATACCATTTTAAGTTATTTTCTGTCAATTTTAAATAAACCACTTTATCTGTAAATAATTTTTTAAATTCTCCAAAATTACAAGTTTTACATTTGCAATTTTTAGAATCTTTATGAAAAATACTTGTTATATGTTTTAATATTTTACTTTTATCCTTTAATTAATTTTAAAACTTATTCTTTGGTTTATAAAATCTTCCATGTTTTATTCTCCAATGTTTATGGTATTATACCACAAATAATCTTAAAGATTACTTAAATAATTCATTTTCAGTTAATACCATAAATTCCATATTATTTATTCTACAGAACTCTCTTGCAGCTTCCCATTTTGCTTGATTTTTTGAAACTGTTAATGCTTGTTCTACTACTCTTTTTTTATTTTTTTCTGTGATTATTTTTGGTTTTTTAAATATAGCGTCTTTTTGTGGTTTAATTTCAATAAGATATTTTTTTATGTTATTGTCTTTATCTTTTACTTCAATATAAAAATCAGGGAAATATCTATGTTTTTTACCTAGGAACTCATAAGGTATAATTATTGATTCACTAGCCCATTTAAGAACACCAGCATTATTATCGCACCATAACATAAATTTATATTCCCATGAGCTACGATAGATGATGTTTGCTACATCATCTATATATTTTTCTGGGTTAATAGGTTTATAAAAACCTTGTTTGAACTCTGGCATTAGTATTTAGGTTGTATTATTATAATTTAGGTTGTATTATTATATAAGCGTCTTCTATATAATCAAATGGATCATCAGGGTCTATAAACACTCCACTATCTACTAAAATCAAATATTTTGAAATATCATCATATTTTTTAAGATCTTTTTTTATAATTCCAACTATTTTATCATTTATTTCATCAGAGATTCTCATAGCATCTTCAATACCTGTAACTATATGTCTTAATTCAATAATATTACAATGCATTTTTAATAACAACTCTTCATTATCACCATCAAACTCTGGATTTGCAGAATCATATGTTATTTTTATTTTAAAATCATCAGTTTCTACTATACTTTCTTTACCATTTATATACTTGTAAAATCCATTTACATCAAGCCCATAGTCAATTAAAGATGATTCATCGATTTTTTTGGCTTTATTGATATATGATATAATTTTGTTACTAAGTATATCATTTATTTTGTGAATAAGTAAATCAATTTGTTTAGGTTTCCCTTTATTATCTGTAACCTTTGTTACTTTAATATTATCATTTACTGTGATATTAACATCACATAATTTATTACCATTTTTGTCCTTATATGTAGCTATCAAAGTATTTCCTTTTTCAGAAACACTATATGTAGCATTTAACTTTTTACCTAAAAAATCAAGTGATTTTTTGGCCAGATCCTTTTGAGGTTCTACTTCCTCATTTAAGAAAATACTATAGATATTCATTATTTTTCCTTTATTTTTGTATTATTTATAAAACGATGTTATTTTATCATAAATATCTTTTTAACTTCTATATAACTATTAAATGTTAATTCTAAAGTCCAATTTAAAAATATTAAACATGTAACTTACCACATCAAGTAAATCATTAAGTTTTTCATTTTACATCCTTTGTATTACATGTTTGTGTAATTACACCAAAATTTAAAAAGCTACATATTGCTTGTCCAAATGATTTTTTACAAGTCTTCTTGTTAGAAACAATAATCTCTATTTCATAAGGTTCTTGTGATGTTTCATCAATATTAAAAGTTGATTTAAAACTTTTTATATTTTTATTGTTTACGATATCAACAAGCTTTTCTACTTGCTTATTTATATCATAACTTTGCATGTATTCCTCCATTTTAATATTGTGATGAATGTATGGCCTGAATGCTCTATAGTGATACATTTTTATATCCTTTTAAACTTAATAGTATTTTTAGTTATTAAAGAATCATCATTTTCTTCAATTATTTCTAGTAATTCCCTTACTTTTGTTTCTGTATTATATCTTTTTAATAAAAGATTTTTAACATAATCATTTATATCATCTATTTTGATTTTGTTTTTATGTAAAGCCATTAAAGTATTGAACTCAATAGTTTTAATATTAGCATCTTTCAAAAGAAACACATATTCTTTTGTATTTTCTTTATTTAAAGAATAATAATGTTCTATTGTGTTTAAAATAACATTAAGCTTTTTAACAATTAAATCCACAACATCTATGACAAAATCATATTTTTCTTTAATAGGTTTTATTAATGGTATAACATCATCTAATTTCTCTGTTAAAGCTAATTCAAATATGTTTTTATAACTTAACACTTCTGCTAAAGTTTTGTGTAGTTCAATGTATTTGTCTGTTTTTAATTTATAAACTTTTCCATTAGTTTTGTTTTGTAAAATTACACCTTCAAAATTATCAATGGTGTTAATATACTCTCTTAATTCTCTTAAAGTTTTAAAATTACTATATTTAGAAGGTTCTTTATCAAATATGACTAAACCTTTATCTGTATTCATAGCAATTTTAATTAAATCTGTTTTTTCATAATCAACCACTACTCTATTTAAAGGCGACACCAATTCCATAAAAACTTGATTTTCATGTAAATAATTTTCTAAATCTTTATTTTCTTTTAAAAACTTTGTTGCTAATAACACTTGATCATTATCAACAGACATTTTAGTTCTTAAATATAATTTACCATCTAATAAAAATGGTATAATTAAACTACCATCATATTTGTCTGTTATAATATAATCATCTAAAAGCTCATCATCACTTAAAACCCAATCTTCATTTTCATTTACATTAAAGAACTTTTGTAAAGGATAAGAAATTTCTTTATCATCTATTACCATAAGCCCTCTCATAAAGAACGAGTCATCTTCTTTAAACCTTTCATAATCATTAATAATATAAGTATAAAAATCTAACTTATGTCCATTAAAGTAAGTAGTAGTTTTCCTATAATTATCTTTATTAGCAACAAGGTATTTAGCCTTGTCTATAAATTGTTTAGTCATTTTTATACAATTCCTTTACATCTTCTAAGACTTGAATAATTGCTTCAGATTTTTTCATACCATCATCAACAACTAAAATATCAACATTAGCGTTAAATATTTCACAAAAATATTTTCCGTTATCTTTACCTTCTAAAGATTCTTTTAATCTTTTTATATCCATTTTCTTTCCTTTTAAAGCTTTTAAGGATATTGTACCAAAATATCCTTAAATTAAACTTATTTAAAAACATCTATCTGATTGAAATCAAATTTTGAAACTTTATCTAATATTTCTTCTTGTCTTTTTAAGGCCCATAGCTTGTTATTAGCTAAATCATGAAAATATTTAATTGTATCATATTTTTCTGGAGCTTCTAATATTTCAAACTTGTCAAAGAAATCTTTTTTGGTCCTTACATAAAAATCAACATCATCTGTATAAAATATCATTACTTCATCATTTGTTTTATTTAATACAGATTTAAGATATGTATATTCTTTGCCACTTTCTTTATGGATAACTTTTTCCATTTGCAACTACTCCTCTGCTGGACAACTACAAGCTTGTGGTTTCATACCTTCTTCAAACACTTGAGTTACTGAGTAACTATAATCTGTTTGTCCAGGAAAGTTTCTTACAAATAATTTTTTATCAATACAAAAGAACACAATAGATTCGTTATACCACGGATATAGTTTTACTGACTTTTTAAACGAACAAATCTCTACACTAAAAGCCACACTAGCTAATATTAATAAACTAATTATAAGTTTCATTTAAATTCCTTTAATATATTGTTTGTTTTTTGAATACCCTCATTTACAATAGATTCAACATATTCTCTTTCTTTTCTTATTTCTTCTAATTTTTCATCAGTATATTCTTTTTCTTTTTCTTTTAAAACTTTTTCAAAAATTTCTTGTACTTTTTCAGGTGTCATTTCACAAACCTCCTATAATTTAGAGTAAGCATTACAATAGTTGTTTTTCTGTTAAAGCTAAAGAGATGAATCTTACCAATAAAACAGATAATACTAAACAAAAAGTTACAAAATATTTTTACATCCTTTCATAATATATTAAGGGGATTATACCATTAATCCCCTTAAATGTACCTTAACACAAATTATCTTCAACTTTATCCCTGTTAAAATTTCTATAAATAATTAACTGATAACAAAAAATATAAAAATATAAATATTAATATAAACTCTACTATCATATTTTTATATTCCCTATTATTAATGTCATTAAATATAACACAAGTAACAACAGAAAATATTACATAACTGCAAAATAAATTAAGCTGTATCATTATGTTCCTTCATATCATTTGGTACATAATATTTATATTGACCATTTAAAAGCAATTTCATCAAACTCTTCTAATGTAGGTAAACACATAGATTTTATGAAATTATCCACAATATCTTTTGATATCTCTTTACCTGTTTCTAGTGATCTTTTTTCAATTCTTTCTAGTATTGTGTTATAGGGGCATAACATAACTATTGAAACTTTGTTGTAATTTTTAATCAAACTTGATGAATTTAACAAAGACTTTCTTGACTTCATTGAAGTATTTGTTTTATCAATTACAATATCTTTACCTTGTTGTAGTAGTCTATTTAACTTAAACTTAAAGATATTATCTATTTCTTTTTGGTCATCTTGAGATAATTTACTCCATATTTCTGAGTATGTATTTAAATTAAATTTTGTTTTACCATAACTCATCAATATATCATCTCTTGAAATTACATTTTTATATTGATTACACAAAGTTGATTTTCCAACTCCAGGAACACCTATTAACATTGTTATAGTTGGTTTTGTTATATCAATAGGTTTTGTTTCATAAGGTTTTAATAATCTTATCTGTTTATATATGTCGGTTGATTTTGGTGTATGAGTTACTCTGCCTAATGAATCACATATTGAAAACTTACATAATAATTGCAAATCATCATAATTGAATTTTCGTTTTAATTTATCTATATCATATTTATAGATATCATGATAAACAACTATTTTTATTATTTTTATTATCTCTTCTTCACTTAAATTAAACTTAGATAAAACATCACAAGCATAATATACTCCAACATTTTCATGATTAAGAAATCTTACTTTTACTGTTCCATCATCTTTTGTTACTACTTCTCTTGTAAATATCTTGCCTAAATCATGTAAGGCTGCACCAAACATTAAAACTTTATAATCTTTATCATTTTTAAATAAGTCTTCAACCTTATTTAATACCATTATTGTGTGATCTAATACAGTTTTTTCTAAATGATATGGGTTATCAACAGTTTCAGTTCCATTTAAACATTTATGTAACATTTCTGAATATATATGATTTATTAATTCTTTTTTGTTTATCATTCTACTATTCCTTTCAAGCATAAGGGAATTATACCATTAATCCCCTTAAATATGACTTAATTACATATAATGTACTATTTTTTCATCTTTTTTATAAGGTGCTGATGTTGGTAAAACTATCTCACAACATAAATTACTTTGTGTAACAGTTCTATTTAGCATACCTTGTTTATTTACATTATCTGTAAAGAAAATGTAAATATTTCCTGTTTCAACTCTATACTTTAAAATTTCATCAAATAACTCTCTAGCATTTATTGATTTTTTTCTAATGTTTGATTTCTGCTCATATTCTAAATAACATTTTTCAAAATCATCACCAAAACTATCTAATAATTTTTGAGTATCTTTTGGATCAAATAATGTATAGTTTTCATTATTATACCATCTTTTTACAAACACATCATCTATTTTAATAGCATACTGCAAGTTTCTTGCTCTAGTAGATTCAGTTCCACCATTATCTTTTAACATTATCAAGTTTTGAACATCCATATGCCATGTTGGGTAATAAACACAACAACTACCTTTTCTTGTAGAACCTTGATTCCATGCAGATATTGTAGAATCTAATAATTTAATAAATGGTATAGGACCTGATGAAACACCAACACCATCTATAATAGAACCAGTAGCTCTTAGAGCTGAAACATCACAAGCAGTACCACCTTTATTTTTGCTATATATTGCAAGATTATCATTTGTAGCTAATATTGAATGTGAATCATCACCCATTTTAGCTAATACACAAGATGATAACTGGCCTTTATTAATACCAGAGTTCAGCATTATAGGTGTAGCGTATGTAAATTTATGAGTTGAGATTAAATCATATATTCTTTTAATTTTTTCAACTCTGTTACTTTCATTCATACAAATAAACATAGCAACTCTCATATAAGTTATTTGAGGTGTTTCTAATTTTATTGTTTTTGTTCTGTTTAAGCAGTATTTTGTATAAAACATACTAATAGCTTTATAGTTTTGAAATAAATAATCTCTGTCATTATCAATATATTTGTCTAATTCTTGTATTTCATCTTCTGAAAAACTATTAACAAAATCACTAGAATACACACCTGATAAAAGTCCAAGTTTTAAAACACTACTAAGTGATATTTCATCTCCTATATTTTTTCGATATTTAATAATATATAGTTTTGCTGCAAACTTTTCATACATTGGATATAACATACTTATTTCATTCACAGTAGTAGATAATATTTCATCATAAAGATCTTGTATTTTAATGTTATCTCTTAGTTTTATTTTTGATTTTGACAAAATATTCATTGCATATAATTCTTTATTATCACACACTTTTAATAAAAATTTATACATTTTATCTGGACTGTATTTTTCAACAGTCCCATTCCTTTTAACAACATTTATGTTAATATCATCTAATTCTGTAAGTGATTTAACTGGCAACATTTCCATCTCCATTCAATATTTTTTCTAACTCATTTTCTAATATTTCATCATTATACACTTCTAACTTTGTATCTTTTTTCATAACACCTTTTGAATAAGTGATACTATCAACTTCTTGAAGCATTTGATTTTCACTGCTTATATTTTTTATTTCTTGAAATTCTTTGACTAAGTCTGTTTTTGGTGCATTCCATATAGGTTGAAAACCACATTTTTTTAGTCTATCATCAACAAAAAACTTTAGAAAACCATCAATATTTTCAATAGTCAATCCTGGAATAGGACCCATAGATAGTAAATATTTAGCCCATTCTAATTCATCTTGGTAAACTTTTTTTGCTATTTTTCTAGCTTTTCGTGACAAACTATCATCAAAAAGGTGTGAAAATCCTTGATGTTGCTCACTTCTAAGAGTTTTAATAATAAAACTAAAAATTACAAGGTGAATATCTTCATCGTTATTTATTAATTTTATAATTTTAGTTAAATTTGGTATTTTGTTACCGCCAGCTGAATATTTATTAATCATATAAGTTGTTAAAAAACTTACATAAAATTTAACACCTTCTAAAAACTGAATTCTTAAACAAGCTTCTAATATTTTTAATTTATTTTCATCATTTTCTTCTAAATTACCTTCTAGTAATTCATAAGTGTCTATTTCATCATTAATTCTAGTTTTTATTTCAGGATATTCACAATATTCATCAAAAATATCAGTAGGGTTTGGAAATACGCTTTTTATAATATGTGAATAAGATCTTGAATGAATATATTCAAAATAAGCCTGTGTTTTTAAACAACCTTCTAATCCTGATGATGTTACTAGTGGTATTAATATATTGTCCAAACCTCTATTTTGGCCAGAATCCATTAATGTTTGAAAAGTTAAATTTGCTTTTATTTGTCTTTGATTATGCTCAGGCAATTCTATAAATGACTTTGGTTCATGAATCATACTAATTTCTTCTGGAAACCATAATTGTGCTTGTTGTTTTCTATCTAAACTTTCTAATTGATTGTGTGAATACCAGTCATATCTTTGAAAACCTGAGTATTCTCCAAAGAAAAATTTTTCCTTGGATCTATCTGTCACTAAATTGGTTTTACTCAATAACATATTATAATATCCTTACTCATTAACATCAAAAAACTGTTCAACATATATTAAATTATACATGCTATATAAATCAATACAATTTGAAATGAAGTCATACACAATATATGTAATTGAAAGACTTACAACTATATTATATAATATAGTTGTATATTTGTTGGTAACAAGTAATAAAATACAACAAATTACTATAAATGACCATATAAGTATATTTGTATATGTTTCAAATACTATTGTAGCATATTCTTTTGGGTTTTCAAGATGTATTCCAATTCTATCAAACACTTCAAAAGCAACAAGCAAACTAACAAAATTGATAATAATTGAGAGTACACAATAACATATAATTGCATAAATTCCTAACTGTTTATTCATTTTCTTTCTCCTTATAATAAACTATTTTATAATTTATTTTTTTGTCATCTAAAATAGAAATCATATTCTTTGAACCTTTTGAAATTCCATCCCAAAAAATAATAGCCATATCTGTTTCTTTGTTTAAACTATCGGCCATCAATTTATTTCTTATAGGTCCTGCTGATTTTCCATATAGATTCCAGTTTGGCTTATATTTTTCTATCTTAAGAGAGTTATCAATACCATATTGATAACCTAACATATCAGCACCACGGGTCATACCACATACAATTGTTGATGGTTGTATGTTTAATTCAAGTATTTTATTTTTCAATAGATTATAATCATTAAAATCTCTGCTACCAGCTACTAATAATTTCATTTGCTACTCTTTACCATTGTACCAACACAACTACCATCACTTATTTTGCAAATATATCCACCTTCATCTACAAAGAAAAAATCACCACTATATTTCATTCCGTTTTGTCCTTCAATTATAAACTGTCTATCTATAGTTATAATTTTCTGTAAAGTTTTAAAATTCACAAACTTACATATTAATTCTTTAATTTTCATAAGCATCCTTTTTTATTTATATTATATAATATTTTAACTTAGATTATCCTTAACCCAAACACCTTGCCCACAATCCCACACTCTATTATACCCATTTACTTTCATATTCTCTGATTCAGTTAAGTTTGGATCAAACTTTTCTAACTTATCTTTAAGTTTGTGTTTCATAAATTGTTGTCTATTATAAACTACACCATTCTTAAAATAGAAATAACCTGGTTTAGAGTAATGACTAAATGTAAATCCCAATTGTTTGTAAATTGATCCATCAGAGTAAAGTCTATCTGAGTAACTTATTAATGACCCAGGGTTGTTTTTATGAAAATGTTTTAATAATCTAGAGGCACCACCTACAACATTCAATCCCATCTTAGTACATAGCCTGATTAACTCCCAGTCATATTTGTCTGTAAATCTAGGTTTTCCAAATGACATTAAGCAAACTAGTTCATTGTTAAAATATAATCCATAACAAATAGAACTACCAGTGAAGCCTTGGAGATGATTATTGTCTAAAAACTCTTTCTCTTCTGTTTTAGGTACTTCTTTCAAAACACATTTCCTAGCCATTATTTTCTCAGACTTTCCTAGTTTATTGTTAATAATACTAGTCCATATTTCTTTCTTATTGTACCATGAATGTTCAAAAATGTGTAGAAGATGAATACCTTTACTCTCACATTTTAGTGTTTTATTCAAATGATAACTATTATTTTTACCCATTTGCTCAGAATGCCAGTAGTCTCCATTACATTCTATAGCTAAGTTATGGTCTGGTAAGTAGAAGTCAAGTTCTCTATTACCCAAAACAGAATAATCATTTTCTATATAGTCATCTAGTAATTCAGATATTTCTTTTTCAAATGAGCTAGTAGAAGGATTGCATATAGGACATGTTGTTTTACCTTGTTTAAAGTTACCATAAGTTCTATTGAAAACATGTCCTTGTATGCATCTTACTTTTAATTCATCAGCTAAATTATTTGAAATTATTTCATATCCTAGATTATTTATATAATTTATTTTACTAGTATCTTTACATTTTGGACAAGTTGTAAAGCCATCTTTGAACTTCCCAAATGCTCTTTTAAAAACATGTCCATTTGAGCATCTTACTTCTAATCCCTTAGATAGATTTTCTGAAACAACCTCATATCCCAAATTATTTAAATAATCTAATTTATTTCGAATATCACATTTAGGACAATTAATTTTGCCATTTTTAAAATCACCAAATGCTCTTTTAAAAATATGACCTTTTGGGCATTCTACATGTAAACTATCTGCTAAGTTCTCTGAAACCGCTTTATAACCTAAATTATTTAAATAGTTTAATTTTCCTAGTCTATCACATTCAGGACAATTTACAGAACCTCTTTTAAATCATCAAACATTCTTCCAAAAATATGGCCATGTTTACATTCAACTTTTAAACTTTTGGATAAGTTTTCAGAAATAGCTTTATATCCTAAATTGTTTAAAAATATTATTTTTTCGTGGTTAGTCATGTGTGTTCCCCATATTAATGTTTAGGGGATACACCCTAAACATTATTTTCGGTAGTTTCGTTATTAGGTGTAATATTCAGTAAAGAATATTTATATTCTAGAGCATCTACAAAATCTTTATTAGAGAGTAGCTCACTAAAGAACTCATCAAGCTGCTCTTGTGATGCACTTTTTAAATACAACTTTTTCTCTGTAAATGGATTAAAATGACTATCACCTTGTTTTTGTAGGAATCCAAGTTCTAGCCCTAGATCAGCCAAACCTGACCATTTATTTATACCGTTATCAAAAGTAACTAAAATAGGTATTTTTGATTTTTCTTTGATGAATCTTGATTTTTCAACATTTATTGTAAATTGCCAACCTTGTAAATTCTTTTTACTATCTTTTTCTTGTGCTTTTCCAATAATAAAAATAGTATCAGCACTATAAATCACTCCAGTACCACCGGATACCACTTGACCACCCCACAAAGATCCAATATCATCATAAGTATGATTTACAACAACCATAGGGATCTGTTTCATAGACAAATAAGGTGTTACAATTCTAAACAAACTCTTAATATGTTTACTTCTTTGCATATCTACAACTGATTTTTCATTTATTGCATTTTCTATTTCAGCTTTACTTGCTAAGTTTCCTAAGCTATCGAGAATTATTATAACTCTATCACCATCTTCGATATTTTCTAATTGATTTGCAATGTCAAATTTTAATTCCTCAACATTCATAACTGGTGTATGGATAACTCTTGTTGTATCAATACCAAAGTTTTCCATATAGTTTGGAGTGATACCAAATTCAGAATCATAAAAAATACATACAGCATCAGGATATTTTTGCAAATATGAAGCCATCATTACAAGTGCATAATTACTTTTAAAATGTTTGCTAGGACCTGCAATTACTGTTAGTCCTGGTGTTAGCCCACCATTAATTTTACCACTTAATGCAAGATTTAACATTGGTACTGGTGTTTCAACAAATTCAGTTTTACCAAAATATTTACTATCTTCAAGTTTATTAGTTCTATCTTTTAAAGTGCTATTTTTTAATAATTTATTAATTAATGACATTTTAATCCTTTCTAAATTTCTTAATATCTATAACAACATGATGCTGGCTTACATTTTCTTCATTTATCGCCTCCATAATAAAATTATATACTTCTTTTGATGTTTTATATTTAATTGTAAACTTGTACTCTTGTAGCCCACATCTAATAAATACAATACTAAATGAATCGTCTTTAATTACACTAAATGAGTCTATTTTGCTGACAAAATATATATTATCATCATCAATAATAACCATTTTATTCCTTTCGTATAATAAGTTTAAGAATATTATATTACAAATATTCTTAAATATTACTTAACTTGTGAATTAAACTTCTCTATTGAGTTATAAAGACTATTATAGTTAAATTCAAGATGTTTATATTGATTGTGTATAAGTATAAAATCATTTGGAGATATTAACAGATATTCTTTACCATTAATTTCCTGTTTCATGATTTTAACACCTATTTTATGAGGAATATATTTTTCATCAAGAGGATATTTTAAATACTCTTTTTCAGTAATTGTTATTGTTTTGGTTGCTGTTGAACAACCAACAAACATAAATGCACTAAAAATTAACAATAATATACTGTGTTTCATTCTCATCCTTTCTCATAAGTTTCAATTTTTGTATTTTAGTCTCAATATTTTTTATGTTATTAAGAACTTCCTTATATTTTACTTCTTTTTCTCTAAAAACCTCAATAGTAAGATTATTATAGTTTTTAAGCGCTTCTAATTCCTTTTTAGAATTTTTTATATTTTGTGTTAATTGTTTTTCATTTTCAATCAATATAGCATTTGATTTTTCTAATGAAATATATCTATAAGCAGTAAAAGCTAACAAAGATCCTAACAAAATATAAATTATGTTTGACTTTATAAATGAAAATAAAAAATTAAACATTTGCATCCTTTAAATGTTTGATACTCGAAAAAAACGAGTATCAAACATGTTTATTTTTTTAGGTTTTACATATAAATCAGAGTCTTCTAAATCAAATTCAGCACCAAAGTTATCAATAACAATTTCCCACTCACCTTCATAATTTTTTATTTTCATAGCTGAGTTATCATCATAACCAACTCTTACTTTTGAACCAATATCACCTTCATAATATTCCCAATCATATAGCTCATCTTTGATGATATTATCTATATCATCAACTTTTGATACTATAACGCTTGCTAATTTTTGTAGTGATTTTTCATCAAAATTAATTATAATAGGAGGGTATTTTTCTCCATCAAAACTTATGTTTGCTACTTTTTCGTATATTTCATTTAAAATGTCTTCTTTTATACCAGTAACTCTCACTGTTATACAAGGTTTTATTAAGTTTAGTCTTGTTCGAGCAGTTCGTTCTTTAACAAAGAATGATATCAGAATTTGTATATCAGAGTCATTAACTATAGAACTTAATTCATAACTGTCTAATATAGTTTTACCATAACTAACATTTACCTTTAAATTAGCTTTAGCCATTGGAAGTATTAAATTATTAATATCATTGCTAATGTTTTTATCGTTGTTTTTTAAATCATTTATAGATTCAACTAAAAATTTTGAGTAAAGCATACTCATATCCTTTTTTAATTATTTATATTTTATGTCGTATTTTATAAGAGCAGCTACTAAAGCACTTAGACATAATTCTCTATCTCTACTTGTCCTATCATGATCACTATAATGTTCTATAAGCATTACAGCCTGTGGTATGCTTTCTAACTCAAAAAATTTATCAACATTTTTAAACAAATACTGGTAAAAACCACTATAACTTACTGTTTGTGCTATAATTTTTCTAGCTTCAGTATAATCTTTCTTCTTTAAAGCTTCGACTAAATTGGAATAATTATTAATATTTTCAAATACTTTTTCATCTATTACTAATTTATTATTAACAGTATTATGCTGTATAACTATTAACATCTCTCTAATGCATGGATAAAAACATTGAATAAGTTTCTGTAAATCTTTCTTATCATATTCTACTTTTTCATTTTGTAATATAAATTCCAACCTATCAAGTATTTTAACACCTAGTTCAGTTTTATTATCATTAAACTCTTTATCAAAGTCTATACATGTAACACGAGTCAAAATAGGTTCTATTAGTCTATCAGTATAATTTGCTGTTAGTATAAATCTACAATTTTGGGTATATTCATCTATTATATCACGGATTGAGCGTTGTAATTCATTTGTCATCCCATCACATTCTGATAAAGATATAATTTTTAATGAACCATCTATTGAAACACTGCTTGCAAATGATGTAATTTTATTTCTAGCAAGATCCACTCCACTCTCTTTTGATGAGTTAATGAATAAATGTGTTGCACCTAGCTCATTACATATTGCTTTATTTAATGATGTTTTTCCTGTTCCTGGTGTATTACTAAAGAAACCCAAATTTGGAATTTCACCAGAATTGATCCATTCTTTTATTTTTGCATAAAGTTTATCAGGTAATATCATATCATCTATTTTATATGGTCTATATTTTTCTGCCCATACATATTCTTTTTCGTTTACACTTTTCAAAATCAATTCCTTTCTTTTTTCTGTATTATATATTAATTATACTTAAAATCACCTTAATCTATAATACTTCGCCTTCAATTTGTTTAAATACAGTTTTTATGTAATCTTTTGATTCATCTGTAAACCTTAAAAACTTAAAAACATTCAAAATACTTTCACATATAATAGTATTGTTTATACCATTAAAATCTTTAATATTATATAACATTAGATACCAATACACAGTAACGAAAGATATTTGTTTTTTATTATATTCACGCATTACTTCTTTAAACATCGGTTTTTTGTATTTCTCTTCTAATGATGTTATGTCTTTTTTTATTATATTTTTATAGAATTTTATTGTATTTTTAAACTTCTCATATTCTGTTTTATTATAATTTCTTAAATAATCACATAAACCATAAATACTAGATGGACTGTATTTAAACATTATATATACACACAATAAAATGAAGTCACCTCTATCAGAAAAGTTTAACGGATAAAAACCTATTTTTTTATCCATTATATCTTTGCTATGAGATACACATAATAATTTTTCTTTTAAGTTTTTTTGAAATGTAAGAAATACTCCATTAGAAATATTATAAATGTCATAATAATGCAACTTCATATGTAGTATTCCTTACTCCCATAATATATCTATGTCTGATATATCTATATCGCTTTGGTTTGAATCATATTTTGTAAATTTGAATTTTTTCAAGTCTTTTTCAACAATATCCCTAAATATTGCATAATCAGACAATTCTGATGCTATTAATTCAGGATCCATATCAATATGATTTCCAAATTCAATTATAACATCTAAAATACAATCATCCATCATATCTTTTTGTTTTCTAAACTCAAAGAGCTTATTAAAAAGCTCTGTTTTACTTTCCACTACTTCCCCATCCACCGTTATTACCTCTAACTAAATTTTTTGTAATGTTATCAAAATCATCTTTTGATATGTTTTCTATTTTACTTTCATTACATTTTAATAACTCAAACTGACAATACTTATCACCTTTTTTTATAGTGTATGGTTCCTTACCAAAATTATACACTTTTACTTTTAAATTTCCACTCCAAGAAGCATCTAATATACCAGGATAAACAAATAAATCTTTTATAAACCCTAGACTACTTCTAGTGTTAAATCTTATATAATATCCATCTGGGATTATTAATCTAACACCATTTTCAACATACTCAAACCCACCAGGTTGAATTGTTTTGTCTTCTATTGAAAATATATCGTAACAAGCAGAGCCCATTACTGATATTTCTGGTAATTTTGCATTACTATCTTCTAACCATGTTTTTAATACACACATATTTTTATCCTATTAATTAAAAGTAGTGATTCATTACTAAAATCATATATTTCTACAAAATTATCAATTAGGTCAAGTAATACATTAATACTTATTTTAAAAGATATTTCAAGTAATGATTGTGGGTTTTTATTTATTATATTTTCTAAATTATTCTTCATAAGTACTGACAAAACAGTCCCATAACATGGTAGTTCTGTGTCATCATCTAATTTAACAGATATACAGTTCAATTTTATTTTTTTATTTTCTATACTTTTACTTTCTCTAACATTTTCTTTTAATAATTCATAAGTATGAGAAAAGTTTTCACTAATCAACAATATTGGATTTAATTTCACCAACTCTTCAACCATATTTAAAATTTCTATATTTTTCATTTTCACCTCTTTCAATTTAATAATGCATGAATGCCTGTTACAGCAGCTGGAATAATACCTCTTGTAATAGCTGAATCACCTACAAAAAAGATATTTTTACTAAAGCCCTGTACTGTAAAATTATCATTATAACTAACTCTAGGACCTATTATTTTTATTTCTGGAAAATATCCTTTCCATTCCTTTATATCTAGTATATCACAAAGTTCCTTAATAAATTCTGAAAGTGAATCACCTAAGTTATCAAAACAATTTAAAAACTCTAAAGATGATTTCTGATTTAATTCATAAATTTTACCATTAGTAATAGTTTCTATTTGTGATAAATAATCTTCTACATTTACATTTTTAAAAGAACCTAAAATAGCCCAGTTAGATTTTCCAGTCCATTTGTCTTTTACATGTAATCCATAAGCGTGTCCATTTGCTTGTTCTCTAATAGGAATAGAATACCCTTTTACTTTTTCTGTTACAACTTCTGCTGTTCCATGATTAACACAAAATGTTCTTAACTCTTTAAGATAATTTTTGTTAATATTCTTAGAGAATTTAAAATCGTATTGGATATTATTTGCTAACTCTTGAATTGTATTATTATATTCACACTCAAACCTAAATCCTATATGAATTTGATCAGCAACGGATTTAATGTTGTTTAATTCAAAGGTTTCTTTAATATCTTTCATGCCACTTCTACCAAGACCTATAAAAAGTTTATCATAAGTTATATATGATTCAATACCATTTGTATCTCTTACTGTTATACATTTATCAAGTTTTGAAGGAATATATGTAGAGTTACAATAAATTGTAACACCTTTACTTTCAAGCCATTTTATCATGTTTTTACACATTTCAAGCCCCAAAGTTGAACCTATATGATAACACTCAGATTGTTTTAAAGCTATATTACCATAACCACTTACAAACTTTGATCCTGTTTCAACTGGTTGTGTTATGTGTATAGAAGTATTTTCTGGTAAGAACATTTTAAATAGTTTATTTTTTAAAAAATCATAGTATTCTAAAACTTGTTGCTTATTAATGTACTCAAATATAGGTTGATCATCATGTAGTGAAAATATATTTTTATTATCACTAAATGCACCACCACCTAGAAGACCATTTACAATATCTATTGTAGGTATCCTATCATTAATATGTTTCCCTTTTTCAATAACAATTACTTCATCATGTTTCATATTAATAATATTATTCATAATACCATAACAAATAGTGTATATATTTGCTACACCACCACCTATAAATACATATTTCATATAACCTTCCTTAATTTTAGTTATTATATAATAATTTATGTTAAGAAAACCTTTAGTTAAAGGTTTTCTTAGTCAAATCATAATTACCATGCAACAAATAATCAAAATAGAAAAATATTTTCTTTAACTCTGATTTATTATCATCTTTACTGCCAAGTCTTGAAACATATTTTACTATGTTACCTTCACAAAAATTCAAATTATTTTTATATATAAAATCAATGGGTTCTATTACCAGTTTAGTATAATGCTCAGGTATTACCTCTTCTTTATCGCTATGTTTATATGATGATGCTTTATAATACTCTTGTTTAATAGCTTTAAATACATCCATATATTCGGGATCTTGTATAGCAACAACATTTTTATTGTTTATGTAGCTAAGTTGTGTTAATAAGTATATCTGAAACTTATTAAAATTATTACTATTACAATACTGTTCAAAACTATAACTCATTTTTTATCCTAATATTAATTTACTATTATTTGATTGCTTATTAATAGCATCTTTTATAATAGTTTCCAATTCTGTTAGATTTTCTACTATTTTCTGAGTATCAATATCAGATAACACCAACTCTCCAACATAAGACTGTAATATTTTATTAATATCATTAATTTTATTTTTTATAGTCATCACTACTCCTTTATTATATTTGAAATTGTACAACATTTAACCTTAAGGTTATCTTAGTTGTATATTATTTTAATATTTTTTATATACATGCTATAACTATACTGGGCTAAATCTAACCCACTTTTATTTAAGTATTTGTCATACCCCCTTCCCTTGTAATAATGTAATATTTCTAAATCATCATTAGTTTTATATTTTTGCTTAATATAATTTATTATAATAGCAGTAGCTTCTATTTGATTTTTTAGCGAGTTTATATGTTTTATATTGTGTTTGGCTAATACTATCTTCCACATTTTGTAATTTATTCCACTTATTCCCTTAACATTATTATACTTATGTTTTACTTTATGTTTGAAGTATGATTCTGATTGTATTAACGACATTATAAAAACTGGATTTATATTATATTTTAAAGATGCTTCAAATATGTAGTTTGTTATTTCAGTAGCGTTTTTATTATTATATTTTGAAATGTGGTTTATCATATTTTGTTTTAAATATGATAACCTTTCTTGAATAATGTCTTCAAAATTATATTTAGCATGAAAAATAACTGATTGCGATGTTGTTGTAAATACAATACATAAAAACATAACAATATATGTTAGCTTTTTCATTATAGTTTTTCCAATATTCTAGTAATATTGTTTTAGTAATTTTTCACACCCCTTAAATTTTAGTCTTCTTTGTTTTGGACTCCTACAATAAATAGTGATTTTCAATCTTTTTTCCAATGCTTTTTTGTATTTTTTTATAGCTCTTTCTGGTATCTCATCTAATGATATGCTATCCCACATATTATCACACATTTTTGCTTCTACTGAAATATATAAGCTTGTGATATATCTTCTAAAGTCACCAATTTTTAAACACAAACTATTTGCTAATGCGTAAAATAATGGTCCTTTTCTTGGAGCCCATTTTGCAGCTAACTGGTTTTTTAATTTTAACTCATTTGAATAAAATGATAATATTTTTTCTTTATTAGAATCACTTGCAACTTTATACATTTCATTTAAATCTTTAAAACAGCCATATTTTACAACAGATGCTAAAAACATGTCATTAATATTGTTTGTTTTTTCAGCGATATACTTTAGAAGTAAAATTGAATTCTTTATATTTCCTCCATTTACATCTCTAGCCCATAATAAAATCTGCATCGCTTGTTTTTTATCTTCCTGTTTGGCATATTTAAACAATTTTATAAGATAGTTAATATCTTTTGAGTAAAATAATGCTTTTGCAAAATTTTTACAATTAAATTTCATATCATTCCTTTTATATTTAGAGAACACCAGGTTAAGAGTATCTGAAGATTGAAAGGAGGGACCTTATTTTAGGTCTGCGTATTAACCTTATGTGTTCTATTTTATTACTCAGGCTATGGTCTCTTTAGAAGTAAAGAGAAAATTAACATAATAAGCTTACCATAACCTTGATATACTCATTTTATTAATGAATATATCAAGATTATGATGCAATCATAATCTTTCAAATAATTTATTTATATCATCCAACCAAATATCTTTAACGTGTTTTTGTGACAACTCATTAAAACTTTGTTGCAAACCATTCAACTGTTCATTTAAATTGTTTATACTTTCTTCACTTAATGAATATAAAGGCATATTTATAAGTGTATCAATATTATGAATTATACCTATATTATTTATTTGTTTGATAATATCTTCTTTTTTCTTTCTTTCAAATATAACCTTTTTATCCAAAACTGCTTGGATGAATTTTATTTTGTTACTAATTAATTCAATTTGGTCTGAATATTTAGATAATTTATATTGTTTTCTTTTTTGTATATACTCTAATTTAACATCTATATATTCTTTTAAAATCTCAATCTCATCTTTATAGGTTTTAATAAAATTGTTTCTATCAGCACAAGTAAAATTTTCGGTATCAGTTGTTTCTATTCCTAATAATTTATGAATATTTTGATTATTCCAAAAATCTCCACTTACATTTATTACATATTCAAAATTGTCACCTAGTGAGTAGTCTTTATAATCTTTTATTATTTTTTTCTCTTTTAGTGAGTTAAAATGTATTAACATACTCTCATTAGTAGCATAAGGTGTTGTTTCTGTTATTTTTAAATTATAAGTATCTATTTTTTCATAAACACCTTTAAATTTCCATTGTTTTTTACCATGTTCTGTATTAAGTAATTCAACAGTACCCTTATAACCTTTAAAATATGGGACTAGTGGTTTCGGTTGTTTATTATCTAAAATGTCTTTAATAGCTTGTTTAACATCTTCAGCACTTCTTTGCATTATATTTTGTGCAAAACCCACACCCATACCGTTATTGTTAATTAATAATATTAATGGTAAAGTAGGTAATAGGAACCTTGGTTCTATTTTTTGTCCCTCAAAATACTGATGATCTAAAATCTCTTCATCGTCTTTATTGAATAAAAGATCATAATAATCTGATTTTTTTATAGAAGAATATCTTGGTTGAGCTGATGTTGGTGAAGTCCTACATCCTATAGCTGATAATGGTTTAAATAATGGTAATGTAACAGGACCACAATCAAAATCTCTTGCAAAATTTGTAATTATATCAGGTAAAATATCTTCATTATGCAAATATTGTGATTTAGATGCTATTTCTGACTTTAATGTTGAAACTTTTTTATAATTAGTCAAGTCTTTACTAAAATAAACTATTTTACGACCTGAATTTTTAAATCCATCAATTAAACTTGCTATACTTCTAATGTTATCATATGAAGCATATTGACATAAATTATCATTAAATAATGTATTAATATTCATTTCTATCCTTTCATTTTATATATTATATAACATTTTAACTTAAAATTTCCTTAACCCAAACACCTTGACCGCAGTCCCATATTCTATAGTATCCATTTTCAATCATATTCTCATATTCTGTCTTATTTGGATAAAATTTCTCTAGTTTGTCTTTAAGTTTATGTTTCATAAATTGTTGTCTGCTATAACGAGTATTATTCTTGAAATAATAATAACCTGGCTCTGAGTAGTGGCTGAATGTAAACCCTAATTGTTTGTAAATTGATCCATTAGAATATAATCTATCTGAATAGCTTATGAGGCTTCCTTTATTATTTTTATGGAAATGATTAAGTAATTTACTAGAACCACCTACAACATTCATACCTATTTTGGTACATAACCTAATTAATTCCCAGTCATACTTATCTGTAAACCTAGGTTTTCCAAAACTCATTAAACAAACTAGCCCATCTTGGTAATAGAGTCCATAACAAATTGAGCTACCAGTGAAGCCTTGAAGGTGATTTGTGTCTAGGAATTCTTTCTCTTCTGTTTTAGGTACTTCTTTAATAACACATTTTCTAGCCATTATCTTCTTAGACTTCCCTAGTTTATTGTTTATAATACTAGTCCAAATATTTTTCTTTTCATTCCACGATGATTCAAAAATATGAATAAGCTGAATATTTTTCTCAGCACATTGTTCTGTTTTAGTTAGATGATATTTTTTATCTTTATCCATTGATTCACTATGCCAAAAATCACCATTACATTCTATTGCTAAGTTGTGTTCTGGCAAGTAAATATCTAGTTCTTTTCCATTTAATATTTCCCAATTATTAGTTCCACCTGTTAATTCCCTAACTTCTTGCTCGAATGTACTATAATTTGGATAACAAAACGGGCACAAATGATGACCTTTTGAAAAATTGCCAAATGTCCTTTTAAACACATGACCTTGTTGGCATTTTACTTCTAAATTATCCACTAAATTGTCAGACATAATTGTAAACCCTAGACTATTTAAATAAGCATGTTTATTTTCTGCTTCACATATAGGACAGAATTGCTGTCCATTTTTAAAGCTGTTAAATGTTCTTTTAAATATATGTCCTTTTTGGCATTTTATTTCTAAATCATTAGTTAGATTATTAGATAATATTTCAAAACCCAAATTGTTAATAAAACTATGTTTATTATTTGTTTCACATATAGGGCAATTAATGTGGCCATTTTTAAAACTCTTATATGGACGCTTGAAAATATGACCTTCCTCACATTTTACTTCTAAGCTAGTTCCTAAATTGTTAGACACAATTTTAAAACCTAATTCTTTTAAGAAATTATATTTTTCTTTTTTCTTACATTCAGGACAACTTAAAATACCACTTTTAAAACTACCAAATGTTCTTTTGAAAATGTGCCCTTTTTGGCATTTTACTTCTAGCTTTTTTCCTAAATTTTCAGATATAGGTTCAAAACCTAAACTGTTTAAAAAAGTTATTTTTTGTTCTATTTCACATGTAGGGCATGCTGTATATCCTTTTTGAAAATCATAAAATTCTCGCTTAAACATATGCTCTTTAGAACATTTTACTACTAAATTAGTAGTTAGATTTTCAGATATTACTTGAAAACCTAGAGTATTTACATACTCTATTTTCTCTTGGTTTGTCATACTGAAGGCCTATAAGTTTTCAATATTAAATGATTTTGTACTTAATGTTTGTTTTCTAAAATCAATGCCATTGTCTGACATCCACTGCTCTAAAACTTTTTCATCATTATCTTTCCACTCAATTTTTTCTAAGCAGTTATCTATACCATCTTTTGCAAATACTATTCTATAATTAGCTGCAGACCAACTTCCTAATCCTTTCATGTATATAACTTCAGCATTTTTAGGTAAGTTTTCTGCATCTGCTTGATATTCACCTAATGTATAATACCATTTAATTAACTTATCATTTTGTAACACTGAAATAATAGGTGTTTTTAATCTATACACTCTACCTTCTGTTAGTAAGTTTGGCTGTAATTTGTAAACTAGTGCTGTAATTAAACATGCAATATGGTTTCCATCCAAATCAGCATCGGTAGCTATTACCATGTTTTCATATTTTGTTTCAGGTAACCCTAAACCCATAGCTTCTACAATATCCATAACTCTTTGATTTTTTAATAATTGTGCTGTAGAACATTTTAAAGCATTTTGTAATTTACCTGTTAAAGGTAAGAAACTACTACAATCTCTACCTATTGCTTGTATTAAAGAAGAAAGTGCGCTATCTCCTTCCGCTATATACATAAATTTAGGATCTTTAGTATATTTAGTAAATTTAGGATTAAATCTTTCTTTAGCTTCTTTTCTTTCAAAAGTATTTTGTTTTCTATTTTCTAATTCTTGTTGAACTTTATATAACTCAATTATTGGGTCTTTAATGTGTGTATTTTTGAATAATAGTTCAGCAAAGTCAGTATATTTTAGTGTAGGTATTCCTAATTCGGTTATAGTATTCTTAATTTCTTCTTTTGTTTGACCTCCACCAAATCTTAAATTCTTTTTATTTTTAAGAATCAGAATGACACCTATCCTGCTTTTTACAGCTGTATTTGTAATTTTGGAGTATCCCTTTCTTAAACGATTACCAAAAGCATTTACAATGTTATTTGAAATATAATCTAATGCTACTCCACCTTTATTTAAATCAAGTGAATTTACAATATGCACAAACTTATACTCATCAGTAGGAAATATAGCAAGTTCTAAGTTTTCATCACTTTGCAATATTGAGAAACTATCAGAGTAATATTTTATAAATTCTTTAAACTCTTTTACTTTAATTAGTTTTCCCTGAAATGTAAATTCTATACCAGGATTTGAATAAGCTATGTTTATAAGTAACGCATGTATATGATTTATTAAGTCATCATTGATTTCTTTTAATTCTAGCCTTTCAAAATCTGGTTTAAACTTAATTGTAACACCATGTGTTGATGAAGCAGGCGCTTTGTCTTCTTTATGCTCTATTATAGACATATTGTTTAAACATTTTACAATACCTCTATCCCCTTCAAGAGTAATTGTTGTTAATTGATACTCAGAACTAAATAATGGTATTAATTTAGAACCTATACCATGCGCACCTATTGTGATTCTGTCTTTTTTTTCTTTTTCTAAAAAGGTATAGTTACTTGATGTTCTAAACTTGGTAGTTGCCATAACATAAGTATCTATTGGTAATCCTCTACCATTGTCTGATATTGTTATTATACCATTGTCTTTATCAATCTTTAATGATATTTTATTAGCGTATTTTCCATCAGTTCTAGTAAATTCATCGATTGAATTTTGAATAGCTTCATCTATTTGTTTTGTTAATGTTTGATTATACACTATTTCTTTGTTAACAATTTTGTTATTTTCTAAGACTTTAACTGTATTATTAAATGATGTTAATGAACCTGTTATAAGGTGAGGCAGGTTTAAATAATACAATATTTCATTATCCATATATACAATTTTATTATCTGTCATTATTTTCCTTTCAACTTTATTAATTGTATTATATCAAACATTAACTTAAAATTATCTTAATTTATATTAATAGTATCTAAATTAATCCTATCTTTTTATTGTTTATATTTTTCATATGTGATATGTCATTTTCTTTTAGATAATTTTTAAAATTATTTTTGCAAGCAATGTTATATTTTTCTCCTTCTATAATATTACTTAAATTACACTGAAGAATATTATCATCTACTAATTTGTTGAATGATTTTTTAGGTAAACCATTATTTTCCCATATTTTTAAGGCTTCTTTTTTAGTCAATGTTCTTAGGTTTAATATATCAAATGTCCTACCTGCTCTTAATAATGCAGGATCAATTTCATTAATATTTCTATTTGTTGTAATTATAAATTTTGTTTTGCATGTAATATCATTATTTATACCTTCAGTAAATGATAAAAAGTGTGACATAAATTGATTTCGTTGTGCATCTATACCATTTTGAATGTCAGATCTAGGCAATAGATAATCTAAATCATCAAATAATATTAAATTGTATCTATTTGCTAATAACTCATTCCAGAACGCATCACCAGCTAATAAACTCTCATTCTTTACAACTGCAACATTTATGCAATTACGGTCATCATCTGACTTATCAAATACTTTCTCTTCTAATCCAAGATGTTTATATTTCTTATAATCCAAGTTTAACAAAAATTTTAAATAACATTCTGCAAGTTTTGTTTTCCCTGTTCCAGGTTGGCCATATAATATTAAAATATTGCTATTTGCAAATAGAAACTGTATAAACATTTCATTCAAATCTAGAAAAGGGTAATAATCATAATCAATATTTTTATAATTATCTTTAGTTTTAGATGAATCTACATATACTAATTCCCCCTTTTCTTCATAGAAACTCTTTATTTTGATCAATAACTCATCAGTACCAGTAATATATTTCTTTAAAATATTGTTATAAACTCCTTTTAAAAAGTCTATACTGTTTGAATACATATCTAACTGAACAAGTTTGCCTATTTTATAAGTTATTTCAATATATATGTTAGATAACCTAAAAACAAATATATTTTTATCACCTTCAATACCATCCCATTCATAATAAGAAGTTTTTAAAACTGTTTTTATTTCATCTAGTAATTCATCTAATTTATCAACTGGGATTTTTATATTTTCTAACTGTTCATTATAATTATCACATATAAACTTATTTTTTAAAGCAAATCCAGGTTTTGGTATTCCAAATGAACTATCTGAAATTACATGTTTAATACTCATACAATTCTCCTTTTTTAGAGAATTGTATCACTTAATTTCTTAAAAATATCTTAATTATTATAATGTTTTAAACTTTCAACTAATACTTCATGAAACACATTTAAATCTTCATATGTAATTAATATATTGATTTCTTTTATAAAGTCTTCCAAACTTGTAATTGGTTCAACATCAAATTCAAAATCATGACTATGTTCAATATTATACTCTTGAATTATTTGCAATGTTTCATTAATAGCTTCTATTTCATGTCCTTTTGCAAATTGTGATAAGCCATTTATAGTTATATCTTTTATTAACTGTTTATCCATTGTATATCCTTCTTTCTAATAAATATTTTAAAATATTTATTAGAAAGGTTTATAATGACTTTTGTTGAAAAAAATATAATTAAAGAACTCAAGAAAACCATATCAGCAAAAAAACCATTAGTTTTATGTTTTATGCCAAAATTATTGCAAAAAGAAATACAAAAACTTTTAAAAAGTAATAAATTAATAACTGTTATAAAAATTATATTATATGCTTTTGATAAAACACCTGTTGAAGTAAAAAGAGGGGTTTTAGGATATGTTGAAAATGAAAAAAATATTCCATTTCAATATAAATATGATAATATAACAAAAACACTAACATTTTCATTAAATAAAAAATCATATTATTTTAATTTATGCACTGCTAATGAATATATTAAAGTCTTAGCAAATGAAACTAATTGGATGATTTTAAAGAAGAATTTAAACAATGCATTAAAAAATATAAAGTAGGATATATCCTACTTTTATTAATATTCTACTGTAACAACATCATTTTTATACACTGACATTCCATTTATAAATGTTATTTTTGTTAAAGTACCATCATGTGTATAATTTGTTATTGGAATAAGGTTTCCATTAACATACACTTTTGAAGGTTTTAATGAAAGAGAATTATCGGAAACTTCTGTAACTGGAGTATTATAATCACTTGAACTAACAGTTATATTAACAGAAGATGATATAGAACCTCCACTTATTTTTTTCCATTTTGATGGACTTGTATCTGGTTGATTCCCTCTATTTCCATCTGATAAAGAAACATATATATAATTGTTATATTTTACTATTTGATTTTGTGTATATGTTGTGCCTGTATCCCAATTTGATGGATCAGTAATACCAATAATTGAATTCACTTGAGACATAACAGTATCAAGTTCCCTTTTTAATTGTAAACTAGGTTTCCCTAGAACATCTTGATCTGCAATTTCACCATTTTTAGGGCATAACTTTTCAAATTCTGTATAGTTTGTAATAGCCATTTATAAAATCTCCATTTTATTTTTATTTATATTTAATAGCTTATTTGTGGTGGAAAAGGGTCAAATAAAAATGTTACATCAAATGTTGCCAAACCATTACTATTTTGATCAAGTGATAATCCACCATGACTTCTTATCATAGCACATTGTGTATCTATAATAACATGTCCACCATTTTTAAATTCATTGTTTTGTACAGATTGATTTATGTAATTCCTAGATTCTCTTAATGTTCTTTTCCTTATCTTAATGATCCACATCTGATCATCTGGATATTGATCTTTTAAATGACCAGTAAGTTTTTTAAAAGCTGAATATAAAAAACCACCATCACTATCTCTAAAAGTTATAGTTAATTGTTGTAATTCGTGTCGTCCTTGGGTATAAACCCAACTAGAACCTATCCATTCATTTATTTCAGCAAATGAAATAGGATCTATTGAAACTCTTTGTATCAATATATCCATATTTGGTAAGTCAAGAATATTGATTCTACCAGCACCAGGAACTTCATTTTTTAAAGCAAAAATATCAATGCTATATAAACTTTCTAAATCAAAATTAATACCATATGTTTTTTGTATTTTTTGTGCTAATTCAGTTATAGCTGATTGTGTTTTATCACCACCAAAAAAATCTGATATTGCACCAACAGCTGTATTTAATATACCCATAAAACCCTCTCTATAAATATTACCAATATTTATAGAGAGGAAATCATGGAACTGGAAATTTGGAAAGGAAAACATTCTATTTTATTAAATAAATTATATAATGATAATAATTATATTTATGACAGCGATATTATTGATGTTTTAGTATATAAATGCCTAAACCAACCTAAATATATTACAAATGATGAGGCTAGATTCCTATTTTTTAAAAAATATTTCGCTGAAGTATGTAGTGAAATAGATTCTAGTTTTAAATGCCCATACTGTAATGAAATGAATGATATAAAATTTACTAATGATGATATCTCTATAACCGAATACTCGTTAAAACCTATTGAAATAAATGTAGATAATGTTATTGTTACAATTTATTTTAAAAAAGAATTATCACAAGATGACTCTTTAAGTCTTATTACAGAAACAAAAAATATGATAGACCACGAGAAAAGGTTGTTAGAATTATATTATATGATTGACTATATTTCTATAAATGGTGAAGAGTTAAGAGGTAATCATATTATATTTGAAAAATATATTAATGAACTCCCATTATCATGTTTTAATAAAATATTTGATTATTTTATTAACTCTATACCAAAACATAGCATTATTAAAAATTGCTCTTGTAAAAATTGTAATAGTGAAATAAATGTTGAATTAAAAGAATTACCTGAATCTGTTAGAAGGAATTTATTTTGACAAAAGATATTATCATTAATAATAGGCATTACTGTTTAAATGTATGGAAGATAAAAGATGAAATAGGTATATTACATCAATTTATTGATTGGATTGAACTACCATTAGAAGATCAAGTAAATAAGATAGCTGATATATTGATACCACAAACAAAAGATTTGGATTATATTTCAAGATTATATATTATGATAATATTATCGTCTTATGCTAATGGTGATTATAGTGATATACTACTAACTTGTCCACATTGTGGTAATCCTATTGATACAAGAATAAACATAAGAGAGAATTTAGAATTTATACCTCCAAAAACTGTTGAAGTTGAAATTAACAATAAAAAATATACTATTTCAAAACAAAATATTGAGCTGTGTAATGAGTTACCATTAAAAGATTATAACTCTATTTTAAATCAATTAAATGATGATGGTGATTTAAAATTATGTGCTAAAGTAAAATGTATTATGTGTAATAATGATGTTTTAGCTATAAGAGAATTAAAAGATTTATTTGAAAACTATGTTATAATGCTTGATTTGGAATGGTATTATTCTACACTTAAATATTTCATATCACAATTAGGTTTTAGTAAAACAGATTTTGATAACCTATATCCTTTTGAAATTGAATTATTGACAAACGAGAATAAAGATGAGTGATGTTATTAAAATAGATGGCCAAATGGTTTCATTAGATGTAGATTCTTTAAAAGATGCTTCTATTGAAACTATTATTAAAATATTAAATTATACTGAAGATACATTTAAACCTTTGCTAGATTATATGTCTAACAATGGAATCCCTTATTATATGATTTTATATGGAAGATTTAATAATGAGTCTTTATATAAACAAATGGGAATAAACATCCTAAAAACATTAGGTGCTGTTGCAATGTTATTCCCACCTGTAAGGTTAGTAGGATCAGGTTCTAGAGTTATTACTGTTGTACCAAAATTAGTATTTAGTAAAGGTGGATTGGTAAATGTTACATTAATATCTGCTGGTGCAGCTTTAAAAACAGAAGAAAATAATGAGCTATATACACTTGAAACTATGCTTAAAAATGCAATTATATTTGTATTTGAAGATGTTATAGTTAGCACTTTTAAAATGGCTAAAGATGGTATAATGAAATTAAGTTTAAGCATAGCTGAAAAAATAAAAAAAGATGGAAGTGTTTTGGTTAACGGATTACCTATATACTTATATACAGATCTTGATAACATGGATCCAACTTTATTATCAAAAAACTCAGAAACTTACGATAAATTAAGACCTGATTTATTAATTATTTTTGAATATATCACAACTCAAGCCAAAACTAATAAATTTGTTGATAATTATTATTTTGAATCTTTAAGTTTAATGAAGGAAAAAGATCCAAAACTATATTCAATGGTAAAAAATTCAATATTTGGAAAACAACATGTAAGACAAGGATTTATAAGACTTGTACACAACGCAATGTATTATTTTTCAAATTCTTATGAAGTAACATATGATGATTTTAATGATAACATAGATGATGTCCTACCATCTAATATATTAAATGATTTTAAAAAAATGATTCTGGACAACTCTTTAGAACCATTAAAAGACAAAAAAGGGAAACAAAAAACATCACTATTTGGTGATAAATTATATAAAGTAGTATATGATAAAAGTGCTTCACAAAGTTATAATATTGGAGATGTACAAGATCTTAATAGGTTGACAAAAGCACAATTTTTTAATGTGAATAAAAAACTTCAAAATCAGACAGTTTTAAGTCAATTTGATATAGAACCACAGAAAACAGAAAAAAATACTGCAAATGTTTCAACACCATCTACTATAGTAGGAAGAGTAAATTCTGTACTACAAAAACATGTAGGTAGGGCAAAATTAACATCAGAAGGAGTTGCTCATGTTAAAAAATATGGTATTACTACAACAAAGTCAAGTCTTACTTTAGAAGGTTTTGATCCATCTAAATATTATTTTTCATATAGTGGTACTGAACCATTTAATACTGGTATAGGAAAATTAGATTTAAACCTTTTATACAATTTAAATCTAATGGCTTATGACTATTTTAATATATATAAAAAACAATTTATTGTAACTTCTGGTTATAGAAGTATGGAATCACAGCAAAAATTATATAATAATTTTATAAATGGTAAGGGTAGTCCTGCAAACAGACCTGGATATTCATTACATGAATATGGTATGGCAGTAGATATTAATAGTGCAGATGCAATAAAATTAGATTCTAGTGGAATGCTTTCAAAATATGATTTTTGGAGACCTATACCAAATAAGGAACCTTGGCATGTTCAACCAAAAAATATTACTGATAAAAACGGTGATGGTATGCTTGAAGCTGATATTGTTGAAACTAAAAAGAAACAAGCAAATACATTACAAAAAACAAAACCTATAAATACTACTACTTCAATCAATACAAATATAAAAAAACAATTATCTACAAATACAGTAGTTTCTACTTCTGGTAAATATTATTCTATAAATATAGGTAGATCTATGTATGTTTCTAATATAAAACAAGAAAAACCTATAAAAGCAAATACAAGAGATGTTAAACCAACCACAAATAAAGTTATAACAAAGACTATTGAACCAACTGCAAATAAAGAAGTTATAACAGATATAAAAACAAAACCTATTAATCATTCTAATATATCAAGAAAGTATGCTCCAGAGGATACAATTGAAATTAATAAAGAAGTAAAGAGATTAGGTGATGAGTTTACACCAAAAAATAATAAAGGTGCATCTATTCCTGGAGATATAGGATACAAAGATGCTGGTAATGGAGTATCTATTCCTGGAGATATAGGATACAAAGATGCTGGTAATGGAGTATCTATTCCTGGAGATATAGGTTATGAGGAGAAAAAAATAGCAACTTCTTATGATGTTAAAACCCAAAAAGCAAAAAATATAACTTATAAAAAAGGAAAAGATGATAATACCTATTATACATCAGATGGTAATTTTATTACCAAGAAAACAAGAACATATGATGATGGAACTAAAGAAGACTACTATTTAACAAATACTGGTCTTGAATTAACAGAAAATATGTTACAAAATGATACAGACGAACAATTTACTGAAATGTCAGGATTATCAAAGGATCAATTTCAAAAAGGTATTAATTTAATAAATAATAAACAATCTTCTACTAATGGAGACGGTGATAAACCTTCTGTTGATGCTGTCAAATCAGTTGAAATTACAAAGAAATTAGGATTATAACATGGCTGAAGTAATTAATATACCTGGATTAGATAATGAAAAATATTTAGTTAAAATAACAGCTTACGATATTGATAATTTAGGTATAGGGAAGGAAGTTATGGATTCCTGGGATGATTTGATAAAAAAAGTTGATGAAAGCGGATCAACTGATATTAATTCAGAAGGAGAGTACTCATCTATAGATCAGTTATCCGAAACTTCAAGTAATATATTAAAACGCACAGTTGAGCTAATGATTGATAGGGATTCTGCTATTATATCAACAGATGCTGCTGGGACATTCTATTTCCCTCTACCAAACTCATTATCAGACCAATATGTACAATCATATGAAGTACAGTCTATGAATTTGTTAGGTAGTGCTATTTCAAAAGCAAGTAGCTATGCAGGTCAAACTTCTATAAAAAATATATCTGAACAAGCATTAAAAAGAAGTGGTATTCAACTAGATCCTAATATCTTATCAATATATAGGTCATCAAATCCTAGGAATATAGATATGTCTTGGAACATAATACCAAAATCAAGAAAACAATATGACGCTTATGTTACTCAAATAAGTAAATTAAAAAACTGGACAAAAGCTAAAAGGAACCCTATTACTTTAGGTAGTGTAGGAAATATAATACCTATGAACTTTTTGATTATGAAATACATTTTTTGTATAGAAATTATCTCATTACAAAATGATAAAACACCTTTAGTTTCAAACCTATTAAGTGCTTCAAGAGATATTACAGAAGGCTTCTTTATATCTTTAATAAATACTAATATAGGGTCAAGGCAACTAATGTTGAGACATGATGGTAATCCGACTGAATTTTCTCTGAGTATTCAATTTATTGAAAGGAAACCTTTATGGAGAGATGATTGGGAAAAGAAAATAAATAGCCTATATAACGATCAAGGTAAATCAGAAACTTCTTTAAAAGAAGATGATATTTATAAAGAATAGAAAGGATGTAATTTTATGAATGATACACAAACTATCCAAATATTTGATTTAATAGGTGACTCACAAGCTAGAGATTATATTGCTATAAAAGCTTATAAAATAGGAAGTGATGTATCGGGTATAAAAGATAGCATTAATGATATTTTAGATGATGATCCATCAAAAGCATTTGATAATATCTTAAACATGGCAGAGAATAATATTTCAAATATTATAAACCCATCTAATTGGGAGGCAGGACCTAAATTAAAACCTGGTGTGCCATGTGAATACATTTGGATATTACCTATACCATCATCTTTAGCAGAAGCATTTAGCCATGAATTTAATCAAGATGAAATAGATCCAATAGGTGATATGATAGGATAATAAAATTATGGCATCTATAAGATCATTTACGAATTTTTTTAAAAAGGGCCCTAAAAAAGTACATAATACAGAAGTACCACCACATACAATAAAACCTAACAAACCAAAACCTAATAAAATGTCTACAGTTAAAGGTAAAATCAAAAAAGGTGGTGCTATAGTTGGAATGGCAACTGGTGCAGCATTACCTTTTGGGTATAATCTACTAAAACGGAATAATATCAGGACTGACCCTCATATTATTAATACATATAATGGAACACCAAATAGGGTATTTAATTTTGAAACTATTCTTTTACCTAATAATGCAAAACATGCAGAGGATATTGTTAAGGCGTTATTACAGTTAAAATCAATAATGACTGGGACTCAATTGGGTACAGATAAAACTGGATTATTAATATCACAAGATTATGTTTTTACAATAGAATTTGGATCTAAAGATCCAACTAAAGGTGAACAGCTTAAAAAAGTATTAAATGAACTTTTACAGCTAAATCATGAAGAAAACGGAGAAACTGAGTTGAACCTTAAAATGTGTAATATTAATTACATGGGTCAGGCATCTGCTTTATATGGAAACGGATTACCAAGAGATTTATCTATTGCGTTACAATTTGAAGAAAAACGACCTTTAAGAATGACATCAGATATTGTTGAAACAACTGATACATCAAATCCAAATGGGAATGAAAAAATATCAGAACCTAATATAGGACTAACAGAAGAGGAACTAAATTATAAATATTCACAAGATGAAAATAGTTAATTTATAATACAAGGCAAGTTATGAAAAATTCTGTTTTAAATAATAAAATAGTGGTTGATTTCAATGGATTTTCATTATCTCCTACATATTCAGTAAATATACCAAAATTAAGAGAATTTATGAAAAATAATTTATCAATGTTTTATGTTAAAGAAATGAATGATAATGTTAGATTTGAAGTGTTAGCATTAAGAGAATATAATGATTCATCTTTATGGGATATTTTAATGATTTTAAACTTTGGTGAAAATGGTATTCTTAATTTTGCTAAAGGCGATACTTGGGTAAGTGATAATGCTGAAAATCAATATAAAGAACAACAAGAATATTTTTCACCTAATTTTAAACCTGAAGATTTATATAATCAAATACTATCAAAAATACAAAAAAAGAATGAATCAAGAAGGAAAGTTATTTTTATAAAAAGGCAATTTATACCTCAGTTTAAAGAATCCATAAAGGATATGTTAAATGTTTTCTGATTTTAAAATTATGCCTGAAGCATATTATGCAATACTTTTATATTCAAATAATAAAAAATCTGAATTACCACTAGACCCAGCTAATATATCAGATTTTACAATAATCTGGGATTATAATGATTTATGCGTTGAAGGTTATGTTATTTTTAATGATACCCAAAAAATAACAGAACTTTTACCACCACATAACGGAATATGTTTTAAAGTTTCATTAAAAGATCACTTTAATATTAAGTTTGAAAGAGTATTTAAGGTAACAAAAATAGACAGAGATTTTGAAGGTCAATCTGTTGCCACTATAAAGTTTGAGTTAGTTGATGAATATTATAATATGTTTGCTAATACTTTTATTTCAAAAGGATACAACAATGTAAAGTCAACAGATGTTATTAAAGATATTTTTAGTACAAAGTCTGATTTAATTTCAACACCATTAAATGTTATTATAAAAGATACACCTAAAAATACCTATGAGAATTATGTGATACAAGGTAATAAAAATCTATTATATCTTCTAAATAATATGCAAAAATTTGATGACTTACTTATTATTAATACTAGAAAAGGTATTGTTGTTATACCTACTGATAATATAGGTAAGTTATCACCTGATCTATCAAAAGTAGTAAAGTTTTCACCAACTCAAACACAAGAATATTCACCTTATTCTGTTAAAGACTTTACATTAATACAAGGTGATATGTTAACTCAAAATGCAATTTTACCACCGTCTATAACTTATCAAGTTGATTCAAAAAGAATTACTAAAGAAGAACACAATACAAAAATATCACATGGTAAAAGTGGTTTAAAAACAAGTTTAACAATAAATGACAAAGATGGTATTCAAGGTATAAAAATATTCCCATACTTACATAATATAGTTGATTCAATATATAATACTGAAATATTAGAAAGTTCTGCTATAAATATAAATGTGGCTGGTATGTTTAACCATAATTTAATGTGTAAAGTAAGTTTTGATGCAAATTCATCTATTGAAACATTAAAATCAAAAATGCCTTATGTTACTGGTGAATATTTTATAACTAAAATAATTGATCATGTATCATCTGGTAATGTTTTTACACAAACAATAACATTAGGAAGAATAGGTTCTGTATGAGAGTAAATGAAAAGAATTTTAAAATATTAACACAAACTCTACCTTTTTATAAAGGTGTAATTGAAGATGATAAAGATCCTTTAGAATCACAAAGATATAGAGTAAGAATTATTGGTATAGATGATGAAACTATACCTACTGAAACTTTACCTTGGGCTACTTCATTAGATTTTTCTTTATTTTCTGGTATGGGTTTTACAAGTTTTATAAAAAAAGGTGCTTATGTATTAGTTCATTTGTTTCAAAATGATAGAAATCAACCTATTATAATAGGTGTTTTAAAAGGTGTTAATAATCAAAATGAAGAATTACAATCATTTAAAGACCCTACAGGTCAATATCCTTTAAATGGTTATAAAAATCAACCTGATACAAACAATAAATCAAAAGGTGAAAAATACTTAAAGAATCAAGTATTTGAAACAGAATCAGGGCATTATATGGAATTTGATGATTCAAATGGAGATGAAAGAATACATATATTTCATAAAACTGGTACAGAAGTTTTAATAGATAAAGAAGGAACTATTACAGTTAATATAATAAAAGATAATACAACAAATATTAAAGGAAACAACACCATAAATATTGATAAAGACTGTAATATTACAATTAAAGGCGAATGTAATATTACAGTTACTGGAAATGCTAATATTAAAGCATCAAATATTAATTTAAATTAAATAATTTTTTAAAAAAACATTTAATTTTACAATGTTTGTGATTATGTGTTAGTTTTCCAACACTAATATTAATTTCATTTTTCTTGTCATCTATCTTTTTAATAATATCATCAACATTATCATCAACAGATATTTTTACATCTGGATTTAAATGAATTTCTTTAGCTGAATTAACAATGTAGTCTTTTGCTAAAAAAATAACATTATTATCAGATTCTATTATTATATTCTTTTTAAACTTAATGTAAATATTTTTTTCATCTTCTTTTACAATAATATTATCGTTTAAAACTTTTGAAAGCGGTTTATTATTATCCTCTAAAAACATTATTACTCCCTTGAGCGATTATACCTCCACAATTAACAGCATCCCCTATACCACAAGTAGCTTTTGAATTTGTAAAAACACTTGTGCTACCACTTGAACTATTTCTACCATGAGGTGGTGTGTCAGGACATGCGTGTGGTTGTATTTTATCACCTAATCTATGAACAGCTATTGAATTTGCAAAAACATTAGAACTTGCTTCTATTGTAGGAGAAGGTGGATAACAACCATGTCCTAATGCTATATCTCCTAATCTAGTTACTGGTGGCATAATATTCCTTCCTATTCTTTATCCAAACACCTTGCCCACAATCCCATACTTTATGATACCCATTTAATTCCATATTTTCTGACTCAGTCAAGTTTGGATCAAATTTCTCTAATTTATCTTTGAGTTTGTGTTTCATAAATTGTTGTCTAGAGTATTTAGTCCCATTCTTATAGTAGAAATAACCTGGCTTAGAAAAATGACTAAATTCGAACCCTAATTGTTTATAAATTGATCCATCAGAGTAAAGTCTATCTGAGTAACTTATTAATGAACCTTCATTTTCTTTTTCGAAATGTTTCAACAATTTAGAAGCACCACCTATAACATTTGTGTTCTTCTTAGTACATAATCTAATTAACTCCCAGTCATACCTACCTGTGAATCTAGATTTTCCAAATGACATTAAACACACTAATTTATCTTGGTAATAAAGTCCATAACACACAGTTGATCCAGTAAATCCTTGAAGATGATTTGTATCAAGGAATTCTTTTTCTTCTGTTTTAGGTACTTCTTTCAAAATGCATTTTCTAGCCATTACCTTGTCTGATTTTCCTAGTTTATTGTTTATAATACTAGTCCATATCTCTTTCTTATTGTACCATGAATGTTCAAAAATATGGAGTAATTGTATTCCTTTTTCTAAACATTTATTAGTCTTATCTAAATGATAGTTCTTATCTTTTCCATTACTCTCAGAATGCCAGTAATCTCCATTACATTCAATAGCTAAGTTATGGTTTGGGACATAAAAATCTAATTCTTTATCACCTAGAATCGAGTAGTCATTTTCTATATAGTCATCTAGTAATTCAGACATTTCTTTTTCAAATGAGCTAGTAGAAGGGTTACATATAGGACAATATACACATCCTTTTCTAAAGCTCTTTACTTCTCTACTAAAAGTATGTCCATTTTTACATTCAAATAAGTTTTTTCCAACTACTTTATAACCTAACTCTTTTATAAATAATGTTCTTTTATCTTCAACACATTCACTACATAATGGGAATTTTTTAAAATTGTTGAATATTCTCTTGGATATGTGACTATTTTTGCACATGAGTTCTAATTCTTCTGAGTTATATTGATTTATTATGGTATAACCAAAACTAGTTATAAGTTTTACCTTATCTTCTTCATTACATTTTGGGCAATTGATGTATCCTTTTTTTAAATCATTATATTCTCTCTTAAAAATATGCCCGTTTTTGCATTTTATGAATAAGTCATGTGCTAAGTTTTCTGACGCTGGCTCATAACCACAATTTTTTATAAATTTAATTTTTTCTTCTTTTATACATTCATTACATGTAGTAGTTCCCTTTTTAAAGTTACCAAAATACTTTTTTATAATGTGTCCATTTCTACATTTAAGTAATAACTTTCCTTTTTTATCCATAGTAACAACTTCATAACCTAATCCTTTTATAAACTCTAGTTTTTGCTTTTCTTCACACTTAGGACATTTTATATATCCTTTTTTGAAATCACCAAATTCTCTTTTAAAAATATGATTATTTTTACATTTTACATACAAGTTTCTAACTAAGTCTTCAGATACAACTTCATAACCTAAATTATTTAAAAATTTTATTTTATCCATTTGTTACCTGTTTAAAATAAACTAAAACCAAATGCCAAAAAATAGCCTTTAAAAATATATGATAAAGCACCTACACCTAATGACAAAGCTATTAAAATTATACTACAGCAAATAAGCATAAATATACTAAGACCATACCTGTATTTTTTACTAGGATATAGATTATAACAATTTACATCATACTCATTAAATACTCTGCGTATAATTTTTGATGTGTTTTCCATAAAGAAGTATGAATCATCATTTTCTGAAAGTAATGTTTTATAAAAACCAAATTTTTTTCTAGCACATATTTTATAATATCTTTTTTGTTTAAAAAATGTTCTACCTAATTTAATTTTAATAACATCATAATCATTTATGTTTTCTATTGTATCTTTAAGTTTATCTTTCAGATCATCATTAAGTTTAATTGTAACACTTTTTTTTCTTAAAAATGTGTTGTAATTTTTTTCCATAATTTTATCCTTTCAATATCAATTTATCAGCATTATATCATAATTTACTTAAAATAAACTTAAACCAAATTTAATTTAAAATTATTTTTATTAGGATGATTTTTCATAAACTCAACAGCATCAGTATATACTTTATCTCTGATTTTTAAAGGAAATTTTGCTTCATCAATATAATTTTTGCAAAATAAAGTGCTTATTATATCATTGTCTTGTAATATGGTAATAGTAACATCGCTTACTTCTGTTACTGTATTACTTAATCTAGAACCTCCTGAACTTGTTTGTACTGTATAAATAAGTTTAACTTGAAAATTGAATGTAAAAGTTTGCCCATTTTTTAATATACCCAAATGTCTCCAATTACTACCATCTATTTTCATCAATTGATATTCATATATAGCATTTTTTGCTGAAGGCTGTTTACTAAGAAGTTCTATATTACCAGTTATTAAACCTGTTTGTTCATTTATGGTTAAATGTAAAGGAATATCACCTAATAATTCCCATTTTATATAACTTTCAAAATTATTAGGTGGTGTAAATTTTACTTGGTGTTTATAAATAGATAACTCAAAAGGTGGATTGTATCCACCTTGTGCTTCATTTCTTAACTCACCACTTTCAAGCCCCATTAAATACCTTATATAATTAAGCTATCTTTTCCCAATGTGAGTATGTAAAATCAACTGTAAATTCTTGTATAGAATTTGTTTTATCTGCTGCCACTTCTATTTCACCGACTTTTGATGGCCATACATTAAAAAACTCATAAGTTGCAACAGGCTCACCATTACAATTAACTTGATGAACCTTAGCTGTAACCATTAAACTATATGGATCACAAGTATGATAATTGTTTTTGTACACATCAATTTTATCAATCCATGTTAAAAATTTCGCTCTAATATTATGATCAGGTGTTTGATAAAATACTGGGCTCCAAGCTGCATCAAATGTTGAATCACCTGGTAATTTTAATTTCCTACCTTGGACAAATGCTTCAACTTCTCCAAGAGTTCTCTCTGGGAAACTAGCAGTTTTACATAATATAATATCCTCTTCTGTAAATGCTACTTCTGGAGCACCTAACGGAGTACCTATTTCTATAAAATATTTATCACTTTTTGCTCCACCTTTAAGAGCATTTGCTAATTTATCAACTGTATATAAAGGCATTTTAATTATCTCCATTTTTAATAGTATTTATACTCTTTCCCAATAAGTATAAGCAAAAGTAACTTCTGTTGATGATATCTCTTTTCCAGAAGCTGACAACTCAATTTCACCTATATCAATAGGAAAAGCATAGCACAACTTAAATTTTGTTTCAATTTTACCATCAGATGATAATTGTGATACTATTATATCACTCATATAACCAGCACCTACACTATTAAAACCAACATAGTTACCTAAGAATATTGATTGTGTAATTGTACTATCAAAACTATCAATTCTATAAATCCAATCACTAAATAATTGATGAATATCCATATCAGGTGTATTATAAAATGTTATTTTATGTGTATTATTAAATTGTGCTGCACCTCTTATAACAAATGGTTGCCCACGATGATACACTTTTACAGTACTCATAGACTTACCTGGAATAGATGTTCTATTAGCCATTATACTTAAATATTCACCTGATATATTTACTGTTTTAAAAAACGGTAGAGACCTCAATAGGGTAGGTATTTTTATGTCAATTTTATATTTTGAATTGATGGCACCCCCTTGTTTAAGGGAGCTTCTTAGTCTATCAATATTATATAAAGACATATTAGAATATTAATGTCCAAGTAATTCTTAATATAGATGAAACATCTTTACTTCTAACAGCAAAGGTTCGCATACAAAATAAATCATTACCTGCATATAAACCTGCTTCTGTATAACCAACAGCACCTAATGTTCCATTACCAGCTGTTGTTGAAAGCTCTATTCTATATGTAATTGTATTATTACTATTAGTAACTTCAACTGTTGATCCAGCACCTACATCATCTTCTGTAACAACAGCTTGTCCATCAGATTGTGGTGGTGTAAAATTAACATGATAACAAAACTCACCTTCTTCTTCAGCAAATAATTGAGTTCTAGCAGCTGTAAAGCCTTCATTAGCTGTTTTTGGCATCATCAGATTATTACCAATATGTCCTCTAGTTCCTAAAACAAGTTTATTTACTGGAGTTGTACTTCTACCAGCCATGTGTGAAGCTAGAACAGGTCTTGATCCATTTACAACTAAGTTATGTTTTTCAAAGGTATCTATAACATTTCTATCTTTATCTAATAATTCAATTTTAAAATATCCTTTTGGTGGATTAATTGATTCTACCATTATTTTTCCTTATTTTTAAAATATTTATATCAAAAGCGTCATCTAATATAACACCATTATCAATATATTCTGCTCCTATATTTATATTACCTACTTTAAACGAACCAACTGTTATTTTTATATCATCATTAACAACTTTTTCATCAAAGTTATCCAATATAGTTGTATAAAAATTAGTTTTAAGATTTTTTGTAACAGTTTCAGAATATTCTGTTGGGATTATCTCTCTTTCAATACTAAATGAATCATCAAGGATAACACCACCTTCTGGGTTTTCAGATTGTGATCCAACTTTAAAAGATCCCACTATTATTTTATTTCCAACGGTATTACTAATACCTTTTTCATTTATAACATTATCTGTAAAATTATTAGTTGAGTATAAATCTATATCATCATGTATATGTTCAAATAAACCTCTATTTATAGCATTTGTAAGAAATAATGGCATTTTATCTGGAGTATATTTGATAGGATCATCAGGTAATGTGTAAATAGTGTTATCATCAATTTTACCAATTACAAGAGATGAATAATATTTATCAGCTACTCTAAATTTATTTACAATGGCTTCACCTATAATAGGCGTATCAAAACTGTTTAATCTATTCCATACACAATCATATACTATAAGGTTGTTTTCGGAATTATCAAATTCATCTTTTAATCTAAATTTTAGAGAAATATCATAATCTAATTTTAATATGTATGTATTATTCCAGTTTTCTATTGCGCTACCATCTTTTTCATTATATGTTATAGAACCATTAAAATCTTTTATTAATTGTTTCCCATCATTAAATGTTATAACTATTCTTTCTTGGTTTTGTATATTTTTAGAGGTATAGATATCTTCTACTTTATCTTTATCAAACTCTTTTCTATAGTTTGTTGAAACAATTTCTAATGTTTTTACATTGAAGTTAATTAAATCATCTATATACTCTATAAATTCTAAAACAAGACTTATAACATAGTTATAACCAAAACCAACTGGATGTGCTATTGACTTAACACTACCTTCATATAATATAGGATCTAGTAGGCCTTCTATTCTTATGAAAAACGGCTCATTAGGGTTATCTTCTGTACCCCATTTTAAATTAAAACCACTTGAACCATTTACATCTAAACCAGGTTGAAGTCCTGATGTAAATATAATATTATAAGCATATTCTATTGCTACATCAAGACCTTTTTTTTCTTTAAAACTTGTAAAATTAACAAAATAATCTTTTAATAATTTTTTATAAAATTCTTTTATATCAAATGGTTGGTAATTATCAGTTGTACCTATTTTTTCTTTCATTCTCTGAATTACAACTGGATTTGTCAATGCTTTTTGCATACCATAATATAATGATTCTGCATATATTTTAACAATGTTTTCTGTTATACTATCATTAGGTCTTTTAAATATGTTATATATATCTAATGAATATGGATTTAACTCATCTAAAACTTCATATAGAGCTTCCACACTATCTTTATGCAGTTTATTTTCATTGTAAATGTTGGGTAAATCAACACGATTTATCATATAACATCACTTTCACTTACAAATTTTACTGAAGATAATCTAGCTATTGTATTTTTATAAAATGATAGGTTATCATCAGAATATTTTACCCTTATATATTTTGGAGTTATATTATCAAGACTGCTTAAAACTATACTATCTGTTATTTCTATAACTATAAACCTTCTTCTATTATCATATATTATTTTATAAGTTCCTATTATTGTTCCATTTGCAAATATATTAAAACTTATATTAGTATTCTTTATAATTAATCCATCTGAAGTGACAACATTTTTACCATTGAAAACTGCTGATTGACCATTTCCTACATCAAAAGTACCTATTATAGCATTAGAACTTCCTATGACTGTAAATCCTTTTATAGGATTTTTAAAATCCACTTCTAATTTTCCACCAAAGTCATCCGAACTTATTTGTGGCAGTAAGTTAACATGTAATTCATTTTGATCATCCTGTGTTTTAGTTATTATTTGCTCAAAAGGTATAGCCAGATAAATATATAAAATATCTTTGTTTGGTTCTTTATTTCTTAAATACAAAGGTATATTCATACTAACATCTACTTGTATACCTGATAAATCATATAATTCTGTTCCTAACCTTTTTATAACACTTGAATGAAAATAAGAAGATTCAAAACTTTCTATATCTGATTTAAAATAATCTTTTAAAATATTAAATAGTTTATCCTGTGTTTCATTTTTCGAAACTACAATATTTTGTTTGATTATCCTTATTTCATAATCAAAATCCATATATATAGGATATCTATTGTGTAATTCCATAGTCATTATTTTATAAGAATCTAACTCATCAAATATACCTTTATTTACTAAATATCCATTTTTATCTAATGTATTAGATCTTAACTCACTTTGTTTTAAGTAATATGAATCATTTTTGTTTACTAATGAATATGTTTGTGTTGTTTCATCTAATGAAAAATCTTGATTACGGTATTCAGGGATAAATGAAAACCAAATGTGTCCTAGTTGTACAACTTGCTCTTCATCCCCACCCCACACTTGGGTTTGATATATATTTGTATATCTATTACAGATTGCAATATAATCTCTTACTGTAACTGCCCTGTTTGCTGAATTATGAAATATAGGAGCATTTTCTTTTATTGAACTATTGGTTTCTTCATCAGTGCCAACTATTTTTGTTTCAAATTTATCAATTTCCATGAGATTAAAAGGATATGTATTTTGTGAAAATGCAAAATTGTCCCCACATTTACCACTACTTCCTTTAGATTCTAAATATGTAACTTTTACGGTACTTCCTGGTAATAAATTTGTACCTATACCTGATATTGAAAAATAGATATCAACACCACTATAATCTATGTTATTTAAAACAAAATATTTTTTATTTGTATCACTATCTGCATCTATCATAAATTGATCTGACTTTTCCCAATACTCATCAACTTTACTATCTCCAGTTTCGATATCAATATAAGTTACAAAAACCTCAAGCCCATTTTCTTCTATGTTGTCCTGATATAATGATATTTTATTTGAAGATTTTATACTTCTATTTTGTTCAATAGCTTTAATAGTAAAAACTTGTGTGTCTTTATTTTTGTCCCATTTATGTAAAATTCCTTCCTTTACATCTATTTTTATAGTAGATGCTTTTCCAGTGGTTATATCTTTGTTAGATAACTCAACTTCAATATCACTACCCATATAATAGTAGGTATTTGAACCACTGTTAAACATTGTATATTTGGGTATTGAATAAATTCTTTTATCTTCGTTATCATTATCTTTTGTATCATCTTTCAAAGGTTTTATTTCCAAAGAATAAACATAAGATACTTTTCTTGATGCTTCATATCCTAATTGTCTAGCACCCATAAGTATATTTTTCCTATATTGAGCAGTTGATAATAGCATTTCACCTGCTTGAAAAGAGGTATTTACATTTATACTATAAGCTAAATAAGATAATATATCTGCTAATAGGTTTGCATTTGAACTTTTTACATCAGCATTATACCCTTTATTTTTAAGTAATTTTATTACTTCATCTTTTATATCATCATAATTATATGGAATTAAAATATTATCCGCCATTATCCAACCTTTATACTAGCTGTATCTGATATAGTTGTATCTCTAACTCTATATTTTATTTCAATATATACACTATTATCAGCGTCTCCTTTTGAAATATTTATATTATCAACTATAATACGATAATCAAATTTTTGAATTGATGTTTTTAAAGATGTCTTATAAGCATCTAATGCAACTGAGCTATATTGATCAAATAATAGCTGAGCATTATTTGAAAATTCTGGAAATCCAGCTATATCCCCAATAGTAGTGCTTACAATATTTTTTAATGACACATAAAAAGTATCAACATTTATTATATCTTTTTCAATGTTTTTTGGATTTATATCTTTGTATTGTATCACTATAAATAACCTTTTAAGGTTATTTATAGTATTATTTTACAACTTTGGATGGGATCAGGATTATAAGTGCATCATTATTTTTTGGGATTAATTTAAGCAAATATGTATCTTGCCTTGATGAATGTTTATGTACCGATACAATATAATCTGTTGTTGGTATTCTTTTTAAGTTTTTAATACTTATGAAAATATTTGCCTTTGAATTTATTACATTTGGTGTTACATTTAATGAAAATTCATTACCATTTATACCTTGTTCAGAAGTAGAAACAGTAATAATATCGTCAATATTTAATACCATGTCATCAAATCCTAATAATGTAGCAGCTTTCTTAATTTTATCCGAAACTGCCATATCTAATTCAAAAGAAGATACTAACTCAGCATTATTAACATTTTCAAGTATTGTTGGTTTTACACCACAAGCATTAGATAATGCTTCAACATTTGTAGTAAGATATTTACAACTCATCCCATCTTTTGAAATATGAATAATATTTTTATCATCCATTGTTATGTTTGCATCTTCACCAATTATTTTTAATAAATCCATAAATTCTTTAATTTTTAGAATACCAAAATCTTTAGGAAATGGTTTATTTTCAAGTTTTTCCAAGTCAATAAAAGCAATGATACTACCAGCACTGTCTTTTATACCTGTTAATTTTGATGAAAATATAATTGATTCATTAATTAGCTGTAATGAATTTACTAGCGCAATAGTTTTACTATTAAGTAACATTATATATTCCTTTCTTATAAAATAAAGTGGTATAATACCACTTTAAAATTAATTTAAATAACTTCTTTGATTAAGATGCATTACATTGCAGCTTAATGAAGCACCACTAATATAATATCCTGATATATTTTGAACTACTAACTGTAATCCTAACTCAGAACAGATTTCATCCATAAACTCAATTTTATCTTTTTCCATTTCATATAGATCTTTATCAGATTTTTTATTCAACTCTGAAATATCAGATGGCGTAATAACTATACCACCAGGTAATAATACACTATTTGTAGTTCCTGCTAATGCAAAATCATATTGATCTGGGTCATCATGACTATCAACACCTAATGGAATTACCTCAACATGTTTTTCAAGTTCTTTAATAATATCTTTATCAAGATTATATGTATTAACCAAGCATGCCTCTGTATCTGGTCCTAATGGGAATACATTACAATCTAGATGATATAAATATTCATCAATACTAGGGAATTTTATAATTTCACAGTTGAATGTTTTTGCAATCCAATCTAAAGCTGCACCGTTAGTTCTATTACCATCAGCACCTACATACACATTACCATATAGCCATTTTAAGTCTGCTTCACCTTCAAAATACATAGGTTCACCTTTTTCATTAACATCAGGCATAATAATAGGGTCAAATCCAAGTTTTTTAAAGTACTCATAACCTACTTTTGTTTCACCTTTGCGTGGTTCTGACTTAAAATTACTAACTAATACTCTACGATCTTCATTTGGATTTAAATGTGGGAAAATCATACCTAAATTAGCAACATAAGCCAAATCCTGTAAACCTTTTTCAGCTGGTATTGTGTAAATTGATGCTACCGAGCTAATTGTTTTTTGTAACTCAAAAAATTGTTTTTCAATTTTTTTAATATTTGGTGTAAATTTACCATCTTTTTTTAAATCTTCCATCCATTTGTTATTTGGCGTTGAATCAATTATACCATATGGTGCAGCCATTAAAACTGATGGGATACTACTGTTTCCTACAAAGTTCTGTAACATTTTTACTCCTTTAATAATTTTATTTTATATTTACAAAAATTAATATAATGTAATTATACTATATTATGCTTAGTCCCTCCTTAATCTGGTTGATCTATATCAAAAAATCTTGATTGTTTAAAGTTTATGCCAACATATTTTTGAGATAAATTACCACTATTTCTATTTTTAGTAAATGATATAATGGCCTGACCTAATTCATCTAATTCTGGTGATCTATGCAGCATTGCAATAGTATCAGCTGTTTGAGCTATACCTAATGATTCTGCTATGGTGCTAGTATCAGCATTTGAATTATTATAAGCATTTCTATTAAGTTGTGCTGCACTTAAAACACATTTTTTACTTTCTTTAGCATAAGCATGTAGTTCTTCTGCAATTTTTTTATAATAAGAATATAAACCTACACTAGGTTGTAAAGCATACGAAGCCATAAGTGCTAAATAATCTATTATTATACAATTTAAATTTATTTCTAAAGATGACTCTACTTTTTGAACTAATGATTTTAATTGTAAAACATCAAAACTACCAGCACCATATTCTTTTACAACACATCTTCCTAAGTTTGGTAATTTTTCATAACCTTCTGAAACATTATAGTTCCTTAGTTCACTAATATCAATATTAAAAATATTACTTTCTATTCTATCCCAAATTTTTATTGAAGGCATTTCTAATGTTATATAAAGGCAGTTATATCCTTTTAACATAGCATTTGCACAAAAATGAGATAAAAACATTGATTTACCACCATGTGTAACAGAACATATGAAATTAAGTGTGCTAGGCATATAACCACCTGCTAAAACTTCATCTAATATTTCAACACCTGTTGAAATACCAATTTTAGTTTCTCTTCTTAATATATCCCTTTCTTGTGCATCAATATCTTTCATACCTATGTCAGTATCCATTGTAAATGATATAGCTTGCCCTAACCTTTCATATATCTTGCCAATGTCCTTTTTTTCTTGTATAAGTTTTGCACCTTGTATAATACAAGATCTCATTTCAGCTTGTTTTATAAATTCTGCTGTTTCATTATTAAGAAACTCTGGAGATACATTTTGTTTGTCTAACATAATTTCTTTAAATCTGTTTATACAGTTTTCTTGTTGCTCATCTTTAAAGTTATCTTTTAACTTTAAAGCTACTTCTTTAGGTGTAGGTTTTTTATTATACTCTTTTACAAGTTTTTGTATTGTTTTGTAAATATCAGAATCTACGCCAATAAAATGTTCAGGTTTTAAAATTGAATATACTTTATCAAAATATATTTCATCATTAATAAGACTTTTTAAAATTAATCCACTAATCATTATAATCCTAACATTAATTTTACTATCTGTTGTTTATTATCAATATCATTTAATATAATACAATTTTCTGTTTTAATAATATCAATTTTTAAATGAGATATTCTATCATAAATTATCTTAAGATCATCTGAAAATATTGTCAATTTACCTAAATCATCATCTAATATATATGTTTTATATTGTGATGTCACCATTTTATACACAAAGGAATTATAATTACCTTTCATTATGTAAGTGTCATTTATTATTTTTTCTTTAATAATATTTTGCTGTAAAGAGTATTCCAATGATATAAAATTATTCTTAACAATATTATAAATGTTATTTTCTTCTGTATTATTTTTAAGCAAATCAACTAATGCTGGCAGTTTATTTTTCTTAAAATATAAATCTAAATAATATCCAAATAAAAAATCCCTTTGATTATTTTTATCCCATTCATAATATGATTTTAATGGGTTTTGTAAATATTTTGGTATGTTTTCAAAATTTATTTCAAGATTTACTATATTCTTTGGTAAATTGATAGAATCAGTATTAAATCCTATTATTTCAAATTTATTTGAATCATCTTTAATATATTCATTAAGCTGATTATAACCACATATTTTAACCTCTTGCATATTAAAATCATTTCTATATAAGCTTATTATAACTGGTACTACATTATAATTACATACTATCATAATATTTCCTTTATAATTTCTATGATAGTATATCATAGAAATTCTTAAGGTTTACTTATATAAATGATGTTCCAAATAGTAGCTCTTATTTCCATCTTTATTTAAAATATCTTTTCACCTTTAGTGTTATCTATATTATTTTGGCTCTATCATTAATATAATCCTATGTATTTAATTTATATTGAACGCATATATATAAGAACTATCGTTTGTTTCAGAGTCATTATTGCTTATTTCCAAATCATTATCTATACTGCCTTCTATTTTGTCTCCATTATCATTTACATAATACCATATAGCTTTTACATCAGAAACAGATGTTTGACCATAATATCCGTCTCCTACATACAATATTTTATTAGGAATCTTTTCAGATAATAAAGTTATTTTAAGTTGTTTAACACTAGCATCAGACCATAGCGAACATTGATCAGCATTGCCAAGGTATTCTTTAAATATATTAGTAACGCAATGATATGAAGGGTCATTATATATCCCAGTAGTATCCACATCAACTTTTATATCTTGACTGCTAGGAGTTAAAGAACTGACTTCAGAATATCCAGAAAGGTTACCCAACCCATCTAGAGATAGCAATATTTGACCACTATTTAACCCTTTAACTATTTGTTTTGTAGAAGCATATCCGTTATCAAATCCTATTTTAACACCGCTCATACAACCACCATATTGGCCACTTCTTAATCTTACATTACAAGTAATTTCTATTTTTCTAAGGTTTGGTTTAATTTCATCTCCTGTTACTATATTTACCCATTTATTAGCACCAGAAGTATTGTCTATACACATATATACAGCTTTATTAGTTGTATCAGAGTATAGAGAACCTATTTTGTTAGGGTTTAATGAAAAATTAGGTTTGCCTGACCCTGTAAGTAATTCTGCATTTTTATTAATTCTATTATTTATGTAATTTATAGAATCAAGAACAGATATTAAAAACATACCATCTTTATAATCTATATTAATATTCACAGGACTATTATTTCCAGAGCTGCCTTTAATATTGAAGGTTTTTACAATAGTATTTTCTATAAACAATTCAATTTTACAGTCTTTAGAATATAAAAAAGGATTTGTAGCACTAGTTCCAAATAATTGAAAAGATATATTATCAACTTGTTTGGAGCTATTTATATCAACTTGGTAATAAGGATTTTTTAACCCATCATTACTTAAGAATAAAGAGTATTTTTTATTATATTCTCTAAAAGGATTTGGTATATCATAAACTCCACTATAATCATAAGCTCCATTAGTTTTAACAGTTACTAAGGCGTTACTTCCACTAGAAAGATCTACACTAGATGAATTAAAATCAGAAGGTCTTGTAGATAATAAAGCATCATTATCATTATATACTGTATCATCTCCTATTAAATTTAAACCTATTTTATTATTTTCTCTATCAATAACTTCAACCCCATAAGGTTTAAGATATTCATCATCTCCTTTAAGTTTTATCTTGAAATTACTAACTACTACTGTATCACCAGATGAATAACTAGAGTTATTAGTTGTCGCAGATATTCTTATAGATATTTTTTTATTGTTTAAAGAACTAACATCAGTGTAAGGTATTAATGGAGTATTACTAATATTATATGCTACATTATCTGTAATATTTTTATCTAGGTATTCTTTATGTATTAGTTGTTTGCTGTCTGTAATTCTTTCATTTTCTATATTCATATACACTTTATTATTGAAATTAGTTATACCATTTATAGATTGATGTGCTTCAGATGTAAGAACTTTTAATGGTTTTAATGATTTTTCTACTAAATTATATACTGATCCGCTTTCAGTCCCATCTCTTCCTGTTACTTTCACACCTGTAGATACAAGAAAATCAATAACATCGTTTGAATTTTTTCTTAGGTGCATAACTAATGACCCTGCAAAAGTAGGAGCACCTATTTGTATAGTATCTGCTTTAACAGAACTTCCTAGTTTTAGTATTGTTATTTTAAATGGACAGTTCATATCTAGGTTTGAACCCATATAATAATCATAACATAAATCAGATACAGAACCCCAATATTCTAACATAGCTCCATACCCGTATTTAGCAGAATATTGCTAGCAGTTGAAAATGATATCTCTAATAATATTTCATTTTCTGCTACTTCATAAGATTCTAATGTTGATACGCTATCGGAATAAGTTACATTTGTTTTACTGTTATCAGAAGTGAGAACTGCAATAACTTTAGTTCCACTAGTTGTATCAAAAGCATTTGAAGATACTTTATAAGCTTTATATGTAATATCTCTTATAGTATCTTTTATATTAACATACCCACAATATCCTGTTCCATAGCTTGCACTACCACTAAATGAAACATCTATGTAATCTCCATTTTTTAGTGCTACAGGACTCTCATCAAACATAGATTGCAACATGTTATTTATTGTTTGATTAAGTTCTTTGAGCCTTACAAGTTGTAATTTCATACTTGCAGGCTTTAAAGAACATATATTATTTTCTAACACATGTATTGATTTAATTGCTTGAGATATATTACTATACAGAATATCTCCTGCAATTTTGCTGACAGGAGTATGAATATAAGTCATATCCGCAGATTCGTATGTATTTTCTACAGGATCTAGTGTATCTGTTTTTACTGTTAATTTTTCAGAACCATTTGTAGTCATAGATATACTTACAATATCTGGAGTATTAATACCAAGTTTATCTATTTTTATAGATACTTTTCTATTATTTGTTATATCATTTTGACTTCCAGAATAATAATCATATATTAAATCTCCGTCTTTTTTATTAGCGTTTCTGGCAAACATAGCTCCATAACCATACCCACTAGAATAAACAGATACAGTATCATAAGATAGTATAACTCTAACTTCTCCTTCTTTAAGCTCATATTGTTTAAGCTCATCAACTGTTTTAGTTATATCAAACTTAACATCTATATTTTTTGTATAATCAGTTCTAGAAAGTATAACAACCATTTTCCTTTGAAGGATTTTCTGTAAATGATGTTTTATCTGCCATTATAGCTTTATATTCATTACCTACTATATCTTTTAGGAATACATTTTTTAATTGTTGTGCAGAATATGATACTGGATTTGCATATCCAAAAGTTATTTCTGTAACAGAATTTTGTGTAAGTGCTGTATGATCAGGAAGTTTTATACCTCCAGGATTATCTAAAATGTATCCCAAATTAACTGCATGATTTCTTTCAGAAGGAACAGATTCTAGTAAAATATGATCTACATAAGTTTGATCACCTGTAAATGTATTTGATTTATTGGTTTTAGCTGTTGTTTTAAACTTATCATCTACACTATTTATAGCATTAACTAAATTATCTTTAGAAACTTCATTATTTAATGAATTTAAATCACCAATAACAGATTCAACTTTGTCATTTATTTGTTTTGTTGTCCAGCTCAAAATAGCCACATCATCAGAATCAACAGGTGTTAATGCTTTTAATTTTCCTGTGAATTTTTTAATACCATTTATTGTTATTTGGTCTGAAGTTATATCAACAAATTTACTAGCATCAAAAGATTTACCTAAATCATACCAAGTTTTACCATTCCATATATACATATATCCAGTATCTTCAGCATACCATACATCACCTATCTTTTTATCAACAATGGCTTCTATTTCTGTATATGTAGGTTTTGATCCTTTATATGAAAATACATTAGATAGTAAATCTTTAACTTCTTTTATGCTATTGTCAAACTGTTTCTTTCTAATAACATGATTATCTAGTGTTGCATCTACTTCTACCGAAGGTGCTTCTGTAAAAATATTAGCTTTTGTAAAAATATTAGCTGCATCTTTCTTTGCATAATTAGTTAAATCAATTTCAGGTGGTACTATTTCATCTATTTTATCATCTATCTCTTGTTTAGTATATGTTTCTTCTCTTGTAGTAAATTTATCCAAATTTAAATCTGTTATATCAGCTACAACATGTGTATGAACTTTATCTGCTTTCTTATCTAATAAACTATTTGTTTCTGGTTTTGTATAATAGTTAGATAAATCAGGATTATCTGGATCAATTGGAGGTTCAGGCTTAAATACAACATCATCGCCACCGAAAAAATCAGGATGCATTATAGCTATTTCAGCAGGATAATTGACTCCTGGTATTAATAAAATGGGATATAAGTCATCAGTACTAATCCATCTAGGTTCTTTTAATAAACATACAAAAAAGTCTTGTGTAGGCTCTCTTTTTGGTTCTATCATAACACAGTCCTATAATATCTAATTTATAGATATTTATAAGACTGCTAATATTACATCCAATCATCAAATAAAGAAGTACCCATGTTACTGTTAAATGAAGCTATACTATCACTGTGTTTTTTACAATTATATTTTAAGAAAAACTTAAGAAGATTATTAAGATCTATTGTTGGCTTTTCTAAATTATACTGTTCTATAATGCTTTCTTTAACATTATCAGGTATTTCTCTAAAATCAATTAATGTTTTATTTCTGACAAAATTATCATAAACAAGCTTGTTTTTTTCAAGATTTTCATTTAAGTTTTCTAAAAATCTCTTAGCCCCTATTTCACCAAAATAAGCTGGTTTAAAAGGTGATTTTTCAGACTGCTTAGAATATAAATCATATAATGTTTTTGATATTTCTAATTTATTGAAATTATTTACATCTGTTTCAAAAATACCATTATTTTCAAGAAACTTTATAAAGTCAGGTGTGAAAGTTGTGCCTTCCATTATTGATGGAATATTATCTGCTTTGTCACCAAGCAAAATATGCATAGTTAATGTTTTTGTTATTTCTGACTCTTCTATGTTTTTAAAGAACTCTTTTTTGATAGGTTTAAACAAAGTTATATGTTTATTTATTAACAATTGCATAAAATCTTTATCTTCAGAAACAACTAATACAGGTTTAGCAGTATGATTTGCTAATACAGCAATAATGTCATCACCTTCAGCACCTTTTACTCTTAAAACTTTATATGGTAGTGATTTTTTGATAACATCAATAATTTCATTAACAGCTGGAAACACTTCGTTTTCCCAATCAAAAACATCCGATAATTTTCTGTTTGTTTTATATTCAGGATAATATGACTTTCTCCATGAATTAGATCCCTCCAAAGCAAGTATAATTTCATTCCCATAATCTCTTGCATATTCTGTTTGGATTAATTTTAGATAATTAAATACTAAATGAACAAACATACCATGGTATTTTTCAAAACTAAGTTTCTGTTTGCTATACATATCTTTTCCAACAGCTACATATAAACTTTTAAAAGCTAAATGCATAAAATCAATTAAAACCATTTATTATAGCCCCTTTCTTATGTTTTTCTTTTCGTGTATATTTTGTTTTATTTTTAATAAATCTTGTCTGTAGATTTATTTCCCTTTTAAATGACTTTATAATGGATTCATCTCGTTTCATTTTATCCTCCCTCCTTTAAACATATTTAAAATTTCTTCTTGTTTTTCTTTAGGTAGAATGCTACAATACTGTTTGGCTACATTAAAAGATATATTATAGTATTTGCTAACAGCTTCTTCGTATTCATTTAGTTTATTCTCTTTTGGAGGTCTACCCATATAAGTTACTTTATTCATTATTGAGCGTGCAAACCAATACTGAACATTTATAGGTATATCGGTATGATTGTTAATAAAATTAGCAAACTCAACAGAATGAATATCATTACTCATCCATCTACATAACATAAACGAATTTAATAAATTCATTTCATTTTTATTAGGTATAAAGTCTTTTTTATACGCAGAAACCATAACTTCATATTGTGAATGTGTTATATCCATTTATTTTTCCTTAAATGCTACAATTGTTTTATAATTGTAGCATTTTAAACCTTAAAGATTATTTAACCAATCATCATCCTGACTGTTTTCTTGCTTAGGTTTTTGTTGTTGAACCACTTGTTGTTGAGATTGTGGTTTTGACTCTTGTGTTTCAAATGGTGGATTGTCATTTGTTTTTCCAACCACTGATGGAACACTTGAAGTTTTAGTACCAAAAGGATTTTTAAACCTTTCTAGTTTTTCTTTTAATTCTTCATAAGAAGGGAAATACTCAGGCTTTGTAAACTCACTTAAATCATAAGTTTTGTTAAGAATTATGTCTATAATATCTTCGTTTTTTTCTAACCCGCCTAACTTTGAAGGTGATGGTGCTAAACTTGTGTTGTCATAGTTAAAGAAACCTGATTGTGGATCTTTTTTAATAGTTAGCTCTATATTATAACCATTTATAGGGTTATATAGTTCTTTTTCTGTATGTCCTAGAGACCTTTGTGTTTCATCTGGATTAATCCAAGCTAGGAACTTTTCTTTTAATTTACTTCCAAATTCAAATAGAAACACTTTTCCTTCATTTTCAGGATTAGCTGGATCTTTTACAACTAAAATGTTAGTGTAGTATTTTACCTTTCTGCCATATAGTGATCTTGCAAGTTTTTCATCACCACTATTTAATACTTCAAAATACTCTTCTTGAATAGGACAAGGTAATCCAATTGTACTTGGACTATTTGCTATTAACCAGCGATCTTTGCCACCTACATTCTTTTTAGAGTTATAGTGATATACACAAACAAAAGGTACTTTATTGCGATCTGTTATTAACCTGATCATAGCAGCACCATTGCCCTCTTTGTTTTTGGACAACTTCCAAAATCTGTTATCAACATAACTTTTTTGACCAATATTTTGTGGCATTTTTTGCATTAAATCTGCACCTGAAAATCCTGTTAAAATGTCAAATTCATTCATAATAATTTCCTTTAAAATAGCTGAAAATAAGATTAATAATTAATCAACAATAGCCAAAAATCCCATATCTTTTAGATATATGAAATTATATAATATTTATCCTTAAAATCAACTTAATTTAACCCAAACACCTTGACCGCAGTCCCATACTTTATGATACCCATTTAATTCCATATTTTCTGACTCAGTCAAGTTTGGATCAAATTTCTCTAGTTTATCTTTGAGTTTATGCTTCATAAATTGTTGTCTTGAATGTGTCTTATTATTTTTAAAATAATAGTAACCAGGACTAGAATAGTGACTAAATGTAAATCCAAGCTTCAAATATATACTTCCATCAG